ATTTATAATAAATAAAAATAAGGAATTTTATAAGGTTTTAAAATTAAGTTGGAAGATTTGTGATTTTGTTATACAGAGTGACTGAATCAATGGAAGAAAGAGGTCATTTTGTTTAGATTACAAACCCAATTTGATTTTAAATAAAAAGAAAATCCGAGTGAAATAAAGGTTTTCTCCTTAGAAATAAGGTTCTTTTTAGACTCAAGTCTTCTAAATTTATATAAAGTTTATATTTGTTTAGATAACTGAGTTATTTTATATGCCGAAGAAATTACAAGAATGAATGAGCTTTCTGGAGAAATCAATCAGGTTAATGAACAGCTTGAAGCATTTAAAGCCTCCGAGGAAAAGTGAGAGCTTTTTTGTAAAACAATGAAGGCGGTTTTTTCAAACCGCCTTTTTTAATTTTTCGAGGAAGAATTCTTTTGAAGGAATGTTAGAACCATGAAAACAAATATCAGCTCTGTTGGCTATTCCGTCCAGTTGGGACGTGGTGCTAAGTTCCAATCAACTACAACAGGTTTAATTAAAGTAGTTAATGGCTCGGACGACTTACGTCTTGCTGACTTGCATGCTGCAAATATCAATTCAACCGTTTTGTTAACCGGTGTTTCAGCTCAATTTTCAAATTCCGTGGAAGCTTCCAATATAACCGTTCAGGAAGCTTTGACTGCCACAAATGGTGAAATTACAAACATTACTGGAACAAATGTAACTTTATCAGGAACAATTTCTGGAAACCTTGGACAATTTGCTTCTTTAACAGCAACCTCATTATCAGGAACAAACGGAAGCTTTGAAGAAAGTTTAACAGCCAATGAAGTAAGAGCTTTAACTCAAATTCATGGTCCTCAAATTTATGCCGAAAAAACATTAAGTGCACCGGTTGCAATTTTTGATTCTTTGCAAATTCCTTCGTTTGGTTTCGGTCTTGAAAATATTTCCACTAAACCTTTATCCGGTTATATTAGTTTAGGTTTAGGTTATACTCAGGAACTTTTTAGTGAAGATTTGGAAATTGACGTTAGCTCAATTGAAAGTTATCAAATTGCAAAGTTTTCAATCAATGATGAACTAACCATTGAATATGTTGATTTTGATCCGGAGGAAGGTTATATAAATCCGATATTTTCTTGGGATGCCTTGGTTTTAAACCTTACACCTCAATTACCGGAAGGCGCAACCGTTTCTTATAATGCAGAAACAAATCTTTTGACTTTCACCGGTTTAACATCCTTAGAAACATATATTGTAAAATCTTCAACAATCAAAGCTCAAAATGAAACCGGAATTTTAAATGGTGACTTTGGTCTTGAAGAAAGTCGTTATGTAAGCAATTGTATCCTTGGTTTCAAAACAGTAGCATCTTTCCAAAATAATATTATTTCCATTGGTCAGGATCCTTATTGTTTGAAATTGAGCAATGGTCGTGATTTTGATAGTTCGAATCATTTATCCACTATGAAATCAACCATTCGTTATGTAAGTGATTTGCAGCTTGATGTTTCCGATGTTTTAAGTGAAGATGGAACTTATTATATTATATATGATGATTCCAATCCTTCCCTTCAAGCTGTAAATGTGGATTTTGTTGCTATTGATGATGTTGAACCACCTGCTGATGGTTTGATGCTTTTCTATCGCAATCCAAGTTTGAATTCAACCTTTAAATATTCATCTAATGCTTGGGTTCCAGCTCAATGGATTAAAATTGGTAAATTGATTGTTGAATCCGGATCAGCAAACTTTTATCCTGATTATCCGGTTGACCTTCTGAAGCAGAGTGATTATATCAATGCTGATAGCTCATCAAGCTCAAGCAAGGTTATGCTTTATAACAAATTCATTAGTGCTCAGGATAATGTTTCCGGATTTTCAAGTATTACCTTAACTGAAGGACCTTGCATTTCAGCAGAAAACCTGTTTGTTGCAGTTGGTAATACCATAATGGATACCAATCAATATACCCTCAATGAAGATGGCACTGTTGTAACTTTTGTTGATACCATACCAGCAGGCGTTTCCGTAAACCTTAGATGGTTTTCAAATTCCGTTTTGGTTGCAAGCAGTATAATTGCTTCAGATGCAGTTTGGAATCAAGGAACTTCAACGGTTCGTTGTCCAACCGTTAAGCAGGTTAAGGATTATATCCAACAAGTTTTAGCAAATTTGAACAACTAAGAGGAGTTGTTGAATGTTTTATTTTAGAATAAAAACCAATGCAGAAAATGCTACAATTTCCATAAATGGAACTTCCGGCATTACAGATTTAAAAATGGAAGAACCGGGACTTGTTGATACCGTTGTTTCAAATATATATGGAACAAAAACAAATTCAATTTATGTTTCAGATAATACCATTTTATTTGTTGACTTTTCAGATTTGCAAGGAACTTCCGGTGAAGGTGGAAAAACCCCAATTCCTCAACCTACTGATCTTACAAAAGATTTATTCCTATCCAATGATGGTCAAAATCTGGTTTGGCGCGAAGCTCAAGATTTGTATACAAATGATCAACCAACAACTGAAAAGGTTGGTGATATTGAACCAGGAACCACTTTCGATCACGAAACAATGGATTCAATGTGGACGAAGCTCCTTTATGCTTATGTTCCACCGGTAGTTGAATTTGAAACAAATCCTGAACCAACACTTTTATATTATGGTCAGGAAATTGATGGTGTTAGCTTGATTGCTAAAATTACACCACGTTCAAATAAAATTCAATCATTGGAATTTCTTTTGAATGGTAATGTGATTGATCATATCGATAATCCACATTCCAGCTCAATTGGATATAATTATCAAAATCCAATTACAAACACTTCAGTTTTTGTTCTTGCGGTTAATGATGGTAAGGAAGTTGTAACAAAGGAAAAATCCTTCAACTATACGGCACCTGTTATGTATGGTTCCGTTCAAAATTCAGATCCTTCCAGCGAGGAAATTCTTTCCTTAACCAAGGAAGCTTATATTGTTGGAACATTGGATTTGGAAGTTGAAGCAGATGAATCTTACCCTTGCGTTGCAGTTCCTGATAATTTCCAGAATTTGAAAGATATCAAGGATGAAAACGGTTTCGTTATTACAAACAGCTTCAATGTCAAGCAAATGGAAATTGAGGTTGGTGGTGTAATTTGCTCCTATAATGTTTATACCTTCAAGACGATTACAACGGTTACCAATTACAATTTCATTTTTGAATATTAAAAAGGAACAAAAAGATGGCTATTATTCTTGTAGATGGTTTCAATTTAAGACAGCAGGGACCTCTTGATCAAAGAACAGTTTTTCCAACCAAGGAAAATGCTCTTGCTTCCCTATATAAGGTTCAACGTTATGTTGGCTTGGAAGTTTATATCACCGAAGAGCAGCGTAAGTATATTTTCCAAGGTGGAATTGAAAATGAAAATCTGGTTCCTGTTACAGCTCGTCCAGATACAAAATTTTATGTTTTAACCTTTGAAGCAAGCGATTTTGATGAGCATAATAAACTTTTCATTTCCAAAGATGCTTATGATCTTGGTGATGATTTAAGAATTGATTATGTTCGTTTGAAACTGGAAGATAACACATATAGCGATGTTTTATGCGATTATTCTTTTGATCCGGAATCCGGTGTAATCATTGAAGCTGATGTTCCTTTTGATGGAAAAATTCGCCTGTCAGGCTTTTAATTTTTCTTAAGAATTTGAAGGAGTTTTAAGATGGAAGACTTTGATAGCAATACCACTTTAAAAGTTTTTGAATGTGTTACAAAATTCATTGCAGTTGGGACAACAGCAAAACGTTACCACTGGCAATGTTTTGGTAAGACTTTTGAAGGTGATCATGAATTGTTTGATCGCATTTATGATACTTTCTTTAAGCCTGAATATTTGGATAAGGTTGCTGAATGCTTGGCAATGCGTAATGAAACAAGTGAGTTGAACATTGTCAATGATTTAGTCGAAATGATTGCCAACAAGGAAGGTCATAAATATATGCATGACGACCTTTTGGATAATGTTGTTGATTCAATGTTTAAGGTTTTACGTGATTTAATTACCGGCTTTGTAATTCTTACAAACCAAGAATTAGGTGAAAATATTCCAACTTCAATGAAACCAATGTTTGATGAAATGTTTGAATCTGCTGATCAGATTCGTGGCTTAATTGATGCTCGCCTAAAATTTTCCAAGGTTTTGTCTCGTTTGGAAAAATCAATTAAGGAATAACCTGAAAGGGGATAAAAATGTCAACCGATATTACCGAAGTCAAAAATGAAGGCACAAAAATTATCCTTTTGCAAGGTGGTCAATATACCGTTGCAAAGACGGTAATTTATGACGCGGAAATTTCGGATTTACTTTTTACCCAGCTTGCTGATACTCCAAATACCTATGAGGAAGCAGCCGGCAAAACAGTTACCGTCAATAAAGATGGTAATGGTTTGGAATTTTCCAAAACATATTCAACATTTTTATCCTTAAATGATACTCCGGTAAAATATGATGGTCATTCCGGTTCAATTGTTGCGGTTAAACAAGATGGAACCGGTTTGACCTTTTTGAATTATTCCTTGAAAGACCTCAATATTGAATATTTTACCCAGCTTGCTGATGTTCCAAACAATTATTCAGGTAATGCAAATAGTTTGTTGGTTGTTAACCAAGATGAAAGTGGAATTGAATTTTCATCATTGGATACTGTTTTACCGAACCAAAATGTAACACCTGGAACCTATGATTATCCGCATATTGTTGTAGATATCAAAGGCCGTATTGTTGCTATTGAAGAAGGTGAACCTTTCAGTTTTCCTGATTTTGAAAATGGTGCCGTTTTAGTTGGTGATGGAAGTGATACTCCGGTAACTTTACCAAAAGGTGAAGCTGGTCAGGTTTTGACAACAATTTCCGGTTCAGCAAGTGCAGGTTGGCAATATGTAACCTCATTATATAATCCTGATGGTTCGTTGGCCGTTTACGTCAATAAGGAAGAAGGTGCAACGCAAAATCCTTTAAAGGTTATTCGTTCAGCTGATGCCTTAACTTTGAGTCCTGCTTCCTCAACACTTTTTGCTTTTGAATCAAATGGTTCAGGGTCATTCCAAACAAGGACGAATTTTTCAATCGGTGCCAATGGAAACCCTGGAAATTTTCTTACGACAATTGATTTGAATCAAAATGGCGAAATAATTATAACAGGTAAATCCAAAGTTGAAATTGTGTCAAATAGTGATGAGATTAACCTATTATCGTCTAAGGGTATTTATTCAAACGCACCATTATTTTTCACGTCAAATGCTTTGATTACCTCAGACGGAACATTAACTTTTAATCCAACCTCCGGTAAATTGACGGTAAGTCAATTCATTGATCCAGCAACTTATGCTGGAAGAATCATCGATGATAATGATTTAACCACTAAAAAGTATGTTGATAGTGCTATCCAACAGGCTCAATCAAAAGACACTGCCTTTACGAAATCTGAGAGTAAAGTACTTTTAACACAAGAACAATTTACCAATTTTAAAATTGGAAAATCTTATGTTGATTCCGTTACTTTTTGGTGCACGGAAGGTAATAATTGTAATGAGGAATGTACACTTCAGGTTTCCGATTCATTAGGAAATTTATTCATTGATGGTTCAACGGTTCCATTTATTACAACTGAACCGGTTAAACTTTTCATTGGAAAAGATATGTCGGATATGGACGAAAATTATACAATCCAATTGAAGCTTTTGAATTATACCTTTGGTGAAGTGATAGCATTCATTAGCTATTACACAATCAAGGACGCCAATTAAGCGTAATTTAATTTTCTTACAAGAAAACTGTAGGGAAATTGAAATGTCGACATTCAAACTATCTACTATCCAGCCGGATTATGAACAAATCAACAATCAATTGACAGCCTATCTTTCCAACAAGGAAAGTTGGGCTTCAACCGGCAACAGCAAAACAGGAACCCTTTTAATTGAAGCAATTTCCGCAGTTGGTGCTTTGGATCAGTATTCGATTTGGGCTGCTGTTAATGAAACCACCTTGGAAAATGCCGTTTTGGAAGATAGTATTTACACCAACAATATTTTCCTTGGAAACCATATCAACCGAGCAACACCTGCTCATTGTCAGGTTTCAATTCAAAATACAAATTACAATCAACCTTATTTGGAAATTCCAAAATTTACGCAATTTTCTGTTGAAGGTGTTGATTATTTCAACCGAGAACCAATTGTTTTTGATAACCAAAATATGCAGCAAACGGTTACCCTTCATCAGGGAACAATCAAGAATATTTCCTTTACCAGTGATGGTTCCGACTTGCAGGAATACTTAATTGAAAGTGATAATCCTTTTGAAATTTCCGACGAGGATATTTTGTGTTATGTTGGTAATACCGAATATATCAAAACAACCGAAGCAATTTTTACATATGAATCATATTCAACAATCTTTTATGAAAATAGCACCGCTCAAGGTAATGTGAAAGTTTTGTTTGGTGATGGTGTTTATGGTTCTGTTCCTTCGTCCGGCGAATCCGTTTTGTTTATTTATGCGGTAACCACCGGATCAGCTGGAAACAATGCTTCAGTTAACCAGCAAGTCTCCTGTTCAGAATTTACGGACGTAATTGGCGAAACCATAACAAATCCGAATGGTGGAGATGACGCTCGAGATATTTCCTATTATCAAAAGCTTGGTTCACAAAGTGCAGCTGCTAATAATCGTGGAATTTCCCGTGAAGATATGCACGCACTTCTTTGTAGATATCCTGGTATTATTGATGGTCACGTTTATTGTCAAGCTGAAATTGCACCATTGGATAAGGATTGGATGAATGTTTTTGGTTTGTTGATTCTTACCAAAGAAGATTTTACAACACAAAATTGGAAAGACCTTGTTGCCTATATGCAAAATCATTCAGTTCCTGGTTTCCAGTATGTCCGTTATGATGCTGAACCTGTCGATATTGATATAAATGTTACCTTTTATTTGAAGAAAGGTGCTTCATTAACCTCTTGTAAGGAGCAGGTTGAGGCTGCAATTCGTAATTATTTGAAGCTACAAACCGGTTGCTTAGGTCGTTCCTTTTATAAATCCGACTTGGAAGATATTGCATTTTCGGTTTTACCAACGACCATTGATTATATAGAAAGAATTGCACCAACTGTTGATTATGTTATCAACAAAAACCAGTATATCAACTTGAAATCTTTGAATGTAAGTTGTAAATATAGTGAACGGGATTCTCAATACTGGCGTAATCCCATTCAAACCGAAGAAGGTTGATTAAATGGCGGAAGATTATAGCAAACAACCATATTATCAGGATTTGACGAAGGTTCTTGTCAACCGTCTTCGTCAATCCACCACTTGGAATGATTTGTTTGCTTGCGCTTCTCAAGTTTTTGCAGAAAATATTTATGCTGGAATTTATGCCTTACGGCAAATTCGTGATCCTGAGGTTCAGTCAAGAGATATCAATATTCAGCAATCGGTATTTTTAGGATTCAACTATAAATCCGATTTGTTTACCGACCGTGAATATCAAACCTTGGTCCAGTTTTTGAATATGTTCAATCGGAAATACAAAGGAACGAAAAACTTTATTTCCTTCATTGGTTGGATTAAAGGTGCTCATTTCAAAATGTATAACCTTTGGGCTAACGGAAAAGGTAAAGAATATGGTGAATTTGAACGTTCAACCAACTTAATTGTGAAAAACAATTCAAAAATTGATGGAACCGGAACAAAAGAATGGTATCCTACAAGCCATGTTGAGTTGGAATATGATGCAGAAATGTTCAACATTGATGTTCAAGATGTTTATGAACTTTTCTATGCTACTGCTCCTGCTCACTTGGTTCTAACCTCTGTGGTTGGTTTGATAACCTCAAATACAATGGATTTGTATTTAAAACTTGCTCCTAATGATTATACAAATGGTCATCACGTTTTACCTTGTATTTATCAATATGTTGCACCGGTGGTTTTAACTTGTCGTCGTGGTCGTATGGTTGGACGTAGCGCTGGAACTTACAATGATTTTGGTTACAAAAATGGTAACATTATGACTACGGAAAACTTACCAAGGTTTGTAACAGATGGAAATTCAAAATCCTTAATTAGCAATTTTTCGTTTGTTAGAGATTCCGATGCTGTAACTACCTATTATAACAGTGATCATTTTTCAATTGTAAATAATAATATTCCGAGGTTTGATTTTGAAAAAGGAACAACAAATCCGATTGGTTTGTTTATTGAACGAAAAAGTTCAAACCTATTTTTGGACTCAACAAACCCTCAAAGAAGAACACTTACCCTAATGCCGGGTGTTTACACCTTTTCAGGGGTTGGAAAATATCATATTTATAATCCTGCAACCGGATCAGATTATGTTGAGGTTGAAAATAAACCTTATACATTTATACTTGGTCGTATTGAACGGGTTATGTTCCTTCCGGTTAAAATCCCTAATTTTCAACCTTGGTTTCAGTTGGAAGCATCTAGTAAGGCAACCTCCTTTATTCCAACCAGTAAAATGACAACTGCAACAAGGGATGCGGAAGTTCTTCAATTGGTGAATTTCCCTAATCCTTTCAATGAATGTACAATTGTTATGAATTTTCAAAACGATATTGAACAAAATTGTTGCTTACTAAATGCTCAGGTTAATCAATTTACATATTTAAAGGTAACAAGACAAGGTAGCAATATCAATCTGGTGACTTGGAAAGACGGTAGACAAATCAATACCCTCACAGCTCCTTATGAAAATCAATTCGTTCTTGGTATAAAGAAGGATCAAATCAACCTGAATTGGACTTATCAAAACTTTATTTTAGAGGAATGTCCAATTCCAAAAACCTTTTGCATTGGATCAAATTATGGAAATGATTGTATAAATGGGCATATTCTTTCATTTTCATATTTTCCGGTTTACATCAACGAGGCTTAAACAATGAAAACAGTAATTACGACGGAAGGCTTTAAGAAAATCATTTTGGCGGGAACCATTGGACCTCAAATTCAGGTTACCAAGGTAAAGATTGGTTCAAAAATCATTATGCCTGATTCTACAATGACGGACGTTGCAGACCTTGTTTGGGAAGGTGATTCTACCTACATTCAATATCAGGTTTTAAGCGATGATAGTTTTTGTTATGAAATTACCCTTGATGAAAGCGTTGGGGATTTTGCAGTAGGAAACATTGGACTCTTTTTGGAAGATGGCACAATGTTTTCCGTAACCGCTTTTATTGCTCAGGAACAAAAATACAAAACCGGTTCACCAACAGGAATGGCTGGTAATCGTAAAGTTTATCAAATTCCAATGCAATTCAGTGGTGCTTCAACCAATCTAAATACTACTTACTTAGTTGCAGATGAAGCAAGTCTACCGGTTGTTCCTTCAGAAAATGTTTTACCTCCAACAAATTCAAGCAATTATTCCTGTTATGTTGTTTTAAATAATACAGCAAGAAATTTACCTTGTCTTGCCTTACGGACCATTGAAGGTTGGTCGTATGTTTATGGAGTTGATACTGAACCAAAATCGGTTTTTTATGATAAGGATTTTGATTTTGAAGATATTGTTGATGGTAAGATTTCAATTCCTGCAAATGTTCACAATCTTGGAGTTAAACCTTTTTTAACCTACGTCCAGAGATTAAATGGAAGTACTTTCACAGATGTTACCAACAAGGTTACCTTCAAAACAGATCTTGATGGAAATGTAACCATTGTATTTCCTGAGCTCTTTACGGGTCGGTTATTGATTGAGGCCATTAAGTATTTTGATCAAGGTGGAATGGTTATTTCCCCTGAATGGAATAATATGTCCTTTGTTCTTCAGGAGAATGTAAGCGAATTTACATTTGTTTTGCCTTCGGAATGTCGTTCAGTCAATAACTTGTTTGTTTATATCGGTGGAAAGTTGCTTGTTCCGGTTAAAAACATTACTTTGGATAGTGATAGGGTTACGGTTACAATTACAAGCACTGAGGTTATTGAAGCCGGAACCGTTGTTGAAGTTCGTTGGGCTTAATCGAAAAGGAGATTTGAAGAATGAAATCAAATATTACGGATGCTGGAATTTCAGCCCTTTTGGATGCTGGAATTAATGGCCCAAAAATTGAGGTTACTCAAGTTCGAATTGGTTCGGATCTTATAGCACCAAGTGCCTCTGCAACGGATGTTTCCGGATTTGTTTGGCAAGGGGATTCAACATATATTCAATATCAGATTTTGGATGAAAAAACTTTTGCTTTCAAAATTACCCTTGATGAAAGCATTGGTGATTTCCCGATTGGTAACATTGGTTTGTTCCTCAAAGATGGTACAATGTTTACGATTAGTGCCTTAACTACACAAAGAACCAAGTTGAAAAATAGTGGAACGCAGGTTGGTAACCGTGAAGTCTTTATGATTCCAATTGTTTTAACCGGTGTATCCGGATTGATTGATGTTACGGTAATTGTTCCTGATGAAGCAAGTATTCCTTTTGTTCAAACTGAAAATGATTTACCGGACCCAACCTTGGCAGCCTATTCCGTTTATGAGGTTGTTTATCATACAGTTTTAAAATCTTCAGTTTTGGCTTTGAGGTCAAATTCAGGTTGGCTTTTCGTTAAAGGTCAAACCGGTTCAGAGTCAGCAAGTTTTGATCCTGGTATGTTTGAAGACGGAGTTCATGTTGGCTCTTTGGTTTATTATGACCCTGTTGCAGCTCTTTTTAGGTTGGCTGATGGTACCGACAAAACAAAAGGTTACCTTGGAGTTGTTGGCTCATTATATAATATTGTTAGTAATGGTGCATTCTTATCAACCGATTGGTCTTTAACACCTGGCGCAAACTATTATGCAGATGGTGGAAGTAATGTTGGTGGCGTAACAACTACACCTAATGACTTTTATGTTGGTAAAGCTATAACAAATAACATTTTGTTGCTTGGAAATCTTGCAGAAACCACTTTGAATAAAATCCAAACCATTACAGATAATAATCCAAGTGCTGTTTTTTATCCAAGTGAAAAAGCAACCCATGATTATGTTATGGCGGTTCATGATGCTTTGAAGGGTTATATTGATACTCAAGATGCCGGATTGGATACCAAAATTGATAACGTCAATACAACCTTGGATACCAAAATTAACACTGTTAACTCTTCCTTGTTGGAAAACATCAATACCAGATTACTTACTGATGAAAGTCGTAATGTTACATTCCGTGGAACGGTAACATTTACAAATATAATAGAAGGAACCGCAAGAAAGGCTCTTTGGTCATAGGGAAAGTTTGTTGTGAAAAGTCTATATCTTACAATAACAAATGAATGTAATTTAAGATGTCCTCATTGCTACAAGGAAGACTTCAAAACTTCATTCCTTGAACCAAATAAAGTAAGAAGATTTCTTGATGATCATCCTGAAATTGATCACGTTATATTATATGGTGGGGAATTTCTTCTTGAACGTTATGCTAAGAAAGTTCTTAACCTTTTGTTTACCCTAAAAGGTCACGGTTTGAAGGTATCCGGAACAACAAATCTTTGTTTTACCTCACTTTCAGATCAACAAAAATCAATTCTTTCCAATCTTGATGCAATTTCAACTAGTTGGAATCCTGGTCGGTTCACAAAATTCCAGTTTGATAATTGGGTCAAAAATCTTGAATTTCTAAAACCTGAAAATTCAACTCTTTTGATAACCTTAACCAAAAGTCTGATTGTTTTGGATCCGGTTGTTATTCATCATTTACCGTTGGATAAATTTGATACCGTTAAGTTTGAACCTTTCATTGGTGAAGGTCCGGAACGTCCGGATAATAAAAAGGTTGATGAATGGCTTTGCAACTTTTTTGCTTCTGTTGAAAATCCTTATAAGTTTGAACCCTTTTCTTCAATTAAGAAAATGTTTGAAACAAATGATTCCCAAGGAACCTTCCGTAGACGGTGTTTTGATGAAAGCCTTTGTATGGAAGTGGATGGTAGCTTAAAAATTTGTCCAAATGATTCAGCATTTTTGACGGCTGAAAATTCAAAAGAGTTGCAAGCAAGATTTTTTGAATTTGATAAAAAGTGTTATAACTGCAAATACTTTTCGCTTTGCAAGGGAAATTGTATATTGTTAAAAAAGGATAAATCTGGATGTGCCGGATATCCAATGTTATTTAAAACAATCCAGAGGAGTTTGAAAAATGGTAATTAAAGTTGGTGATGAAGTTTCAAAAACTTCAATTGTAAATAGCTTTAACGAATCAATAAGGTCGCCAATCTATTCAAACTGGCCGGTAAATACAACATATTTACCTGGTAAATTATCTTTGATTTCCTATGCTTTCAATAATCCAAATACTACCAATTTAGATACTAATATACTTGGTTCGACAGCAACAGCAACAGCAAGTTTGGTTGCTCAAATGTATAAGAATTTCATTGATATTGTTTCTTATGCAAAAACCATTTACTATTCAACTGAGGTTGGTAATTGGACAAATGGTGGTGCTATTACATTTACCACAACCAGTTCGGCAACATATAAGGGTATAATGTCAAATACCGGAACAAAGTTTGGTTGGACAAATGGATACCCTGCAAATAATGTAGCAACCGAAGGTTTTGGTAGATCATCAAACCAACCTCCTTTTTCAAAAATCAATGTTGACGTTCAAGGATTTTTTACCTCAAATCGTGTTGTGGAAGGTCAAGAAATTTCAGTTGCAAATTTTTATGCAATGTTCAATACGGTTTTATCTAATTTCAATACTTTGGCAAATTCACAAAGTATTTCCGTAAAATATACGAGTTGTCATAGTAATTGTCACAGTAGTTGTCATAGCTCAAGGAGCAGAAGATAAATGTTTTTACCTTTGGACGATAATCAACTTTTAGAGTTTATTGATAATCAGGATAAGGTTTATGTAATTGACTTTTCAAAAAATACTCTTGATAATCAAACAGCTTTAACTTATCTTTCTAATTTGGAAATGAAATGTAATGTTGATTTTTCAGGGTTATCTTTGGAACAAAAATTTGACCTGATAAAAACCTACATGACGTTTGATTCAATGGTTTCAATTGAAAATCTTGAAAAGCTCGTCCTTCAAATCTTCAATCAGTATAAAGGAATTTCCCTTGAAGATTGTAATCTGAATATTTTATCAAAGGAAGAAATTGTAACTTTCATTGATAAAAATCAGAAATTGCTTCAGAAATATGATGAGGTTTTTAGCTCAATTTTCTTCTTTAACCTTTTATCCTATTATAATGAGGAGGAAAGGGAATTGATGAAAAAGGGTTGCGAAAAAATAATTCAAAATCCTCGTTACATTGGAATCAATTTTGTCAATCTTTTGAAATATCCGGAATTTTATGCTCAGTTTTTGTTGGATAAACCTAAATATACCTATTATTTTCAGGAATATTTTGAGGATTATATGTTCAAAGGCTATAATCTTTTCAAATTTCTTGAAACTGAAAACAACATAATTTTAAGGGTGTTTAGCGATATATTCAATTCAACAATCGTGAAAGAAGAGGTTTGATATGTTTCATTTATTCAACAGCGTTGTTTTACTTCACAATATCAAGGATTGCGGAATTCTTGCATACCATCTTTCAGATTGTAAGGTAATTGATTTTAGAAGTGAGAAAGTTGCTGCTGAATATAAAATTGATCCTGCTCTTCTTTTTCAACCGGAAGTTGGATCTGATAATTTGATTGGTGAGAATAAACCATATTCTGATATTTTGGATCTTTTTGATAAACTTTCTGATTATAACAATCCGATTGTTTTGTTGACGGAGCCTGAAACCTTTAATGAGATTTTTTCAACCTTTGTTTTGTTTACCTTTCCAAAAATATCAACTGATTTATTCAATATCCTTTATAAAACGGCAAAAGCTGATTTGATAGGCAAGTCTCTTTTCAGGAGAAAACATGAATCAATTTCCTTTAAGGATATTTTTGATTTTGGTTCTACCTCAAAAATTCTTACAGTTGAGCAAAACAATTCTTTACGTGAAAAGATTTTATCTGGTTTGAGCGTTCAATATTATATTGCTGATATTTTGTTGGGTGCTAAAAACAAGGAAATTTATACCGACAAATTGAAAAAGATTGTTTACAGTTATATAATTACAATACTTTATCAAGGCCTACAAAAGAAATATCTTTCACCAATTACAGCATTGGATTTAACCCTTGCTGATTTGGATAATCTTCCAAAAACCTTGAAAAAGGAATATTTGAAAGATTTTGGAACAATCAAGGATTTGAAATATTTGGATAATTCCGGTATTGAAGAGATTTCAAACGCATTAACCGCTTGTTATCCGGATTTGGATTATTCCGAACATCTTATGTTGGGTTTATTCAATAAAATTTTTAACGAAACCTTTATTTATGATTTTGTTGATTCCGTTGAAGAATCGTTAAATTCCGGTCGTAAATTATCTTTCTTGAATTACTGGGATAATAATGTTTTTTCAAGTTCAAATCTTCTCAAAATTATTTATCTGTTAAAGAATGATGAAAGGTTGAATTTGTTGGAGTTTTAGATTTGAAAAAACAATGGAATGAAGTTTCTATTATCCCTGATTTTTCTTGTAATGGTTTCTGTCATCATTGTAGTTTGAAAAATTTTCCTTGTTTTCCAAACAGAGAAAGATTTCTGAAAAATCTGCCAATTTTTTTAAAATCTTTTGATTCTTCAAATAGTATAGTTTATATTTTTGGAGGAGAACCACTTTTAGTAGATTTGAATTATCTTTTTACTATAAAAGAAATTCTTGATAAGAATTCATTCAAATTCACATTAAGTTCAAATTTACTAGTATCTCTTAATGATAAACATCTTGACTTTCTAAAATCTTGTTATTGTTATATCAATACCAGTTTTAATTACTCTAGATTTAAAACAGACAAACATTTTAAACTTTTTAAATTAAACTGCAAAAAATTGGAATTATCCGAAATTTCTTATGAAATAATGACAACCTTAGATTTTGATCTTATTAAGGTTTCACCTCAAGATTTTATTCAAAATTTGAAAGGTTTAAAACCTCAAGCTGTTATTTTTGAACGTTTAGTTGGATTTGATTTGGATAATTCTTTTGTTGATATTTGGTTGGAAAATTTCTATCAATATCTAATTGAACATCCTCAAGAACAATTTACTAGATTTGAACCTTTTTCAACTTTATATCGAACACAAAATCAAGATAAGTTGGAAAAGCATTGCTTTTATAAAAAAGCATTATTTCCAGATGGTGAAATTAAACCTTTTTGTCCTTATGGTCAATTTAAAAATGGATTTCCTTTTTGTTATGAAAATTCTGTTTGTAATTATTGCAATATTTCTGGTTTACCTGAAAACTTTAAGAAGAGAGTCTTACAATGGAATTAAATCTCAAACCAACAAATGTTTGCAATTTTAAATGTAGTTTTTGTAGTTCTTCAAGAATAGCAAAGAAACAAATTTCTGTTGATTTGGTTGAAGATTTCGTTAAAACGCATTTCGTTAATGAGGTTATTGTAACTGGTGGTGATCCTCTTATGATGTCACCTTCTTTTTACTATAAACTTTATGAAATGCTTTTGAAATATAATCCAAAGGCTCATATTTCATTTACCACAAACTTATGGGATTGGTATAAAAATCCGAATAAATGGAATGATTGTTTTAGGGATTGCAACATTGGAATTTGCACAAGCTTTCAATATGGTGATGGACGGTTAAAAGGTGATGGTTCTTTGTTTTCGGAAGAAGACTTTCTGAATATTTTCCATAAATTTGAAGATACTTTCAATGAAAAACTCACATACATCTCTGTGGTAACCAATGAAAATGAACACTTCGCTCTAAAGAATGTTGAGCTTGCTCAATCTCTTGAAACAAAATGTAAATTGAATGGCGCTGTTATGTCAGGACGCCAAGGATATTTATATAATAGAGAAAAATTATTCAGGATTTATCTGGAAATTTTCTTGAGAAAGTTGGATAAGTTTGAATCAAATTGTATAAATATCAGGAATTATTTTTTAGGAAAAAACACAATTTGTCCAATTTCTGAATCTTGTTTAACCTCAATAGCCTGTATGGGTCCGGATGGTAAAGTAAGCAATTGTCCATCTTTAAATGATGATGATATTAATGATGGATCAAAATTCAAATTTTTCAAACCTGAATGTCTTGCTTGTAAATTTTTTAAGATTTGTTGTGGATGTCATAAAGTGGCTCATGATTTACAGGTTGAAAATAATCAACTCTTAGATTGTACCTCTTTTAAAAACCTGTTAAATCAATTGAAAGAAATTTGTTTGGAAAAGTAAAATGCTTATAAGTGATAAAAAGGATCCTCTTCAACGATTGTTGGATAAGAAGCGTTATTTCAAAAAGGAAATCAATGTTGCCTTATTTGAATTTTGCTCAAACAATTGCTCCTTTTGTTTTCAGGGAAATGATGATAGAACAAATTTGAATCTTCATATTATCAACAAAAAAGCTGATTTAATTTGCAACTTGATTGATCAGGAATTAAACAAAGACTTGGCCTTGAAAATTTTCGGTGGTGAGCTTTTTGAAGATTCCATAACCGATAAAATTCTTGATAGTTATGAGCATTTTATTACAAAGGTTTCTGATAAATGTAAATCTTTGAATAAAACTTTGACGGTAACCTTGGTAACCAATCTTTTGAACCATACCGATAGAACCATTGAAAAATTTATCTTAAAAATCCGGAATAAAGGTGTTGATATAAACCTTGCTGCCAGTTTTGATTTTGATGGCAGATTTCATACTCAGCAAAAACTTGATTTATTTATAGGAAATCTTTTATATTTGAAACCTTATATTAAATCAATCAATATGGTAATAACCAAACAAAATATTGACATAATGCTTGGAACCGTAAAAAATGAAAAGGTTTCAACAAGGAAGGCTTTTGATATTATCTATGATAATTTTGATGCAATAGCCTGCGATTATTACAATCCAGATCTTCAATCATGTCATTTATCAATGCCTTCAGATAAGGATTTACTTGACTTTTTCTATTATTGTATAGATAAATATCCAAAGATTATGCCAGTTAATAGTTGGTTATCCGGTAAACATAGTGATTTATCATGTGAAGCAACAATTGGAATAAGCTCCAGAGGTAGGGTAAGAAATTGCCGTGACACCTCAGTTGATTGTCCTGATTTGTTTTGGAGTGAGGATAATCACATTGATAATAGTGCTATTGAAAATAGTTTTGTCAAACGTCATAATTGTTTATCCTGTCCTTACTATTCAAGATGTACAATGGGCTGCTTTCTATTTTTCGATTTCAAATACCGGGAACATTATGAAGAATGTATTTTTTCTCATATTTTCCACTACCTTGAAACCGGTGAAAAAACTTATGGTAAATTGGTTCCAATTAGTGAAAAACTCCAAAAACTCTCAAAATCTTTTAGACGAAAAGTTATTGAAGGGGAATTTGAATTGAAATGATCAAAAAAGATTGTTTAACGGTTGGTTATAATGTAGCCGGTCAGGAATTTTTTGACCTTCTTCAAACTTACCATCCTTATATCAATTCGTATTTTTTCTCAGCTCTTCACGGTCAAGAATTTTGGGATAAGTTTAATCCTAATTCTTTTATAAAAGATCTTGAGGCAGTCAATACTTACAATCTTAAAGGGAATATTCTTTTCAATTATAAGCGTGATGAGGAAGATTTTGATTTTCTTCAAGGTTTGGTTTCAAGAATTTTGGATGGTGGAAAAATCAACCTTACGCAAATTACCCTTGCAACCCCGCAAACCTGTGAGAAAATTCGGAAGTTATTTCCTCAGTTGGAAATTCACCTTTCAGTTCATTATTCAAAAAATTATGATTTAAAGGATTGTATAGGATTATGCGATTGTGTTAACTTATCTTCAGTTTTTGAATTTAATGCTTTTGATAAAATCAAATTTTTGAAGGATAATAATATCAAAGTAAAATATATCTTAAATAAAGGTTGTTTGCCAAACCGTGAAATGAATTATAAACATTTTGAAGATAGTAAAGAAGTAAGTTGTGAACTTTGTAATAGATCTTGTTTCAAGTTAATTGAAAAATATCCTTGGCTCAAACTTGCTCGTATTTTTTATTATTTGGAAATGATTGAAAAATTCTATCCAATGGTTGATTTGTGGAAGGTAACAACCAGAGAAGTTCCAACCAAGGATATTGTTCCTACTTTGCAATATTTAATCCTTCAGAAGAGAACAAAATTTATTGAAGGTGTTGATATTACTCCACATTATCAAGAATTTTTAGATTGGATTTCAGAACGGGTTCATTGCGATAGCCTTTGTTATAAGTGTGGTATATGTAAGAAATACTGGGAGATTTTTAGTGGAAACAAAAAGTGAAATTTGCATAATTCCTTTTTACCATTGTAATTTGAAATGTCCTTTTTGCTACAATCTGGATAAGTTGGATTCCAACCTTTCCGTTGATTTTCAAGAAATTTTACCAAAAGTTCTTGACGATATTGAAAAAGCACCTTATAATTTGGTTCATTTAAACATTTATGGCGGTGAAATTTTTGATGATAATTTACCGGATTCTTGCTATGATGAACTTTCAAATTTCCTTTTAACCATTAAAGAAAAATCTCAAAAAGAAATCATTTTCAAATTTACCACGAACCTTATCCACAAACATACCAAACGATGGTTAACTTTATTTGAAAATCTTGGTGAAGATTGTGTAAAAATTACGATAAGTTATGATTTATATGGACGGTTTAAAGATGAAAAATGTTTTGATATTTTCAAACAAAATGTTGAAGTTTACAAGCAATATATTATAATTGCTTCTCTAACAAACATCAAACAAAATATAGAGATTTTTTTGAATGAACCAGAAAATCCATATGTTGATTATTTTAAATATCTTTATGAAAATTTCAAAATTCGTATAACGGATTATGTTCCAAATTGCATCAATTACAAATCTTTTGTTCCAAGCGATGTTGAAATGTTCAATTTTGGAAAATTCTTGTTTCAAAATTACCCAAAGGTTGATTATATTGCTAAAATGAAGAAAACCTTAGCCTTTGATTTAAACAATGAAAAATACAATCAAATGCGAACTCTTACCTCTTGTAGCAAACCTGTTCTAGCAGCTTATTATCCTGAGGGTTATAAATCAAACAATACCTGCTTGTTTTGTTTAACCGGCTATAAATATACGAAAATAAACAAAAAGCAAGCAATTATAAAAAGGAATACCTCATTAGGTTGCCTATTTTGTAAGTATTATAGGACCTGTTACTTGGTTTGTCCTGCAAGTTTTCTTTTTATGGAAAAGAAATTATCAACCTGTTACTTGAAAACACTTCTGGAGTTGATTGATGAAAATGCAATTTCAACCTGATATAATCGAAAGACAAATTGATGATGATGGAATAATTGAGGATAGTTTCCGCCTTCATTCAAAATCCGGCTGGTTGCTGAAAAATTTGTTGATTAAAAATGGTTTTATTGACTTGGTTAAAAATGAGGAAATTGTTGAGTTGATTTCCTACCACCCTTGTGATTCTTTATCTTATCAGCAAGAAACCATTGTTGTAATTTATAATACCTTACCACCTGTTCAAACTGATTTCAAACTTCGTGATTATTATGGTGTCAAGGTAAATCTAAAAAGCAAGGAATTGGTTTATAAGTATTACCGTGAATATGAGAATTTTATGCCGGAATATCTCAAACCTCTTTTTAAGAAATATGACGTTTATCTTGGTAAAGAGTTTGGGATTGGATTTTATGATGAAGATTTTGAAAAATCGGATTTTTATGATTTTTATTTCTATACAAGGGAAAATCCGCAATTGATTTACAACTTCTATAAAAAACCTCAACCTGAAGCTTGTAAAATTGGAGATGTGAAATATTCTTTGTTTGGAATAACTTTCCGAAGAAATGATTTTAAGGAATGTTGCAAATTAAAACGTTATCTTTACCCTAATGACTTGAGATTGGAACAGCCTGAGCTGATTTACGGAAAATGAAAGAGAATCTTCAAATTTCAATCAATCCATCTTACAAATGCAATTTCCATTGTGAATTTTGTTATTTGCAGGGTTTGTTTTCTGAAGAAACCCTTGATCCGGAAAAGCTAAACATAACCTTACAGGTTTTATCTCATAAATACAACATAACCTTTATTGACCTTTATGGTGGTGAAATTACAAACCTTCCTGATAGTTTGGTTGAAAAATATCTGGAAATCATCAAAAAATATGTCCCAACCATTTCAATCATTACAAATGGAAGTAGGTTTCCGGAATATTTCAAGAGGAAGGATGTTGAGCTTGCTGTTAGTTGGGATTATAAATATCGTCCGTATTCTTATCAGGTTATGAGGAATCTTGAGGAATTTCGTAAGGAAAATCCAAACAAAAAGATTTCAATCCTTTTAACCTCACCAAAACTTTATGAAGAAAATCCTGAATTCCTGAGGTTGGTTGATAAGAATTGCGATGTTTTTGAATTAAAACCTTGTATGAAAACCAGGGAAAATGACCAAGATTTGGATTTCAAAGCTTATCTTGACACCTGCATTCGTTGGATGAATTATGACCTTGCTTCAAAATTCCTGAATCGGGATTATATTCTATATCAAGCTTTTCCAAAGAAAGAAAAGCACCTTTTTATCAATCCAAAAGGTGATTTGGTTGATGTTTGCTATCAGGATAATTTTGAATCTTTCAAATCAATAAAGGATTGTAAGGCTTCAAATCTGAAATGCTTAACCTGCAAATTTTTCAATAAATGCTTCAATGAGCACCCCGGTTATTATATTGATGACGGTTATGATTGTTTAGGTCAGAGGAAATTTTTGGAATTCATAACAACCTTGCAGGATAAATACAGGAATTTCAAAACCATTGACGATTTTGAGGATATTCGTAAGTTGAGTTATGATTATAATGATTTTGTTGATAATCAATCCTTGATTTATGAAAATACTCCAGAGGAAACTCTTACAAAATTCCTAAAGTATTTTGAAAATCCTGATGAACCAATTAGTTATCCAAGCAAATCCTATTTTGTAGCGTATGTTTACGCCTATTTGATAAGTATGGTAACCGGAATACGAATTCCTTTGATTTTACTTCGTAAGGATCTTCTTCCTAATGATCCAGTAACCGACCAGTTTGCAGCTTTCAAATTTTATCTAAAATATAATGATAAAATTCCACACTTGATTGACTTTGATTCAGGTATGCAAAAGATTACCAAAGGTGTTTTTGAAAAAGAGTTTCCAACTTAACTTTAGGTCTGGAGGTTGAAATGAAACAATTTTTTCAATTTGTTTTTGGTTGGATTTTAACCACCTTTCTCTTCTTCCTTCTGTTAATTTTATCCATAGCGTTGATACCTATTAGTATAGTATTTTTTGAGAAAGTTGATAAAAATGATTGACACTAAGAAAATCCTTTATATCAAACTTACCGACCGTTGCAATTTGAAATGTTCCCATTGTTACGCTGGTTGTACAATCTATGGTCAAGATATGTCACCTAAAGTGGTTGATAAGATTTTGGAATTGAATCCTAAGGAACCAACAGAGGTTATTTTTCACGGTGGTGAACCAATTTTGTGTTTGAAAACCTTGGAACGTTTGGTTGATCATTTTCTTCCTAATCCTAATTGCCAGTTAAACGTAACAACCAATTTGTGTTATAAAATTTCCAATGAAATTTTGGATATTTTGAAAAGAATCCATTATGTTTCTACAAGTTGGGATGTAGGCGTGAGATTCAAAGAGGAAGGTCAGCAAGAACTTTGGATGAAGAATTGTAAATTCCTTGTTGATAATGGAATTGATTTGCAAATCAATATCGTCCTTACAAAAGATCTTGTTACTAAACAGGAATTACGACCATCTCTGGCGTTACGGTTTTTATCCTCAATTCCACACAAAAGTTTGCATTTTGAAAGATTATCCTTAACCGGTCGCGGTAGTTCAGTTGATATTCCAACTTGGGATGAAGTTGATGATTGGTTATATAGATGTTATTTGGAAAACAAAGAAAATTTCCACGAAAATATTACAATTTTCACACAATACAAAGCACTTATCAATGGTGATTTAACCGGTTGTTTTGCAAGAAATTGCTCAATGAAAACAAGAACAATCAATCCGGATGGAACAATAGCAACCTGTCCGAATTATTATAATCATATAGTTGCAACCGTTTTTGATCAAACCCCAACCAATGCACTTGGAATCATTGAAGCTATGGAACGTAAAAAGAATCCAAAATGCTTCTTATGTAACCTTTATAAATATTGCAACGGTGATTGTTTTCAACAATACTGGCAAGGTGACCGTTGTGCATTTCCAAAGAAGTTGTTCAACCTGCTTTTGGAAGAATGGGAACAAGAACATGATCAACAAAAATGATTTTACTCTGGCTCTATTTAAAAAAGGTCAACCTATTTATCGTGAAGATTTAATTCATTGGCTTGATAAAAACACAACGATTACCTGCAAAGAAATTGTAATAGCAGGAAAGAAAGAAATTCAGCAGGAAAGTCATCCATTTTTCAAGGAATTTCTTGATGTAATTTTAGAAATGCGACCGGATGTAAAAATTATTTTAAAAACAGATGGTTATTTTTATCTTCCTCTAACCTATTTGTATGATTTGAGTGATAAAGCTGAAATTGAGATTGAAATGCTTGGTTATAACTACCATACTTATAAGAAATTCACAGGAAATGAGTATTTTGATAAGGTTGTTGAAAATTTACAGCAGCTTAAAGCCTATGAGGAATACAACCATAAACATTGCAAAACAAGAATCATTTCACCTTTTTATGGCGATATTGAGCAAGCTTGTTTTCGTTCAAGAATGTTAGAATTTGTGGATTCTTTCGATTATTTCTCTTGATTTTCTAGAGAAATCTTGTTATAATAAATTATAAAATGAAAAAGGAAACCAAAATGAACATTTCAAATGAAACCTTAAATTACATTAAAGCCTACCAACGGGCTTGGTTAACCCTTCAACTGACGGTTAATAAAGCTTGTGAATTTACCTGCCAACCACTTCTGCTCAAGAAGTTGTTAAACGAAAATGGTATAGATTATGAAATTACTTATACCAAACAAAAGAAAAATTGCAGCTTTGAATTATATCGAGATGCTTTGTTGGATGTAAAAACCGCAATTATGGAATTGAGGGAAGCTCTTTTAGATATTGAACGTGATTGGGAATTTTACTGGGACCAGGAAGAGGTCGAATATTTCAACAATGCAACCGATGCCGATATTTACCGTAAAATCAAAATTGTCATTTAAGAGGGAAGGGAAAATATGACAAAAGAAGAATCAGAGATGGAAAAATTCATTGTAACCTTATATTATAGCAACGGCTATCCTTGTAAGGTAAATCGTTTGTTTGAATCAAAATATGCAGCGAAAAAATATGCAAAAAAGCGTCAAGCCGATGATTCAATGATTACGAATTTTGAAATTGAAAAAGCAAACAAGGAATAACAAAATGTCTTCGATTTGTCATCGTTGTGGTAAAGATTTTCCTGATGAAGATTTTATTACAGAAACTGGAAGAAAATCAGTTGAATGTAAAAAATGTAGGGAACGTCGTAAAAAATATCTCAAACCGGTTAAAAAACTTATTGAAGAAAAACCTCAGGAAAAAATTGAAGAATCTTCTTTAAAACAATCTTTACCTGACCATCTTGGTGTTGAAGAACCGGTTAATTTGGTTGAGCAGCAAGCGGAACCTGAAAAAGTTTTAAATCCTATTGTCCAGATTTCAAACGATGTAACATCATTAACCGGTGTTAGGTTCAATCCGAAGGATTCTGAGAAAGATTATATCTTAAATGTTTTGTATTTCAAATCAAAATCCTTTGAACCTTTTATTGTTGTAATTCAAAGAAAACTTTCAACTCTTGAAATTGTTGATTTTACCACAAGACACGCTAAAAGTTTCAAATTTGAGATTGATTTTCTGAAAAATTCTTTAACCTGTTTTGAACTTGAAAAAGACACCAAAGTTGTTATTGAAAATAATTTTGATTTTATGCAAGGATTTCTTGAAGGATTGTTTTATAAATGGCAATTAAATAATTCTTTGTTTGTTAAGGAAGATCTTGAAAAAGTCCTTAAAATTTTGATAGGTGTTGAAAAATACAATAAAGAAATTGGTGATTTTTCCAATTACTTGAAATATGAAGATCAGCTTCGGTATTTTAATGAAGATTTATGATTTTCCTCAAAAATGAACTTTCTTTATTTTTATTGTAAGGTTTTCTCTTGAGGATATCCAAAATGCGTAAATACTTTGTAACTGCTGATGCAATTCAATCTAATAAAGTGGTAGATTATTTCAATCTATCAAAGGGAAATTTAAGAACAGTTCTTGCAAGTGAAGAAATTACACAAATCCGTGGATTGCCAGTTAATACCGGTTGGTTGAAGGAAGCATCCAAAATTTATAACATTTCCGATGATTTAAAGGATTATGTTATTGTTTGTGTAAAGATTTTCTTTAGTGATTTACCAAACAGAAATGGGGTTGCTTTTCCAAAAAGTGAATTGATTAAATTCAACCCGGATTTAGGTTGCTGTGGTTATGAAACGTGGAGACGCAAGCCAACATTCTTGGAACATAACAATAGCATTAAAGAAAATGCAAAAGGTGTCATTTTTGATTCAACCTTACGTCCAGCAAGAGGATTTAGAGGTGATCTTGTTTCCGTTGATTTGTTAGCTGGTTATGATAGGACAAAAGATCCTAATCTGGTTAAATCAATTTTGGATGGATCAAGAAACTGCTATAGTATGGGAAGTTATGCTGAGGACTTCAAATGCAGCGTTTGTGGTAAATTGCTCAGCAAAGGTCCTTGTGAACATTTTAGCTTAACCAATCCAAAATTTGAATGTTTTGATGGTAAGGTTGGTTTTGCTAATACCATTGGTGTTGAAGGGTTTGAACTTTCGAATGTTGAAACTCCTGCATTCCTTCCTGCTACAACAAGCGGTCATGATTTTGTTTCAGTTCCGAAATAACTTTAATTTTCAAAAGTCATTGAATTATCCTTTCGTTTGTTGTTTCGTTGAGGCTTTCTAAAATCTGGAAAGCCTCAACTTTTCTCTTAATTCCTTCCGATTTACTCCTCTTCCTCTTTTAATTTTCTTAAAAATGTTTTCAAAAGTAACGGAGCTTCAAAATGTCAGATTTTTCTAAACTTGAGAAGGATAAGGTTGAATTATCCAAAAAGACACCTTATCAGTTGGCAGAACTTTATTATGGCGGTAAAATCCCCGGTGGTGTAACAAAGACAAAGGATGAGCTTATTCGAGGAATTCTTGAGGATAGATTTGGTCCGGTTGCAGAACAATACTACAAAACACATTCTTCCTTAAAAATTGAAGCGGAGGATTGGTTAAAGGAAGCTCAAAAGGAACGTGAGAAACATCCACTTCCAAAAAGCGAACAAATTCCGGAAGGCTTGTTTACAGAACCTGCACGAAATATTGCTGATGGTCTTTTGAAGGTTTCAAAAAATGACATTGGTAAGGCTATTCGAAAGTTAACCTTTTATATGAATCGTGCCGGTGATAATCTTACAAACAAAACCGAGCTTGAAAAAGCCAAGGATATTCTTCAAAAGAAAAATGAGAAGAAAAAGGAACAATCTTCCTTGGAAACAGTTGCAGAAACCATTGATTTGACCAAGAATGAAGTTGAAGATCCAATGAATTCCTTAAAATTTTATCCAGTTTCAAAATCTGATAAAGGTTGGCAGGATATTGACTATTACTTCACCAATGAGTTTGTTGATAATCAGGAAATCAAAAAGAATTTCTATAATTATGTGAAATCAAAGTTTGGAAACATAAATCTTCTCAAAAATGAGGTTTCCACATCAAAGCTTTCTGATTTCAACATTGATATTGAGCCATTCCTTGAAGATACCTTTGGTCGTCCTTTTTATGTATATTTTGGTGATGGTATGTGGGGAGTTTGGGTTGCTGAAATTCCTTTTGGTAAGAAAACAATTTGCTTCCTGCAACTTGAGGAACCGAAGACTCCTGCAAGCCGCATTTTCTGCGTTCGTGAAAAATATGATATAAATATTTTGAATAAGCTTTTGGCTGATTGGAAAGCATCAAAAGAAGACTAAAACCTGAATTTTCGAAGAAAACCTCAGAAAAGTAAAAATTTTTTGAGGTTTCTTTATTTTTTCTTGATTTTTCACAAAAGAGTAGATTATATTTAAAGTATAAAATGAAAAAGGAATGTTGAAGATTTTCAAACAACCTTTTTGTTAAAAGAAGATGTGGTTGAAATTCAACTGCAGAGAGTTATTAAAAATAGTGAATATGACGACCAAATAAATAAATGAGGAGACTACCTTTTCGTGGTTTTGGTCATAAGTATGGGGTTTTGCTTTCCGATTTGAAATTCCAGAAACAAAAAGTCTTCAAAAACATTAAACCGAAAGGTCAAAATATGTTTCGTGGTGTTAATGTCTAAAAGGCCTGTTTGATAATCTCCAGTCAAACAGGTTTCGGTTGAGAAGAAATTCACCTTTTCGTGGTTTAACCGATAAGTAGCATAAGCAAAACTAAGAAATTTCTTTTAACGGAGATTAGCGCAGTTTGGTAGCGCACTTGATTTGGGATCAAGTGGTCATGTGTTCAAATCACATATCTCCGACCAGTTTAAGTATTTGGAACTGTTGATAATCCTTTCGATAGGTTTCCAGCGTAAATGCTTCTTGGATAATAAAGAAGTTAACACTTGCCATCAACAGTTTCTCCCTTGATGTTTTTTAGTTTACATTAGGGAAGTTCATAAGAAGCTCGTGAAATTGCGCTTTTAAGAAACCTATCAAAAGTTTCCTTTGCAAGATAAGGATTGGAGCATATTGTAGTTTTTGATTTTGATATCGAATTAAAAATGAAAATACCCTTGGGTTCGGTTGGATATGTAGTAGAACCTACCAATTCCTTCGAAAAGAAGGATTAAAATTTTTACGTGAAAACCGGTGAGTAACGTAAAAACGTTCCTTTTGGCGGTTCAAAAGGTCTTTGGGTAATGAGATATATTGCCTCGGGATAGAAAATGTCCGGATATGTCGAAGTTGTGGTGGTTGGGGTAGATGCAGCCACATTAAATAAATCCACAAGCATCAAAGGGCTCATCCTTTTCGATGAGCATTGGTTCCGCCTTAATGCAAAAACCTTTTTAGTTAGATAGCGGATAAAACTAAAATTACTTTAAGTGCCGGAATAGCTCAATCGGGAGAGCAACGCACCTGTAATGCGTAGGTTATCTGTTCAAGTCAGATTTCCGGCACCATAATAGGTTGGTAGATCAATCGGAAGAGCATCTCATTTACACCGAGATGGTCAGGAGTTCAAACCTCTCATTCTGTACCAATCAATAAAGTTTATCTGCTGAGAGGGTTGTAGCAAGTTATCATTAAGAGATTTAGAGCTCCTTAATGTAAAGACTTCCCTTAACGAACATTGCTCAGTAGTATCTCTAAATGGATCGTTATAAAAGCTACATGCTCAAACGATTGTTGCCTTCACGTTGGCTTGAGTGTGAGTAATTCAGGTTTTAACCAAATTCTGTAGAACGTTTACTGAATGAAACTAAAACAATCAACATGCACTTGTGGTGAAATTGGTATACACGCAAGCTTGAGGTGCTTGTCCGAGAGATCGGGTGCTAGTTCAAGTCTAGTCAGGTGCACCATTATTCCGCGATAGCTCAGCGGAAGAGCAAAAAGTTTCAATCCAACACATTTTCTTGCTCTGGAAAATGTTTGAACATTACTCCTCTTTTGTAGTGTCCAATTTTTCTCACCACATCTTTTTGGTTGGTTAAAGATGTGGAAATTTTAGGAAAATAGTTCAATGGTAGAACCCCGGTCTCCAAAACCGGTAATGATTGTTCAAATCAATCTTTTCCTGCCAATCTAGGGATCATTCGGTCCACCAGTTTTATTGCGGGTTAGTGAAATAGTATCACAGTAGGTTCATACCCTACAATTCCAAGTGCGATTCTTGGGCCCGCCACCAATTCCTTTCTTGCAAAGGGATATCGAAAAATTGAATTCTTTGGAATTGATCACCAAAATTCAATTTTTCGAAGAAGGTTAATGAAATTTCCTTCAGTCGAAAAAATTTCACCTCGTTGCAAAAGAGTTGTGTTTTTGCCCATTGACGACGTGGGAGGTTCGTTGCAAGGTAGCTTTTTCCTGCAATCTTCAAAAGTGGTTAGTTTCACCAGAGTAAATACGGAAATTCTTACAATAGAAGTCCAAGGCGGTTAAATTTGGAACAAGTAAGCGATGTCTTGACTAGCTCAATTGGAGGTTCGTTAAGCCTCCTTTTCTTAAACTAGCTGAGGTAAACCAGTTTCAAGCTCGTAGTGCACGATTCTCGAGCAACTTAGCATACCTTGGTGAACAGCATTCCTTCCAGTAACCAGTAAACTTGAAGCGTATGGAAAAATTTGTGGAAGATTTTGTTGATGCATAAACAAATCTGGTCCGGTTTATCTCAGCTAATCTAAGGAATACGAGGGTCATTTTTGATAGGATCCGAATCATATTTTCGCGAGGTATGATAAACAATTTGATCCTCGTAAACGCTTTTTGTAAATTCAAATAAAAGGGAATTTTACAAAAGGATCCTAAAATGTTTCAAAATCCAAATTTGAAAGCAGGTATTCATATTAACTTCGGTCAAGGTGAATATGATGATTATACCGAGTTTGGTGAACGTGAAGTTCTTAAAGATTTCAACATAACCGAACAAGCAAAAATTTATCTGGATAATCATAGTAGTTCAAAAGATGATCCAATTTCAATTTGGAAATTTTTGAAATGGTTGGATGAACAGGGTTTTACCAAACCTTATGAAATTCTTACATTTTATACCGGATCTGGTTTTTATGATGGTAATGATTTCGATTGGTTTGATAATTATACACCAGATCAGGTTCAGAAAAATATAGAAAATTTTGAAGATTCTTATAATGAATCTGATGAGGATTTTTGTTAAAGAAATATTGAGGGCAACGCGGAGTTTATTTTCACCCATCGTCTCCGTTCTTATCTCACGATGGAACCCTTCTTCGTTATTGAACTCTTTTCCAGTTTCTCATAGAATTGCCAACAAACTGGAGTTAGTAGTTGGAACTGAAGCCTTGGTTTTAAAAATCCAAGGCTTCTTTTTTGTTTAAAATTTCCCTTGATTTGTAAGAAATTTCATTTTATAATGAAGTATAAAATAAAAAGGAGAACGAAAATGAAACTTTACCCTTTTGAAATTGATAATTCCCTCAAGTTGATGGATTTGATTTCCTTCAAACCTGGAACCTTCTACAAATTCTTTTTGGTTATCCGTAAAAAGGATGGTTCCTCGATTGCTGATTATCTTACGACAACAAAAAAGGAAAAAGTTATCAAATACTGGATTATTGAATCAAAGGAAGCGTTTGATAAATATTTTCCTGAAATGAATTTCTTTTGTCAAACATTTCCCGGTTCAAGATTGTATTTGGTTTTGGATAGAAAAGATACTAAAAAATCTTTACGACGTTTAAGGGACAGATCCATTGAAGAACTTGATTGTTGTGTTGATGGTGGCAAACCTTTAACCGGTAGAGCTATCAATAGAATCCATTCTTCAATTACAAGTGAACCGGAAACAACAGATCGTTCCGCAATGAAATATATGCTCGACGTTGATATCAAAGATTTTGAAAAATATGACGAGTTCCTTTTTGATTTGAAAAATCTCTTAAAAGGTTTAGGTTTTGAAGAGGATGCAATGGTTATTTTGGAAACAAAAAACGGTAAACATGTAATTCTTCAACGAAAATTTGATTCAAACAAGTTAGGAGCTTTGTGTTCAAGATATGATTTTGTTGAGTATAAAACAAATTCTGCAGGGTTAATTCTGATGTCAAAAATTTCAATGTAAGTTGAAAATTCCTCTTGATTTTCCTGAAAATCCATTTTATAATAAAGTATAAAATGGAAAAAGGAGATATGAAAATGGACATCAAAACCTTAAAGAACAGAATCGCAAGCATTGAAACGCAAATCGAGAAGAAAAAGAAATCGATTGAACGCAAAACCGCAAGCCTTGTCAAGGAAGATTGCAAAACGCTCAAGGCTATACTCCTGGAAGCCTTATTCCTGTTGGTAACTCAAGTTGTTGGGACTCAACAAATTATATTTTTACAGGAGAGGAACAAGCTACATATTTATCTTTAAACAACGCTTTAACTGATGCAGATAACATAGAACTACTTATTAAAGTTAATTTAGATACAATAAGTAGCAACTCTGCATTTTGGGGAAGTAAGCCAAATCGTTTTTGGTTAGGAGTACAATCAGGATACATTGGTGGTTGGTTAGATGGAAAGTTTATAACAAGTATTCCAGTAGAAACTGGTGTAGGCTACTTTAAGTATGTAAACAATTCTGAGGGATTTAAAGTGTATTATCAGAAAGATAGTTCATCTAATATGCCTTTAGTATATAGTTCTTCTAAAGTTTCTTTATCCTGTGATGAAATAATTTTTGGTGCTAATTATGATTACTGGAATGAGAATATGCATGGTAGTTTAGATTTCAGGAATTCTTACTTAAAGGTAAATGATACAGTGTTATTTGGACCAACACTTATACCAATATGGACCAAAAAATAATAATAATTTTAAAAGCGTGGTTGGGGAAAGTTTACTTTCCCCAACTTTGTAAAATGAGAATGCTTGAATGTAAAAATTCAAGCATTTTCTTTTCCTGTTAAAATAAATTTGATTTTTCGAGGAAAAATAAATGTTTAAAAATGAACTGTCTACTTATCAAAAAATTGCAAACCATCACAATTTGAAATTAACCGAAAATTCTCAAAAGATTTTGAATGCAAAAAATCTGCTTGGAATTGGAATTTACTGTCCTTGTCAAAGTGATGATAAATCCGCCTATTGTGGCTCACCAAAATGTTTGAAAGAAATCAAAGAAAATGGCGTTTGCCACTGCGGAATTTTCGAAAAATCTTAATTTTCCTTTGAGTGGTATAAGGATTTCAAAGTGGTAGGTGGAAATTGAGTGGTTTAACAGACGTTGATGTAAATGAGATATTTTCATCCGTTCCAAGGACTTTGTATCATATTCAAATGTTGGATGATGATGCCATTTCCAGCAAATGGCTTCTTTCCTTACCTGATCCTAATGTTTTGGAGCAGATGCAAAAAACCACCGATACCGCTCAGAAAAAAGACCCTACTACTTTTCTTGGTATTGATGTGGATAAATTGGTTGGTAATATAAAAAATGTTGCCAGTGAACTTCAATCCGCTTTTGTTGGATCCAAACCTATTATGCTTCGAGCTATGGAAGTTGAATTACCTCTACCAAAAATTGATACCGAACAGATTGAAGTCCAAGGAAGAAAAATTGATATGCCATCAGGTTCATCGACATCTTCCTTCAATTGCACCTTTTTGGAATCCAAAGATTTTACAGTAACCAAATATTTCCAAGCTTGGATGAATTGCGTTTATAATCCATCAACCGGTGTTTATGGTTTACCTTATCATAGCAGCGGTTTCGGTTTTGCTCGTGATTTAAATTTGTATGTTTTTGATACCGTTGGAATTCAGGTAGGAAAAGGAAAGCTTTATGGATGTTTTCCTACCGGAATATCTGGTTTGAAGTTTGATAGTAAGCTTCAGTTGATTAAGGTTTCCGTTGATTTTTCAATCCAAACTTCAGAATGGGTTGAAACCAGTGGAATTCTAAAAACCATTATGTCAACAGCCGTTGGCTTATATGGTGCTAACAGGGCGCTTAAGAATTCCGAAGTTGGAATTAACCACTTGAAAGTAAAATTCAAGTAACTTAGTTTTGTAGAGAAGAGGAACTAAAATGCCATTATATGAAGATGTAGATAATCTACCAAAGAAACAAATGGTTTCAACCATTGAGGAAGTAGAGCCTGATCCTAATGATTATGTTGGTGCTCAGGAATTTAATAAGGCGGTGGAAGAGGTTCATGAAGAACCTGAGGAAGAAGTAAAGCCTGCTAAAAAAGCACCGTATGCAAAAAAACAAATTGATGATAGATATCAATCCATTTACCTACCATCAAAATTTGCCTTTTATGATTTCAAAGCAATTATGGTTCGTAAGTTTGAAATTCGCGACCTTTCAAAAATGTTTAATGCTGTTCAAAGTGGATCATATGATGCCTTCAAGGATGTTATCCAAGGTTGTATTGATGTTGATATCAATGATTTAACTCCTGGTGATTTCAAATATCTTTGCTACTGGTTAAGAACAAATTCCTATACAAGGACACCAATTCGAATTGAATGGACTTCCAGATATGGGAATAAATGTATAAGTGAGGTAACAAAAGATACAATTACCACCTTGGAAATGGATGCAACGCCAGAACAGTTAAAACCTTGGTTGGATAAAGGCTTTACGGCACCAACGATGCGTTTTGCAAGTATTTTCCAAGATGAAAATTTATCCGAAGGTGATGATTATATGTATAGCAATGCTCAATATTTCAAAGGAAATACTTGGGATGAAAAAATTGCTAATATGGAAAAGTTTTTGAACGAAAATGGTTTGGAAGCTTTGAATGACGTTACTGAATGGGATAAGTTGATTGACCACGGGGTTGAGGAAAAGTTCAAAGTTTTTGATTTGAATTTCAATCCTGAGGAATATAAAAAGAAATTGGAAGAAAAAGTCAAGAAAGCAAAGATTTTGAAGAATAATCTTGACAAAAATGATGACGATTATCTTTTGGTTTCTTCAACCTTGGTTGCCCTTCAAAACGAGCTTGATAATTTGAAGGCTAAGTTAAAGAAAGGAGAGGAAATCCGCCCTGAAGCGGAGGAAATCTTTCTCGAAATGGGACCCGATGAACTTCTTTCCCCTATACTCCCCAAAGGAAATAATCAATAAGATCGCATTCCTTGCAGAGTATGGTTCCGGAGTGTTTTGTTCAGAAACAAGTGATGCTCAAATGTTTTTAGGAGTTTCAGATAAGTTGATGAACAATTATAATAAAGAGGAGCTTTGGCAAGAAATTTTGATCAAGGCTATTTGTAAGGTAATGTAATGGCTGAAAAGGATTTGAACGATCTTCTTGATGATTTTAATGACCAAGATACTGAGTCGTTAATGAAATCAATCCTTGGGGAGGATAATCTTCCTGAGGAGGAAGATCTCAAATCCTTGCAAAAGCCTAAAATCAAAAAACTTGTTCCGGAACGTAAACCTCAACCTAAACCTTCTGGTGATAAACCGAAATCCAAGAAATCAAAGAAGGATTTATCAATTCCTGAGGAGCTTGGTACTTTTGAAGGTATTGACGACCTCGAAGGCTTGATTGATTCCTTGGTTGATAAAAGCCAAAAGGAAACTTCCTCAAAATCACACAATTCCTTAAAAAACCTTAAATCTTTTGATAAACAAGTGGAGCAACAATATCTAACCGATAAGGATATGGAGATATTGAAGCGGCAAACCATTGCTTATCGTGAAGGAAAACTTAAAGATTTTGAGAAGGAGCTTGATAAGAAAACCCTTGAAAAGTCAAGAAAAAATACCAGAATAACGGCTCTTCAAAAGGCTCCAAAACTTGGTCAATCCCTTAAAAACCTACCTGGTTTGAAAAAGAAAAAGGTTGATGTTAAGCAAGCTGAATTTGAGGAAAAATATCCGGATATCCAACCAGGAAAAACAATTCAAGGTATTGATTTACCACCTAAAGTTTTTGATCCAAATTTCAAATCAGGTTTAGCTTCAGCTCCAAAACTTAGATCAAGCAAACCTCAAAGCAATGAAAAATTTGATTTATCATTGTTACCTTTTGAGGATGATTTCTTGATTTCAACAAAAGGGATTTTAAATCAAGAGGAATTAAGTGAGATTCTTCTGGAAACTTATAGTAATTATTTGAAGGAGCATCCCGATTTTGATATATTCCACCTGAAAAAAGAAGGTGGTTTAGGAAGTTCGCTTTTAAGTCTATTATCCGGTTTGATTTTCAATAAAATCCCTGGTTTAATCTGGAAATTGGTTAAAGGTGGATTTTCATTCTTGAAAAAACCAGCTGCATTTTTTGGTAAATTGTTCAAACCGGGTATTACATATTTCAAAAAAGGTATTGATAAGGTTTGGAAGCCAATCAAGGAAGGTTTGACTTATATTCTTGAAAATATTAAGAAACTTTGGAGTTCCGTTAAAAATTTCTTTGGGAAGTATGGTGCAAAAATTTCAAAATGGTTCAAAGATGTTGGTTCCAGAATAACACAATTCTTTGGAAAAATAGGTAATAAAATTTCCAGTATTTTCAAAACATTAGGTGGAAAGATAGGTAATAAAATTTCCAGTATTTTCAAAACATTAGGTGGAAAGATAGGCAATTTATTTACCAGATTTTCATCAAAATTTTCCTCCATTATTTCCAAGTTTAAATCAATGGGTGATTTCTTTACCAAACAGCTTGCAAAATTGAAAAAGGTTGTTCAAAAAAGTATTAAAGTAGCTGCAAAAGGTTTAAAACCTGTTGTCGAAGTAACCAAAAAAGGTATTCAAAAAGTTCAGAGCAAACTTGCAGCTCAAGGTGTAAAACGTGCTCAGAAGGCCGGTGGCAAACTTCTTGTCAAAGGTGCTACAAAATTAGCAGGTAAAGCTCTTGCTAGTGCTGATATGGTTTGGGATGCAGCCGTTGCAGGTAAAAATATTTATGAAAAAGGTGTTTTTGGCTACGCCAATGATGTTGAAAAGCAATTACGGGGAGAATCCTTGGGTGGTTTATTATTAGAAGGAACAAACCTAACCAAGTTTGGTTTTGTCGTTGACGAACTTGCACGTCGTGGCGTTGAAGGTACGATGAACAAGCTAAAAAGCTGGGGATCGTCCTTAAAAGAAAAAGTAACAGAAGCAAAAAAGAAATTGGCTGGTTGTGATTCCTGTCCTTTAATGCTTGAATATAAAAAACTGGAGCAACATCCTGAGGAAGAAGATTTCGAGCAAGCTTCTTTTATTTCTTATGATAATGATGGTCAGAATGCACCAATTTTGACATAATGAGGTTGATAGAAAATGGCTGGATTTGATTATGATGAAATGCTCCAGAAAAGAAAGGAGCTTTGGAGAAAGCAAGAGGATGATTTGAAAAGTGAAATCTCCAGTCTTGATCTTCAAATCCGTAACTTAAATCCCAACACTGAAAAATATAAAATTTTATCAGCCCAGAAACTTGCTCTTGAGCAACGCCTTTATACCGATAAAGAAGATAATCGGGAACGTTTTGAATATTTGCTTTCCAAAGTCAAGGAACAATATGAAAAAGATAAGGAAGAGCAAGAGGAGCGTGAAGAAAAAAGAAAAGAACGTTTAGAAACTGCAAAGAATTTTATCCATAAAATTCCACTCCTTGGTGCTGCTGTTATGGCTGGTGAAAAAGCCTATCATTTTGCCGATGTTACTAGAAGAGGTTTGAAATCCTTAGGGCAAATGCAAAGAAAAACAACAAACTTTGCTCTTGAAAAGATTCTAACCAAAAAGACGGGAAGGGGACGGGAAGGTCGTTTTCAGTTTGGTGATTTATCACGTTTTGCTGAATATAGTAAAGATTATCAAAAACTTGATGGTGAAGCTTGGATTAAAGGTGGCAAACTTTATGACGAGGTTAAAAATTTAATTACCGGTGAAGTTGAAGGCGTTCGTGAATATAATCTTGCTGAAGCTCAAACTACCTTGGATTACATCAATCAAAAACGTGATGAAGGTATGAGTAAAGAAGAAATCCTTACCAGGTTTGAAGATTTGATTGAATCCGGTGTCAAGGTTAATGAGGAAGCTCTAAATATCTTGAAAAAAGATATTGAGGTTCCTGAGATAAAATCAAGTAGACCGGAATCACAAGCCGTTGGAAAACCTCAATCTATTCCTACACAAATTCAACAAGCTCCGGTTCTTACCAGTCAAGATGCTCTTATTCAATTAAGTATGAGTGAAGAAGAACGTAAAAAATTCTTTTCAAATCCAAATGCAGTTAAGCAAGCTAAAAATATTGATGCTCAAAATAAAATCGTTCTTGAGGATTCCTTGGTTGATTTTTACGAACAAGTAACTCGGATGCAAAAAGCCGAAATGAAAAAGAAGTCCAAGCCAACGAGTAATATTTTAGGTGGTTTGAAAAATCTTTCAAGAGGAATTGGAAAAATTGGTTCAAAAGGTTTTGGTATTGCAAAATTCCTTCTTGGTAGTAAAGTAGGTTTGGCTTTATTTGCATCAATCCTTGGTGGGGTTATGATTTTTGGTCCAACCATTAAAGAAAAATTCTTGAATTGGTGGAATAAAAAAGATACCAAGGAATTGGAACCTAATGAAACCAAAGAGGAAAAGGATATTCAGGTAATTGTTGATAGTGAAGGTAAAAAGTTGGATAATGACCTTCAAAAGCAGGTTAGGGAATTGGCTGAAAAATCCGATCAATCCGAAGCTGAGGTTTTAACTCAAATTGAAACCGAATCCGAAAAACGTGAAAAAGAGCTTGAACCTATTACAAAAGATACCGAACATCCTGAACGGTTGAATTTTGAAACTGGTGAATTGGAACCGGTTAAAGCTAATAAAGAAGAAAGGAAAGCCGATATTCAACGTGATGTTGCCAAGGATTTAATCGAGAAAGTTGAGGAGCAACAAAAACAACAGAAGGTTGAAAAGGTTGATTTATCTAAATTTGAAGAAAAATTGGAACGGGTCAACTTTGATAGAAATACACTTGAGGAAGTTAAGGATGTAAAACTATCCAAGATGTATGGTGTTGATCAAAAGCAGCAAATATCCAAACTTACTAATACGAAAAAACAAGGCGAGGTTATTAACCAGATTGAAAAATCCTTGAAAAAGCCTGCTTCACAAAAAGAAGGTAATGTCAAAACCGCTGAAAAGGTAACACCAAAAACAACCAAAATGGAATATGAATTTAATCTTCAGGATGATACCAATTCGGAGGTTAAGAAAAAGATTTTGGAACGTTTGGAAGCTGAACGAGCAAGACTTAAACAGCTTAAATTAACTCACGCTGCCAAGGCAAAGGCACGTGCTCAGCAAGTAAAAACCTCCATTGATAACAATCTTGGTGAAGCTGGTTTGGATGTTACAAACAAAGCACTCCGTGCAGACTAAATTTTTAATTTTTATAAGGTAACCGGAGGCTTCTAATATGGCACTAACAACTGGACAAAATGATACTTCAGGAAAAGCAATAACTTCCTTTGTTTCAGGACAATCAAGTTCTGTTCAGCCTGCTTATATTATGCGTCTTGCCAATGGAATTCGTAATCCTAATTCACCAGATTGTATCAATATTTCAGTACCATTACCAAGGGATTTTGGAATCAATAGTGAAAGTGAATGGGGTACTTTAGGAAAAGATATGTTAGGTGGATTCCTTGATAGCTTTCTTGGTGGTAGTTCCGGTGGTCAGGGAATTCTTCAAAATTTATCACAAACATATCACGGTGCTTCAAAAATGACCGGTATGCAAAGTAAAAGTGCAAATGCGGTTTCACAATTTCCTCTATGGTTGGGAAATTCCCCGATTACTTTTCAAATTCCTTTTCAATTTAACGCAATGTCTGATTCCAAAAAGGAAGTGGTTGATCCAATGCGTCAATTGATTGAATTAACCTGTCCGGATAAAGATGGCGAATGGTTAAAAGCACCTGGCCCCAGAATCAAACTGAGCAATAAAGGAAATTTCTATCAAGATGCAAAGTATAATCTTACTTTGTATCTTGGGACATTTATGACAATTCCAGGTATAATTGTAACAAATGTCAGTCCGATTTACAATTCACGGTTTGATGCAAATGGTTATCCGATTTCTGCAAGAGCCGATGTTTCTTTCAGAACATTGATTGCCCCATCAAAGCAAGAGGTTCTTGGTTGGTTTTCAGGTGCTGGTAATGCTAATCCGGTTCAAGATTTGCTTTCAGCTACAAATAAAATTATACCTGCTTCTGCAAAATCTTGGTTGGCAAAAGGTAAAGGGCTAGTCTAATGAGCACAACAGAAAACAAAGAATTGGATTTTTCAAACTTCATTGGAAATGCAACCTTTACGACAGGTAAGGGTAAGCTAACCAAACAATTGCAAAAATTGAACTGGTATGATCCAAGGTTGCAATTTGTTATCAACGAAACAATGAATTGTCAACAATTTGAGGTTAAGGTTCCATCATATCTGCCAAACATAAGCTATAAATTTTATCAAACAACAAGTCTATGGTGGCTCCTTGGTAGATTTAACCATCTCATTTTTCCTTTGGAAGAAATTCAACCTGGTATTATTCTGTTAATTCCAAGCATAAGCGACATTTCCAAGGCAATCAATAAGGTTCAAGGAATGTCAACCGGTGCTTCAAACAAGACGGTGACAATCTAAGATGGCATTTTACGTAAATGAAAGTGTTTTTTGTGATATTTACTTAAATGACGTTCAACTTTCCTTGAGTTTGGGGAACGTTCAAAACTTGAATATTACAGAAAATATCTATTCCATTTTACCGGCTTTGCGTTTGGTTATTGAGGATTCAAGAAATTCTTTTGGAAGTGGTATGTTAAATGCCGGTTCAAAAATTTCAATAAAGGTTGGTAACAATCAGGATACCGCAGCAAGAAAAACTTATGATTTTATCGTTCAAGGTGTTCCTGAGCATATAGAAAATCAAGCCGTTAAAACTTATCGTATTTATGGTGTTTTGGATAAATTGAAATATCAAAAATGTATGGAGCCATTTTTCTATACAGGAACATCATCAAATGCCTTAAAAGCGCTTTGCAAACAATGCAATTTGAAATATGATGGAGTTTATACCTTCGATGAAATGACCTGGTGCAATGGAACAAAGGATTATGCAAGTTTTGCTCAAAATGTTATCAATCATGGTTATGTTGATAGAAATTCCTGTATGGTTGGTTTAGTAACATTAGATGGAAAATTGCTTTATCGAAATGTTAACAACCTTTTTCCAAAATATACGTTTAGTAATTCAAAAACTGTCTTGCAAGATAGTTTTGTCTTTCTTTCTATGGACGAAAAGAATAATTCCGGTTTATATAACCTAGAGTATGGTTATAAAAACCAACTTTCACAATATGGTTACGAAGACAATCACCTAATTGATAGTTTAACTGTTACAAAATTTGGAAGTAATGTTTTCAATCTATCAAAAACACTTTTGGATGACATTGGTTATATTCGAAACAAAATCATCAATCCGGATATAGGAAATTATCATAAAAACTGGGCTCAAGCTGAGTATCAAAACCTTAGAAACCGTGCTTTGTTTTCCTTACAGGAAGAATTTACCTTTTATGGTCAGGTTGGTTTGGATTTGCTTCAAAAAGTTAATATTTCATATACCGACCCTCAGAGCAAACAAACGGATACCTCAAAGCCAAGCGAATGTGTTTTGATTGGAAAAACTCTTGCCATTACAAACGGTCAGTATTATGAAAAATATACCGGCGTTTCAACAGGAACAAACAATTCATTATTTGGGAATTTGGTCTAATGCTAAACAATTCAACAGATTTCAGATTACCACTTTTAACCGGAAAAATTGTCAACGGGATTGTTGAGGATAATAATGATCCAATGTATCTTGGTCGTATTAAGGTTCGGGTTGATGGTTTACATTCCAAAAATATGCAAACCTCTGATCTTCCTTGGGTTATGAACACAAGATTCTTTTCAAGCGCAAGCGGTCAAGGAAATGTTGAAATTCCTGATATTTCAAGTAAATGTTGGGTTATGTTTGTTGACGATAACATTTACAATGGTTTATATCTTGGTTGTTTACCAAACATAACCGAGGAACTGTTAACTGACTATCCGAATAGTTATGGTTATATTGATAGAAGCGGAAGTCTTTTTGTTGCAAATACAAATACCGACAATTATATGTTCCAACATGTTTCCGGAACAACCTTCTTGATTGATGCAAAAGGTAATTTGAAAATTCAAGTTGCCAACAATCAGGTAAATATGAATGGAACCGCTGAAAACCCAGAAGGTATAAGTATTGAGGTCTTTGGAGATGTAAGTATTAAAGCAAATCGTGATATAATGATGGAATGTAAAAATTTCACATTATCCGCTGATGAAACAATCAACATCAAATCCGGAACTGCCATAAATGTTTCAACGCAAACAAAAACGGAAAATGTTCCAACCTATACGATGAATTCAACGACTACCACTTATTCTGCAAATACATATAACTTAAATACAACAACTTGCAATGTTTCAGCAACAAGCTATACCTTAAATGCCGGTGGTTCCTTAACTTTGGTTGCCGGTGGTTCATTGACAATGGGTGGAGCAACCGCAGCGTTGAATGGATTGACATTTATGCCTACTACAATTGTTGATACAAACATGACGGCAACAATTCCTTGGATGTTTAACTGTTTTGGTCCTGCGGCAACCGGATCAGCTGCACCTCAGGTTCCACCTTCAGCTGTAACAACACCACCAACCGCTTCTTCACCTGAAGCTGTTCAAAATGAACAATTACAACAACCTACAGCAAGAACGCGTCAGGAAGGTAAACTTGAAACTTCAACTACCAATGTTTTAGGAGGAATTCAATAATGGCTTTTACAACATATTTAATTGACCTTGATGGTAGTTTTGAGCAAGGTAAACCGGATTTGGTTTTAACCGGAAAAAAAGCAATTGATAATCAAATTTTCAACCTCTTTTCAACGACAAGTTTTGATGGGGTTGGTTGCGGGGAACGAATTTTTGAACCAACCTATGGTGCAAATCTTGAACATTTTCTTATGGAACCTTTAACGGAATCCATTGGTTTGAGAATTTGTGACTTTGTTTACGAACAGATTACCACCTGGTTATCTGATATCATTTATGTAACAAGACAATCAATTACATACGAAATTGATTATGATGTACAAGGCTATATTATTTCAATCTATTATTCCTACCAAGGAAAGATTGGAAAAGTTAGCTTTGCTGTTACTAAATAGTCTTACCGTCATAAGTAATATCGGTTACAAAATACTTGTCACATTCTTCACAGCTGTAACTTTTTTTTGTGGATAAGTTCTGAGCCACCCGATCGTCAATAAGTTCAAAAACTGTATTACGAACTTCTTTGTTTTCAGTCAACAAAGAAACCAATTGCTTAACTAAAGCAATGTTTGGTTGCAGTTGACGTTTTAATTCCTGTTCATTTCTTTCTTCAATTTGTCGAATTTTTTCTTTGTATTCATGAACAATTTGACTTCGAATTTCACGCTCAATTTCATGAGCCAAGTCTTCAATCTGTGCTTTTACTTCCCAACGTAACCGTAAACCGTTTGTAAATTTGATTAAATTGTCAAGTGCTTCACTCATTGTCTTATCTCCTTTTTTCATTTTATACTTTATTATAAAATGAAATCTCTTATAAATCAAGAACTATTTTGAATTTTCTGTCATTACAACATCCAAACACCCATTACTATCAATAACAACCTTGACCGGTCCTTTACTACGGTTTGGAAGTTTGGAAAGCAACAATTTACATTCCTGCGTGCAAGCTTTTTGTTTGACACATTCATCAAGCGCAGCATTGTCCTGTGTAAAATCTCCATTTTCAGCTAAAAAGTTGAAAAAGAAAATTAAAACAATTGTCATAATCGTAAAACCAATTACTTCCTTATAATCTTCAATGAAGCTTTTCATTCTTCCTCCTTGTTTGCACATAACCCTTCAATAACGACATCCGTTTTGTGATTCTTGATTATATAAAGCAATTTTGCATCACAATACTCTTGCCATTGATTTTCAAGGTTTTGCTCTTTGACGAAATTTTCTACAACTCTTCTTGATCCTCTAATGCCAGCTTCAAAAATAACCCTCAAACCTTGCAAGCATAAAAGTGATAAAACCAGAATCATAATGATTCTGTTTGAAATATTTTTGGCTTTTGATTCGCTAATCATTTTCTTTAATCCTTTTTTAATCAATTAGCTTCCTTTTTATTTTAACAAATCTTCTTGTAAATCAAGAGGAATTTTCAGATACGATACTTGATATGAGTTATCGAACCATCATCTTCTGTATAATAAACATTTCTAATCCCAACGTGTTTGATTATCTTTTCACACATTGGACAAGGTTTTGCGCAACCAACTTTCTTTGATTTTGAATACCGGTAAACCAAAATGCTACAACCTTTTAAGGTATTCCAATCAACTTTCAACAAGGCTGATTGCTCAGCGTGCAGACTTTCAACCCACTTACGGTGCTTCAAAGGAATGGAAGAGCTTCGTATATCATTGAAGCCTTTGGAAAGGATTCTTTTTCCTTTGAAAATCACCGCACCAATTCGAGGGTGGCAGGTGGATTTCTTTGCTTCCTCAATTGCGGTTTTAATTATGGAATCATTTATTGACCTTGCTTCCATAGACAACGCTTCCTGTTATTTGTTTGCGAATAGTAAGAACTTCTTTTTCAATAGCTTCGAATTTTTCTCAACCTCGTCCATTTTCTCCTCCTTAAACTGATTTGTTCAAATCAATTTCAATCTTTGCGTTCAAGGTTTCCATAAAATCGTCGCAATTATACATTTCCCTAACCCAGGTTCGTAAGGATTCCACCGCAACTTCTTCCCAAGGACGAGCTTCATTTTCTTTCTTGATCCTGTAATGACTGTAATCGTAATCATTACACATTCTTTCGATTTGTTCCAAGGACAATTCCCTTAAACCGGATTTTTGGTCGTACATCTTTTCAATTTCCTGCCGTAACCAAAGGTAACCAACCTCAGGAATTTCCGGTGTCTTAATTTCAACCACCTGAACAACTCGAACCCCGTTCCAAACTCTTGAAAATTCTGTCATTGTCTTATCTCCTTTTTCCATTTTATACTTTAGTATAATATGTATTATCTGGAAAATCAAGAGAAAAAATTCAACTTACTTCAAAATTTCTTCAAGATATTCACGAGCCTTAATAGCCGGAACCGTTTCAATTCCATATTCTTTTGCTTTCTTCATTTTACCGGAATCACCAGCAAAAAACAAGCAGGTTGTCTTTTTGGTTAAACCACCAACCTTACCTCCGTTGTTGATAATCAATTCCTCAAGGCTTTTATCACGGAATTGTGTGAAGCAAAAACTCATACCTTCCATCTTTCCTGTATAAACTCTTTTGCTTACAATTTTAACATAAGGCTTAATCCGGTTATAAAGAGTTTTGAATTTTGCATATTTTGATTTGAACAAATCTATAATTCCTTCACCTAAGCCATTAACCTCAATCAATTTTGATGAAGCCAACTTAACCTTTTCACCATCAACCAAAACGCCATCCAGATTGTTACGAACATTTTCTTCACCCAAGCAATCCAAAATCATTTCAAAACGTTTTTCGGATAAGCTGTTCTTTTCATTCTGGAAACATTGGCTAACAGCCATCAATTTCCCTAAACTGATATCCTTCAAACAATTGTTTAATTTCTTGCTTATGTTTAAAGCCTTTTTTGCTTGATAACCAGGTAGATTGATAATCTGGTCGTAAGTAATTCCAAGAAGTTTTTCGTAGGTATTGAAACCTTTTTCAAACAAATCTTCAATGGTTGTTGCACCAACATCTTCCAATTTCAAATCACTGAAGAATGCAACAACTTCTTTCTGGTTTCTACCTGCGCAATTTTCATTGGCGCAATAAAGATCCGTTCCTGTTGACTGTAAAGGTTCACCACAAAACGGACAGGTGGTAGGAATTTGAACCGGATTAGGATTCGGGTAGGAATAAATGATACGTGGAATGACGTCCCCGCTCCTGATGATCTGAATGATCGTTCCAGGTTGCCAATTACCTTCCTCAACATATTTTGCATTAACACCATTGATTCTTGTAATGGTGGCACCATCAAAATTCAAACCTTCTTTCAAGATAATTACCGGCTTCATTAAACCGCGTTTAGACATTTCCCAAATTACCTGAGCAATTTCACCTTTTTCAACAAACTGTTTTTCCAAAGGTAATTTAATGGCTCGGCTTCCTTTTGGATTCAAACCATCTGCTTCCTTACCCAATTTGTTGAAGATTTCGGTGTTATCAATTTTGAAAACTGCACCATCACATAAATATGGATAATCGTCGCTTTTCAGATATTTGATGAAATTTTCAACCTTTTCATCATCTAAGTCGTTTGAATTGATTTTTTCGTGGAAGGTTGTTTTGAAACCAACCTGTTCCAATTTTTCCAAGGTTTCAAACAAACTGGTTAAACCTAATTCTTCGGCACTCGGCATTTCCCAAATAACAATATCAATAAGGGAGCAGTTGAATTTCACATCATCGCTTACTTCCTTATATTTTTCATCCGTTAAAATGGGTCGTAATGTTCCACCTATGAAATTCCTTTTATGTTTGTATGAACCTTTGACTTTTTTATAATTTTCATCTGAAACTACCGCTTCACCGGATAAGTATGTATGAGAACCTTTAACCATCAAAGATTCTGGAAGTTTTTTAGGGAATTTCATCAAAGAACCGCGATATGTAATATCTTGACCTTCCAAACCATTTCCGCGGGTATAAAGATGTTGATAATCACCATTTTCGTCATATTCAATCAACATTGATAAACCATCAAGTTTTGACATTTTGGTTAAAATGGTGTTTTCGGGGAAGATTTTCTTCAAATCACATTCCCCAATTCGGAACTTTTTCTGGCTTCCCATAATGACCGGAAGCTTTGCTTTGTTTTCCGTGGAAGTATTATCACCAACCTGATGCAGCAAAGGATTGTTTGGATCCAATTCCTCCAGTTGCTTCAAGAGGTTATCATATTCATCATCTTCGAGGTCGTAAGACCCTTTTGTGAAATAATCCTGATTTGCTTTCTTGATAATTGCTTCAAGATCTTTAACTTCCATTTTCGTTCTCCTTTTTAAATTTTATACTTCATTATAACAAGAAAGAGAAGGAAAATCAAGAGAAATCTTAACCTTGAAATATCTTTTCTTGACGATGTTTTTCGACCATTTCTTCATAAATGAATTCTTCAGCAGGATTTTCCCTATCTTGTTTGTTGGAAAGACATTTAAGAATCCAATCATTGGTAATTTCTTTGAAGGAATCAACATAACCAAGTCTTTTTCTCAAGCAAAGATAGTAAAAGCCTTCATAGTTGAATTTGTTTTGAAAATGCTTTTCAAAAAATTCCTGCTCAGTTTTGTAAACATTTTCAACCATCCACCATTTTGAAAACAAAGCAATATTACCATCTTCAAAAAGTGTTCCGTAAGAGGTAATTTGACGCACACCGTTATGTAGTTTCTTTTCAAATTGGATTTGAATTCCCATACTATCGGAATCTGCACTAAAATGATAGTTACAATCTTTTGTTTCAACCGTTACCGTCATTCAAATCACCTTGTAAATCTTCAACAATCTTAACAGCTTCCTCAATTTGATTTTCATTCAATTTGCAGTTTGAAGGGTCTTGAAGCCACATTTTCAAAAAATCAATTTCATTGGAAAGGTTTGCCTTCATGTAGGAAACATCAACATCATCAATCTTTTGTTGTTCAATATTCTTACCTGAGTCTAAACCTTTAACCTGCCATATATTGAAATCTTTTGTTCGCTTTTGGATTTCCAAACTATCCAAATGTTTGGGAACATAAAGCCGGTAACAATTTTCAGGTTTAAGGTAATCAAGATCTTCCAACTTTTGAACAACCAAGTCAAGGAGTTTAAAAGGTGTATCAATTGAAACCTTTTTGAGCTTCAATTCCTTACCATTACTTTTGCAATCGAAAAAGTATTTATTAACCGGTTCACCAAACTTTGTTTGAACAACAGAACCTGGATATAAACGATCCTGCTGTCTATGAAGATGTCCTAACAACCAAACATGTTTATCGTCAAGGACAGGACCATCGTTGAATTTTCTTCCATTATCACCAAGATAACCTTTAACCTGAAAATGTCCAATGCAAATTGAATTTTCCTTTGTCAGTGGTTTGGTAAAAGGAAATGGAAGCATATCAAAAGGAACACCATCTATTTTAATGGTTTCCGGTTGAATAAAGAATTTGACATTATCCATCAAACCAAGATCTTCAATAAAGTACTTGCAAAGATTCAAGGAATTTTCTTGAGGATTTGCATAATCATGATTTCCGAGAATAATGTAATAATTCAAACGCTTATCAAGCGTTTTGAGGAATGCTTTCTTGGATTCATCCTTTGGAAAAGGATTTTCAAAAATATCCCCACCAATCACAACATTTTCAACACCATTTTCCCTTGCATATTTCCAGATTTGCTTCAAAGTTGAAGAAATCAAGGATAGATGGTTGTTTGGAAAGTAGGATTCAATTCCTTCATAATGAATATCACCTACAAATAGAAAACGAGCAACCGTCATTTTGTTTTCAATCCATAATGATTTCTTCCAGTTCCACGATGAACGCAACGTTTCACCCTTGATTTAACTTGCTCCGTAATGATTTCCTCAATTGCTTTTCGAATTTCCGAATCTTTGTTGTTCAATTCGTTTTTCAAAATTTGAATTAAAGCATCTTTTTCAATTGCCATTTTCCTACCCCCTGTTTTAAAAGAATTTTTGTTTGAATTGTTTTAACAGGTTTTGACGTTTGGTGTTTACAACATAATCATTATATGGACCATCTTCGTCTAAAGTAATTCCAATGTATTGTTTATATTTGAAATGAGGTTCATACTCAGAAAGATAACCACTTACATACAAATGATCACAACAACCTGCTTCCCAAGCATAAAAATTTTCACCGTTCCAAAGACCACGAACCACTTTGAATTTGTTGATTAAACCTTTCAATTCTTCCCTACCGGAAACAAGATAAATTGGAAATTGAATTTTTAAATCAGGTTCTTCAACTTCAAAAATTTTCTTGGATAAAACTTTCATTCCTCTACTCCTCAAACATTCTTCGGTAAACAGTGCCAATTTTGTAAGCATTTTCGTTAGTTACATCTTCTTTCAAAAGTGGGTATTTTTTGAAATCAAAAGATTCTGCTTCTTTTATATCCTTAAATTCAATTTCACCAAACTGTCTACCATCAGGTAAAATTCTGGCTTCACACCAGATAGGTTCAAGAGGAGATTGTAGTTCAAAATGGTTTAGATCAAAACAAATCCTTTTTATTTCCAAACAGCCGTGGCAATTTGAAATAAATTCCTTTATCTGGTTTTTATCTTTGATTGGAAGTTCAATTTCCAAACGAGTCAAAGCTGGTCTGATTAAAAAAGGTTTGTCCTTGATTGTCAGTTTCCACTCACCATCTTTTGAGGTAAACAATTCTTTCCAACGGAGGCGAATTTCATAATCCATCGTATTTGGTAAATACCAAGTCCTTTCCGTCCACCATTCTTCAAGAGGGTAGATTTCAAGCATATCTTTTGAAAACAGGAATTTACGTTCGATTTCCATTATTTTATCCTACCATTTATTCTTCTTTGATTTCCCACGCTTCGGAAAACAACATATTAACATTCAACGGAATTGTTGACGCAGGACAACCTTCATAAGCAACATATCGAACGGTAGAACTTCCTTCTTCAATATAGTAGTAGCCTTGTTGATTCAAATCCATTGTATTGATGAATTTCTGCATCGGCTTGATTTTAGCAAAAAGTTGGTCGAGTTTCATTTTCGTTCTGCTTCATCCCTTTATTTAATCAGCTCCTGAATACGCTGAACAATTTTATTAGGGCGTTTATATGTTTGGTTACGCTCTATATAAAACATTTCAACTTGTCTATCAAACTTTTCCAATCTTACATTGTAGTCCAACCCATACCGTTCATACCAAGTATTGCCGGATTGTTCAAATATAAAATCCCAAATTTCTTTACCTTCTTTAAATGATAAGTTTCTTTTATTGAAGGTAAACTTAATATGTCCATTTTCGGTATTCAGTTCTTTAACAAGCGTTACAACATCTTTGTTGTAGTTTATCAAATTAGACTTACGAGCTTCTTCAATAGAAGAGTTATGTGCAATTACCGTAAAAGGAACTTTGAATAAAGGGTCTTCCTTATCAAGGGTAACAACTGAACCACCTACAATTTCATATTGCCACAACTTGTTTTTATTATCGGCTTGTATTACAACAGCTCGGGTGTTGTAGTTCTGTGCCAAAATGTCGCCCACCTTTAACTCGCATAAGCTTGCCAGGTTATCTTCTCTTACAATAATCATGTTCTTATCTCCACTTTTTAAAAGGAACCATTTTCCTTTTTCCATTTTATACTTTATTATAAAATGGATTTTCAGGAAAATCAAGCACTATTTGAAGAATTTTTAAAATTTACCAAGTTTCATCATTCAAGCAATTGATCAACCGTTTTATCAACGGTTTCTTTGCACATTTAAACCCCTAATGACAAAAGATGCAAAGTATGCTCAATGTTTTCCTTGAATTGTTCCAAGGTTCCGTCATTATGAATGATAATATAATTCGGGGAAGCTCCAATCCATTTCCATTCGGAAGAATGAATTTTCATCAAAGCATCACTCATAGTTTTAACCTTACCTTGGTTATATTCCAAAGCATCCTTATACCAAAAAGGATTTTCGCCACGTTGAATTTCCAACAAATAGCCACCATATTTTTCAACCATACGGATTTCATCCTGATAACGTAAATCCGTAATTAGGTAATTTTTGTTGGGATTATTTATAATTTCCTGCTCAACAATGGAAGCCCAAACATTTTCACAAACAAGAGTTTTCATTGAACTACCAAAATTTTGCAAAATCTTCCTTGGGGTAAATTCCGAGTTGGTCTTTTCACTCCAAAAAGGATCCGGTTCCATACGCCAAGCTCTTGATTTTTCTGTTTTACCTTCGAGCATTTCCCGGTCCCAATTGAACAAAACAGCAACCATATCTTTCAATCTTGCTGCAAAGCTCAGATATTCAAAATGATACTCCGGTAAAATTTCTTTGATAAAATCGGCGCATGTATTTTTTCCACTACCTATTAAGCCGGAAATTCCTATAATCATATATTATTCCTCGTTTATGTCTTTAACTGCAAGTTTTTTGATAACCAGGTTTGGTTTATTGATTTTTGATAGAGCCTTTGTTGCACCTGCTAGAGTTTTCCAAGTTTTCAATTCCAGGGTAGGGCGACCACCTGCCCAGTTAGTCGCCCGATAAATACCCTGAGTCTTTTCGTTGTAAATGACGAAAATATCTTCCATCATCAGCATTCCTTAATGATTGTTTTCAACTTGACGGTATATTGAGCCCCGGCATAAATCTTTTTGTATTTTTTAAGCTCTTCCTCAGCATATATCAATTTCAAAGGTTTGGTAAGCTCCTTTTCTTCTTTGTTTTCGTGTTTAACCGTTACAACATAAAATGTTATATAATTTTTCATTTCCTAAATTCCTTTATTCTTTGACCAAATCCCGATTGGAAATTCCATTTTTGAAAATGTAGGTTGTTTTACCTCTACTGTTTTCAATCAAAACTGTCATTCCAACTTTTCTTTTCGACCTTGGCAATCTTTTGAAAACATCCTTGATTGATGTATAAAGTGTTTTCAATTCAACCTTTGCAGATTTTGAATCCTTGACTTTCAAAACTTTTTTGGTTCCAGAAGCAGGTTTTGTTGTTTTAGCTTTAAAAACCTTACCTTTCAACAAATCCTTCTTTTTGGTATCAACAACCTTTTTGGTTGATGTTTTCAAAACCTTTTTAGCAGCAGGCTTTTTGGTCGAAGATTTTTTCTTTGTAGGAGCATTCTTTTCTGCAATCTTCAAAACGTCCTTCTTATGAGTTTTGAACCAATCCTTGAAGGTTTCATTTTTCTTCAATTCACCAATCACATAATAGGAACAGCAACGACCTTTTGCATTGTTGTAATCTTCAGGAATTGAAACAACATCAGCCGGATTGATTTTCAAAATCATTGTATGCTCACCAGGATAAGAACTTAAATAGGATTCGTTGCAAAAATGCAAACCACTTGAGCAGGTTTCATGACGATTCGGATTAACATCCTTTCTCGGCATTGAAACTGTCATTCCAATGTGGTTATCAAAGGTATGAGAATGTTTATCAAGATAATCTTCGCCAACATTTTTGTAAGCTAAGAAGCAACCATCGTCCGTGATTGGTAAATTGTTCGCTTCCAAAAACAGGAACAATTCATCAATGGAATCTTTTGAAGGATTTGCCAGCAAATTATCCATAAACAACAGCATTGCTTTGGGATCCTGCTTGTTTTTAGCAGCTTCAAAAATTTGCTGCAACAAAGGATTGGCTTTGATTGACTTTCCTTTGAAGGTATAAATAACCTCACCATCAACAATTTTCAGATTCTTACCAAGGTAAGTCAAGAGGATTTTCTTGGTATCCAACAGTTTGACAATATCGCCCCAACGAATATGGGACCAGGTTAACATTTTCGAAACCTTGTTGAACATTTCATGATTTTTATCAACAAGATAAGCCTTGTTGTTGATTGTCAATGAAATGCCGGTCGGTGTAACCAGGTAAAAATTCTTAGATTTTGAAGCCATAATTTTTCTCCTTTTTGCTTCTATTCAACCAAAAGATCCAAACCATTCAAATTTCCGAGCTGTTCGTTGAGCTGAATTTGACCCAGTTTTTCCTTGATTTTATTTAACAAATAACCCTTGTTGATGTTGAAACATTGGACGTTTCCTTTGCTGTTTGTAAATTCAATGTTTTTTTGAAGTAAATAATCAAGCGCTGTATTCAGAGGAATTTTTTGAATTTCCTTCTGGAAATCAATTTTACAACGGCGACTAACAACCAATCTTGCTACCCTGTAAAAATGATCCTCAATATGATCAAGTTCATATCTTACCGAACGATAAGGATCACTTAATGTATTTTCAACCAACACATAACCATACAAAGCCGGTTTTGAAGTTATCGGCCCATCAAGGTATTGAAATAATTTGAGGTAGAAATTTGCACAAAGTTTTTTGAAGATTTCCTTTGCATCTTCATTGGTAGGACCAAACTCTCTGAAAATGTTTAGATTGATAAGTTTGTAGCCGGCCTTTTTCAAACCATTAACATCCCCTTCTCCTAAACTCCAAACATTAACCTTACCTTCCAGAAAATCATTCTTATCTGTAATGCCAAGCAAATCAAGACAATTATCAAGGTAACCATTTTTAACTGCTTTTGAAAAGAAATTCATATATTTTGCTTGGACCATATAAGGGATATAAAGGATTGGCTTCAAAGGATCCAGATACATACAGGAATATTCATAATAGCCATAATTGTTTACAGCTCTGTGGTTACGTCTTGTGAATTTTTCCATAAAAGAAGAACGTTCCGAAGCTCGTTTCTCCGGTTTTTTATCATACAAATCCGCATCAATCAATTGAACCAGTCTGGAATCCTTAAAGTTTTTGTTTAAAATTTCCCAAACTTTTTCATTATTTTCTTCACAGGTTTGTAGGAAATAATAAGCAGGACCATTCCAAGATTTTGAATCCTTATCAAAAGATATAAATTCAGAAAAATCAAACTTCGAAAGATTGTTGTTGGTTTTCGTTATGAAAATTTTAATGGGATGATAATCTTTCGTTGTAAGTTTTTTGATCCAAGTCAAATCAACATAATAATTACAATAAAATGAATCCCCAACATTAGAACCAAGCAATCGCAACCTATCATCGTTTCTACTATATTTCAAAACACGAATTGAGGTTAAAAGTTGACCTTTATCATCAATGAGGATTTTTCTCAAGTCACTTGTTGAAAATGAAACCGATGATAAACTTGTTGGTTTGAAAAAATCACCAAGGTATTTGAAGGAATATGTTGCACCGAACCTTGTAATGATGTTGAATTTTTCCAAGTTTTCTACATAATCTTCAAGAGTTTCAACCGGAATAATCCAATTATCATCTTGTTTGAATTTTTCATATTCCGTGAAAATTTGATTGACAAAAAGCATATAAGCATTTCTTATTGCTTCACTTGTTTTCTTACTGAACGATAAAGATTCTCTTGATGCGGTAACCTCCAAAGAACCAATCGGAAATTCCAGAACAAACTTTTCCGAAACACTGGAATTGAATAAGGTATCGTAATTTTCAATTTTATCCTTCATCACCGGTGAAAATTTAACACCAAGTTCCTTTTCAACATCATCATAAGGAAGTGGATCATTGGAGTTGAAAATCATTATCTGTTCTTCCCTCCAACGATAACCAAAAAGTCTGTCGCTTAAGTTGTAATAAATGCCACCTAACAAAACACCTCGGTTGGTTTCCGGATAAGTCCTTTTCAAAATCTGGACATTCATTTCCGGAATATTTCCGATTTCCTTGTAACCAAAGTTACCATACCTTCCGGTTAAAACGTCTTTTGGTATATTCAGGATTTTTATGTTGAAATTATGGGATAAACGAACAAAGGAGCAAATTGCTTCTTCAAAAGCAAAGACATCTTTTTCATTAACCGCAAACTCAACTTTCAAACCATTCGGTTCATTCGTGGATTCAACACCAACCTTTGCCAAGGTAGGATAACCAACCTCGTCCTTAAAGACCATATATTGAATTTTCTTACCGTTATAAAAACTGGTAACGTAAAACTGGTCGCTGTAAGCCAAAGGTGTTTTTGAACCCAAACCAAAGCCACCAATCTGATCATTATCTTGGTTTTTCGTAGATTTGAAGAATACAGAATAAATATTAAGAACCTCTTCCTCACTCAAACCGGTTCCATAATCACGAACATAAAAAGTTCGTTCAATTACAGAATCCGGTCTGTGAATTTCGATAGGAATATCCAAGGTTCCAGCAACCTGATGACTATCCCGAGCATTTGACGTCAATTCCCTTACAATGGTTGGAATTTTGTTTGAATACAAGGTATCCATCCAAATCTTTAACGCCGTTGCGTTTGTTTCAATTCCAAACTTCTTAAAGGAATCTTCAGGAATGTTGGTATCGCATTGCTGTCTGGTATTCTCTGTAAGCATCTCAAATCTCCTTTTTAAATTTTATACTTTATTATAACAAAAAATTCGTTATAAATCAAGAGAAAAATTTAAACTTTTAGAAATTCTTTTGCAGTTTTTTCAGCCAATTCTACAATATCCTTGTATTTTTCATCATACTGATTGAAGTATTTCATTTTCAAAGCATCTGCATAAGCTTGCTGATAAACCTCAACGACAATTTCTTCAAGATAATCATAAATCATCTTTTTACGTTGCTCTGCATTGGGTTGTTTCTTCATACCTTCTTTAAAATTTTCAGCTTTGGTTGGTAAACCTGAGTGATAACGCTCCAGATCACCTTCAATATAACCCGGTTCATATTTTGCTGAAACGTAAATTTTTCTTCTTGGATGTTCAATCAAATTTTTGATTGATCTACAATTATCAATGACGACATAATTACCACAATCCCAATCAAACCCAGGTAAATCAAAGAAGATTTTTTGGATTTTCCTAAAAGTTTTCCTACGGAAACAAAATCCTTTGAATACGGTTGTATATTTATATTCATCGTTTTTATATAAATCCTCGAGAACAGCATCTCGTTTTTCTTCCTGAACATTCAAAGCTTTCATCATACCTACCATACCGGTTAAAAACAAACTCGTTTGTTCACCATTATGGTAGTATTTCATTGTTTTGATTGTCATATAACCGAAAATGTTGAAATTTACATAGAGGTAGGAATAATCCTTTCTTGAACGTGAACTAGTTGAAAACCAACCCCAACTCAAACATTTTTCAAAGTTTTGGTTTGCCAATCTTAATGTTTTGTGGCAATATCTTAACCAAGGAGTTAAGAAAACGAAAACATCTTCGGCAAAATTTTTAAAAACATATTCCCAATGATAAAGACGCTTTTTGGTAACAAAAGTTACAAAGTCATCAAGCTTGTAGTAAAAGGTCCACCAGATATTGTGAAATTTCCAGTAGATTGCTCTTTTTGTTTCAGGGGTTATAAAATGTTTCATTGATTCCTCCAAAAAATTTGTGAAAATGTTGAAATTGAATCCAAGAAATAATAACAAGTTCAGAAAAAATTTCTCATTTTACCGCAAAACCTCATAACCAACCTCCTCATCTTTAAAAATGGTATTAAAATACTTGAATTGTTCAACCAATTCCAACATCCGCATACCAAGCTGCGTTACAAAACGTTCATATTCAGCACCTAAACCGTCACGAATTTCTTCATTATAACCGGTTTCGTGAAGAGCCGCATGGGCCAATTCATGAAAAAACGTTACACGGGTTTGATCGTTGTGAAGATTTTCTGAAACTACAATTGAATTAGTTCGGTAAAAACATTTACCACGGTCACCGTCCAATTCATTATCTTGCTCCGGAACGGTTTTGAAAGTCCAGGTAACGGAGTTCATTTTGAAATTTCCGCTTAAATTCATTCTTAGTCCTCCTTGGATTTATGCTGAACAACAGGTTTGAAGAAGCTTGTAACAAAACCAAGGAAAGCACCCACCTGGAACATTGTTACATTTTCAATCCCGATTTGTTTGAAAATTCCAAGGAAAATATCTCCAAAGAATAAACCTACAACCCAACCGGAAATTCCTCCTCCAACAGCTCCTAAAACTCCTTGAAAAAATAATCCTGCTATTGCAGCCAAAATGAGCATATAGATTGACATTTTATTTTTCTTCTTTTTCACTCAATGTTGTTCCTAAAATTGTTGTTCTTGTTGCAACCAAGTCACATAATGGAATAGCATCACCATCTTTTGTTTCCAAGAAGAACGAGCAACCATCTTGCGTAACAATTCCTTCATAACGATGACCTTCTTCGTCTTCCGAAATAATTCGATCATATTCATAAACGTCGAAAGATTCCTTTCTACCATTGATTTCCACATAACCCCAAAAGCAGGTATTTCTGCAAAGCTGATAATCTTTCCAGTATAACTTTTCAAAGGAACCATCGTTTTTACGAACCCAAATATCACAAAACTGGTCCATGAAAAATTCCCAAGTGGAAAATTCCTCATCCTGCTCGAAGAATCTTTTTGTTTTCATATTATAAACAAGAAAATCCTGATTTCTAAACCCTCTGGAAGCGTATGCTAACCGAATTTCAAATTGTGTAAGCATTTTCAATCTCCTTTTTGAATTTTTATAATTTATTATAACAAGAAAGAGAAGGAAAATCAAGAACTATTTTTCACTTTTCATAAATTTTAAGATACAAAAACAAAATGTTGCAACTGCAATTATAATGAAAACCAGAGTAAAAATCATAACAAACCTCAAAAACTATTTTTCATTAACAAAAAAGAAGCCTTGAAAATTCAAGGCTTCATTAACTTCTTGGGAGAAGTGAAATTTACTTACGAACTAACTCACGAACAGCTGAAAGAACATCATCTGAAATTTCATGAGAAAATTTTGCTTCCAATTTTTGAAATTCTGATAGGAAATTACGTTTAGCCATTTGAACTTTTTTCTTACGAATATCTTCCGCTTGCTTCTGAAGTTTATCAGCTTTTTGCGCACTCATATATTCATTGGTTCTATTTTCAATCAAAGGAATTGAATTATATGAAACTTCGAGATATTCCAAAACTCTTCCGTCACTCATTTTACGAGAATCTCTTTTAATAGGAGGGGCTATGTTTTCAATCAGGGCATCAACTCTTTTTTCAATTTCTTTTACAGGAACAACAAGATAATTAGAATCCCCTCTATTTTCATACCCAATCTTTGGATCTAAAAGCATATCATAACCCAAGGTTTGAAGTCTTGAAGTAATTTTTTGAATCTTTTTATCAACGTCGTACATTTTAAAAATTCCTAAATAATTTTCTAAAAAATTAAAATCTTTTATGCCGGTAACGGGATTTCATTTCGATCTTCAAGTGATTTCAAAATATCATTGAAGCAATCCGTCAAAGCTGGCTCAACTTCATCCAAGGTATCAAAAACAATGTTGTTGCTCGGAAAGATTTGTTTAAAATCCTCACTTTTTTGAAAAATTGCAACAGGAACCTTTGGAAGCTGATAATTCAAATACCAGTTTACAAAACGCATATCTTCTTTTGTTGCAATTCGTAAAGCATCATTGTGGATGAAATTATCAATGTCATAAAGCAGAGCAATTTCATCATCTGCAAAGGATTTATTGAAAATTTCTTCACAAAATTCAAGGTACAAAAACAAAGTTTTTCGATATAACTTTGGATTATCAACATTGTATTTTGGGAATTTGTATATGAAAATCTTTTTATCATCATATCCACTGGTTTTCAACTTACCTACAAAATCTTCGATTTCCTTGTAGGAAAACCCGGTAAAACCTAAAATTCCAGTAAATCTACTTTTATATCCGGGGATAAATTCCCCGGATATAAATTTCGTTACAATATCCTTGATCATTCTTCCAAAATTCCTTCATAGCAAGGCTTCAAATATGTGCGAAGCAGATTGTTCATTGTCGTCATTGGAACTTTACAATAAGCACAAACCTCTTTCATGAAACCTTTCGGATTTTCTTCAAGAATATCAAGCGGACTTGTCATATCCATACCTGTTTTGTCATTATACCAGGTAAGGAATTCATCATTTTCGTTGGAAATGATTTTCATAACTTCAAGCATCGCAGCTTCATTATTGATATTTTTCATCTCGTAATTTTCAACAATGGATTTGCAACTGCTGCGAATTGTAATTTCATGATATTCATCGCAAGCGTTTGAAACATTTAAGGTATCAAATAAATCGGAGCTTTCACCGTCATGTTCAATTGTTGCTGATGTTGTATTAACGAAGGAATTGTAATTTCCATCTTCATCTTTTGAAACTGTAAAATGACTACGTTTTCCGGAGGTATTGTAATGAATGTAATTGATTAGATAATTGGTTGTTGCTTTAACACTTGCTTTATCTAAATCTTCACCACGCAGGAAATGTAAGTGGTAACGAATTTTTTCAACCAAAACCATTTTAATATCCGCTACAATGTCGCGCATATTTTCTTTTGAACGTTCGGATAAGAAGGAAGCTCTGGAATAAATGACGCCGGTTACGATTTTTTCAACCCGTTCATAACAGGCTTCAACTTCTTTCTGGAATTGTTTGTAATTCAAAGGAGCCGGCAAGGTTTTCATCTTTCTAAGAATGTCTTGGGGAACATTTTTCAAATAAGTGAAAATTTCCAGATCTTCCGGCTTACATTTAAAATCTTGTAAAGCTGCAATTGCTTTAACACCTGATAATCCGTTAACGCGTAAGTAATTCAAATACTGAATCCACATCATAAATTCCGGATTATCGGTTGTTATATTGAGGACATCTTTTTTTATTTGTTTAGGAATCAATGTCGTCATTGTCGGATAAAATTCACGACGCTTGACATTCGGATATACCAACAAATTCACCATCGTTTGATAAACTTCAGGCAATTCATTTTCAGACGGATTGAATTCAATCTTGTTGAGCAGATTGTCGAATAAAGGTATATGTTTCATGTTATCTTCTCCATTAGTCGTTAATGTCTTTGTGCAAAACTCCTGCTTTCCTCAGGAGGTAAAAAGGAATTTCCCTTCTACTTCTTGAATATATTAGGAAATAGAAGGGAAATCAAGAAAAATCTTCACGATTTTTCAACTTTTTTCTGATATGCAATACAAACCATATTCGCCTTGCTTGTAGGAATATCATATCCTACAACTTTACCACCATCTGCAATAAAAGCTTTGCGGCGCTTGCGTAAATTTTTAATTGCGTCATAAATTCCGGATTCTGTTGTCCAACCTTCATAAACTTCCTTGGAAGCAATCAAAAGTCCATCTGTAGCCCTACGTTTAGACATCATCTGACCTTTTACCACCATTAAATAAACGGCAAATTCCAACTCCGGATGCTCTTTTTCAAAAGTTTCACGTTCCTTTAAAAGGTCTCCACAAAACTCATTGAAATTTGATTTCCAAGAAATAAGGTTGTTATCAAGTGAAAAATTTTCCTTACGACGATCAGGGCTACTTCCACCTGGTCGGTTCCGTTTACATTTTTCTTTAACTTCATTGACTTTTAAATTCATAAGTGGTTTAACTTCCTTTTTTACCTTATGAATTGAAAGATTTAATAAGAAAGACCCATCTTTTAATTCAAGAGGGTCTAAACCGGTTACTTCAAAATCTTTATTGATTTCAATCTTACCAAACGAGTATTTTCTTTCCATTTTCATTCTCCCTTTTTGGAAATTATACTTTATTATTAACAAAAATTTCTTGTAAATCAAGAGATATTTTTGAAGTATTTTTCGCAAATCTTTTTTAGCTCATTTCGTTTTAAGGAAAGAACCATTTTAACTGGATCCTTTTCTTCCAAACGGTCAAGAATTTCATTTCTAAAACCTAAAAATTGGTTCCAAACCTTATCAATATCCCATTTCCTTGCTTTTGGGTATTTGAATCCATTAGATCCAATTTCATCTTCAAATTCAGCTTTAACCAAAAGCAAAGTTCGTTGAAAATCCGTTTTGTTTTCACAATGAATGTCAAAAAGATATTTAATGAACATTTCTCGAGGAATTTTCTTTGCGTTTGGTTTCAAGGTTAATTCACCAAGCTTTCGTATATCGCTTGCCAGGGTTTCATACCAAGATTCATCCTTACCAAACCAAAGGATTACTTTGCACATATGACAAATAAATCCATCATCAAGATTTTCACCTTTACTCATTAGACGTTCAATGACCTTTTGACGTTCCATCGCCATTGAAATGATTTTTTGTAATCTTTTTGAAACCAACATTTTAATCTCCTGATTATACTTTATTATAATAAAAATTCTCTTGTAAATCAAGAGAAAATTACAAATTTTCAGAGTATTTTACCACTTTTTGATACAATTTTTTGATTTTTTCAGGTGGCAAATTACCAGGATCTTCATCTCCGTGGAAATCAACCTTCAAAAGATTGCTACAATTTTTCAAATCAGTTTCAATCTTTTGGAAAGCACTTTGACCTGCTTCATCAGGGTCAAGGGCTAAAACAATCAACTTTGGATCAAGCATTTGAATTAAGGACGATTTTATATTTGACCAGTTTTTTGAACCTAAAATAGCAACAGCAGGAAAGCCATATTGCGTGAAATTCAAAGCATCCCTTGGACCTTCAACAATTGCAAGGATATTATCCTTCTTTTTTATTCTTTCTTTTTGATAATCATAGAGAAACCAACTTTTCTTGACCCAAGAACCAGCGGTATTTCTATAACAGCTTTGTCCTTTTGGCTTATTCATCAAGGCTTGAATTCCACCCTTTAATTCACCATTTTGATAACAAGGTAGGAAAAGGTTTTGATCTTTAACCTTTGCATTATAAAAAAGTCTTCCACCAACTGCGTTCAAAAGCTTTCCACTTATGTTGCGCCATTGACGATCCGGATCCCAAGGAACCGACATAGCAAAATCAAAATCACAAGGAATATCTTCAAAAAGCTCTTCTTTTTCCTTGGAAGAAATTTTACGTATTGTAGAAGCTTCTTGCTCCCTTTTACTTTGCCCTTCGATTTTTTGCAAGCCAATTTCTTCAGCCAGTTTATTCCAATCCCCATGAGCGCCACAACCATAGCAATAAAAGAATCCAGCTGGATATTTTCCTTTAATAAGATTGACTCTGCAAGATGCTGTTCTTTCCTGACCACCACTATGAAAAGGACATTTCAACCAAACGCTATCACCACGAACAACCGGGTCATAACGTTCAGCATTATGTAAAAGTTCCTCGGCAAAGTCAAACATTTAAAGAATCTCTAACCTCCATCAAAATTTTACCAAGGTTATTTTCACCCTTACCTTCACAAATTCCCCAGAAGGTATCACCCCAAGTATTTTCTTCAGAAATTGGACCTTCAATTTGCTTAAGTCTTTTCAAGAGTTCAGGGTTTTGTGTAAATTTCAAAATAACGATTTTTCGCATTACCTTGATTTTGATCTGTTCCCAATCTTCACGAAGTTCAACCTTTCTTCCTTTTTTCTTGGCTTTTCCACCATTCCAATCACAAAAATTCGGAATAAGGGATTTGTCCTTACATTTTGAAGCTTGATAAAGGCTTTCCGAACAAGAAAAGGTCAAACCTTTGTAAGTTATCTTACAAGGAAACATGTTTGATAAAAATGCAAAATCGTCTTTAAAGAACACGGAAAGGCTCCACTTTCAAGCTTGAAATTTTTTCATAAACCTTTTCCCAATCTCCATCAAAATCGGCACGATCATCAATATAATAATCAGCATAAATCTTTTTGCTTGTTTCAAAGGGAAGGTAGGAAACATTTTCATTAACCGCTTTAAAAGAAATTCCTTCAAATTTCAAATAAGAAACAATCCGTTCAAGGTCTTTTCCAAACCGACAAGTCCATAGAATCAAATCACAAAATTCTTGGAGTTTCAACAAACAAGCTTTTGCATCCGGTTTAATTTTTCCATAATCCGGAAAATTGAAATCAACCAATGTTCCATCGAAATCAATAGCTATAATAGGTCTTCTATTCATTTTCACGCCTTTTTACTACTAAAAAAGAAGTAGGAATTTCTTCCTACTTCTTAACAACATTTAATTAACGTTTCCAGACATTTACTTGAGTTCCACTATTTCCAATTACTAGAAGTTTTCCTTGTTTTTCTAAATCTTTCATTTCTTGATGATGCATTGGATCTCGATTTACCAATCTTTTTTCAGATACTAAGTAATTCCAAAAACCATATTGTTCTTTAACCATTTCTGTATTTGGAAGGAAATTTATACTTTTTCCGTTGTAATAATTCAAATCAACATAGTAAACTATAGAATTTATTGATCCAGGTTGATTATCAAGATTTTTATCTTTGTAAAAATCTATAATTGCCTTCCACAACTTACTTGCACCACCAACAACAGAATATCCTAATTTGCAGGTTCCTCTGGTAATTTCAGCATCATATTTCCCTTTTCCAAAGAAAGCATGTCCCACGGAATAAGTCATAATTGGTTCTCTTGTTTCTTTATTTACCAAAACGAATGCTGTTTTGGCATTCCGATAACCATTGATGTTATTTTGATCGAAGAAATCTTTTAACTCAATTGCAGGTTTGATTTCCAAATCTAAATTTCTTGCATAGATTTTTTTGCTTTTTCCACACGCATGTAAAATAATATCTTGCAAAACTTCCCATTTATGTTGATCATAAAGATGAGGTTCATAAAGATGAATCAGACGAATTCCTTTATCTCTGCAGAGCATTGTTTTTTCAAAATGATAAGTAATTGGACGAGGCGAATGACCATAATGTCCAACGGAACTGTTATGCGACCAAATATCATTAACCTCAAGAGCCAGTTTATAATCCGGTAAATAAAAATCCAATTCCTTTGGTTTGATTAGATCTCTGTTATGTTTTTCGTAAGTTAAATTATTCTTTTTTAGAAAATCCTCCACAAAGGCCTCCAGATAAGAAGTTCCTATGTTGAAATTATCCTTCAGACCAGATCCAGCTATAAATTTATGTGCATTTGAAACATTTGAAATATTCACATACTGCCTAAAATCTTCTGCCGTTGGCTTTCTCTTTTTATCCCATTGATCTAAAAATCTTTTAACTTCTGTTTTATCAAACCTTTGATTTCCATTTTTAAACCTTGTTTGTCTGGATTTTTCTTGAATAAGTTCGCTTTGATTTGCATTTTTACAACCATAACGTTCCAAACAGGTTTTTTGTGCTTTCTTAATTGTTTCTGGATTTTTCCAAGAACAATCAACGCCAAAATGTTCCAAACAGGTTTGAGCTTTTTTATCTTTAACTTCTTGCAATTGAGATGGATTATCAACGCCGAGCTTTTCTTGATAACATTTTCTCATATAATCCCCATTTTTGAAAATATTATCAACTCCATACCTTTCTAACATGGTTGCTTTTTGTTTTTCTTTTCTTCTTTCTTTTACATCCTCTGAGATATTTTTGAGTTTTTCAATTGCCTCTTCAGAAAAATATTTTCCATTATATTTTTCTAAACGTCTTTTTTGATTTAATTCCCAGTTGTTAAAATTTTCATCACCATAACGTTCAAGCTTTGTTGATTTTACTTTTGCATCTAAAATTTCTTTTCTTCCAGGCTCTCTGTAGATAGAAAATTTCTTTTTATCTTTTTTTAAATTTTCTTTTTTCAAAATATACTGAAAAGCGGAACCTACAAGTTTATATTTCTCAAGAAATTCCGGAATTCTCATAAAAGTTTCAAGATATTCTGTTTTGATAAGATTCAGGATCTTTTGATAAAGATCCTGATCTTTTTCTAACATAGAAGGGGTTATCTTTTTGTTTTCTAACTGATTATTAGCCATTGGTAAAAGTCCTTAATCTGATTTTCTTCTTCAGACCCACGACCATAAACCCCTTTATCAATCTGTGGTATAATTTCTTTACCAATATATTCACGAAGTTTATTTTTAGCTTCAATTGAGAAATTACGAAAACCACATTCATAACAGGCACAAGCTTTTCTAAAACAAGGTTTACAGGAATAGCATAATTCTCCATTTTCACCAGGTTCATAGCAACTAAAAGATTCATTCCAAACCTCTTCGACAGTTCCACCTTGTTCTTGAAACATCTTAATTAAATCCGTTTTGGTTTTATCCTTATATTCTAAAGAAATCTTGATTTTCTTAGCAATAGGATTCCACCATTGAGATTGATAAAGATAAGTTAATAGGTCGCTTGTCTTTTCAGCAAAAATTAAAGACTTATCTAAAACTCTATCGCCAGCTGTTGCTCCTAAAAGTACCTCAGCCCCTTCTTCATCGGCATAATTGATAACCGCTAACATAACCAAGAACAAATTCCGCAAAGGAATAATTTTATCCGGACGCTCATATTTTGATAAATCAAAATCCAAAATATTGCAATTTTTCGGTAAATGAGCAATTTCCTGCTTATTATAACGACCTTTTAAGTCAACATAAACAAGAACATCCGGTTTCCAAAGTTTGTTCATTAACCAAGAATCCATTCCGCCACTATATAGTAAAATTCTCTTCATTTTAATCCTCTTTTTGTTGCGTTTCTTCAAGAAAACATTAACAATTGCAATTTTCTAGAAATTTCAAAAAATCATTATTTTCTGTTTTTGAAAATAATCCATTTAAACTTTCTTCCAATTGTTTAGGTTTACTTGCACCTAAAATTGGTAAAATCCCTTGGTGTAAGCAATACAACAAAGCACCATGAACAGGTAAAACCTCAAATTTTTTACAAGCATTTATAAAGAAATCTATTCTTTCTTTGTATTGTTCGTAAAAATTTTTTGTTTTGTTGTAATTCAACTTATTTGCTTTTGCAATTCTTGAATCCTCTGGTATTCCATCTATATATTTTCCGGTTAAAAATCCTTGACATAGAGGTGAATAACCAAACAATCCTATTTTATTTGTTTTGCAAAAATCCCAAATTCCATTTTTGTGAACCTTTTGAACAGCAAAGGAATAGATTGCTTGTTCTGTAATTGGCTTTTCAAGATTATATTTATCACAAAGCTCATATAACTCTTGAAGTTGTTCAACCGACCATTCAGAAGTTCCCCAATGTAAAATTTTACCTTGACGTATTAAATCATTGAAGGTTCTTGCTATTTCAAGGGTACTAACTTCTGGATCAGGTCGATGTGCATAATATAAGTCGAGATATGACGTTTGTAAATGATCCAAGGTTTTATCAATATTTGAGATAATATGTTTTCTTGATAAACCTTTTCCAAAAGGACCGATTGAATTTGGTTGGCCGGTTTTTGAACTCAAAACAAATTCATTCCGAGGTTTATTTTGAAGAGCATATCCTAACAATAACTCTGTATTACCTTCCCCATAAGAATCTGCGGTATCGAAAGACCGAATTCCAAGATTCCAAGCGGTATCAATCATTTCCTTTGCAAATTCTCTTGAATTGTTTTCAACTCCAATGGTTAAAGCAGTTCCATAGGTAATTTGAGTTGCTTTTAATCCTGAATTTCCAATTTGAATCCAATCCACCTTAAATCTCCTGAAGAATTTGATCTAAATCATAAACCGTGTCTATTTTTCCAGATAATACTGATATAAATCTTGGTTTATTGATAAGTTTTTCAACCAATGTTGGTCTTGCGTCGTCGGTTTCGGCTCGTTTTAAAATAGATTTAATTGCAAAAGTAGCTTTGTGATCCTCAAAACCTATGGAATTTTTTAAATATTTGTTTGAAAGCATTAACATATCATCAAAGCTGGATTTTGGTTTAAATTTACACAAATTACAATTATCCAACATTTTAGGTGAACAAAAAAGATTCCGTTCCATACAATCAAATTTTGGTAAAATATCTGAAGAGGTTTTATGTGGAGTATAATGAACTGCCGATAAAGAATAGTAGCTATTATCTAATCCAAAAGGCATAATTGAGAAAAATGGACCATCCATAATAGTTATACCAACACCTTGAATGAATTTTGAAGGGGTTCCAAAAATCATTTCGCATAATTCATATTTGATTTGGAATGTTTTCAAACCTGCTAAACTTAAAATTTGATTTAATGAAGCATATGTTGCATTCAAAACAAAATCTGATTTGTAAGTATCTTTTGTATGATTATCAAAAATTACAATTTCATCTGAATTGTTTGTAATTTCTGTAATTCTACTATTATAAATAAAGGTTGCTTTTCCTGTATTATTGATTTTTTCTATTAGAAAATTTCTAATGACTTTATAATCAAAAGCATATTCCTTACCTTTGAACGCAGCTTCAACCATGTTGGGTTTAAAATATAAATCACTGTTAATTTGTTCGCAAGGAATATTAACTTCCTGACAAAATTTTTCAAAATCCTTTACTGTTGTTAAAGATTTTTCTTTTGAAATAGCATAAATTTGATCAAATTGCATATTGATTGAAAAGTCAAAATCTTTCACAAAACGGTTGAAATAATGGGCACTTTTTAATGCAGTTTCTTTGGATCTTGGATAATGATAACCGTTATGAACCCTGGCTTGGTTGATAAAAGAAGCTCTTCCAAAAGGTTCTTTATCATATTCAAGAACCAAAACACTTTTTCCACGTTCCGTTAAAAATTTTGTTGCATATAATCCGTAAAATCCGGCACCAATTATAATAGCATCGTAAGTTTTTGTCATATTTTATTTTTCCAATTTGTTCAAACCAAAGAGTCCAGTTTTTTCTTTTGTTTTTTGTTTTGCTTCTCTTAAAGCATTAACAGATTTACAAGAGTCTTCTTTACCAAAAACTTTTACATCCATATAAACAAATTTACCTTCAAGTTCATCAATTTTAAAATTTTCAAGCTTTTCTCTGTATTTTTCATAACCTTCATTTTTTAAAACTGGAAATAATTCAAATATATGTTTATCCTGAATAACGGTATAATGGTAAGCAAATACATCATCGGTTAGAAATTTTTTGGCTCTAAAAATTTCGTTTTTTCCTTGCTGAATAATACAACCATCAATATCCTTACAACCACGACTGGTATAATACAGTGACCAAAATTTTTCCTCACTGGTTGAAACACCTTGTTTGAAAAGTTTATTACCAAGTCTAGAATTTTTCAAAACAGCCTTCTGAAAATTTGAAGATTCAACATGTCGTTTAATAATATCCGGAAGTTTTTCGTCATAAGTATAAATATATAAGGCTAGAGATGAAAAAGCGGTTTTATTTCCATCTTCAATATATTGTTTATAACAGGATTCCGGATCTGGAAATTTTGAATATTTTTCATCTTGTATGGTTCTAAAGTAATTAAAAACTCCTTTTTTATCACCAAGCATTGAGGCTCTTAAATCTACATATCGAAGCGCTTGAAGTTTGTTCCAATCCAAAATATCCGGATTTTTAAAAAGTACAATATCATCTTCTGAAAGCATCATTGAATCTTCTGAAGAACGAACAAAGTATAACTTTAAATAACCTCCGATGAAGAATATCAATTTTCCAAGATATTCCTTATTGATTTTTGATAAGTCAAGTTGATTCATACAATAATCATATAAACCATCTTCGCACAAAGCTAATATTTTAGCTTTTTTCAAATTCGGATTTTTCCAAGCTTTTTGTTGATTCAAATAATCATTTTTTTGATTTTTAATACGATCATCTGTAACAATGTAAATTTCACCATCAAAAGAATCCGTAAACATATAATTGTCCATAAAATTCATTCTTTGAATTGAATTTGAACAAAACACTAATTTCTTCATTTCAAATTTCCTTACAAATAAGGACGAACCACTTCATCAACAACGGCAAGATTATCATACCAACTACTTACATAAAGGTCTTCCAATTTTCTAACACGTGATAAAGCAACATAAACCAACCCGTGCGTATGCATCCAACCAATGGATTCAATATCAACCCAGATTTTTGGAATTGTCATTCCTTGACATTTATGAGCAGTCATAGCATAACCAACTTTTATCGGAAATCCTTCGTAGGTATACATGAGACGACCTTGAACATCAACAGTTTCCGCAGTTTTTCTAGAAATGGTTACCGGTGAATTGGTTCTGTCTAACAAGACGGTTAATTCAACCACCTCACCATCACAGGCTCTTGCACCAATCAGGTATCCGGTATCACCATTACAATATTCACAACTATCGGTGCTACTACTATTTTTGGTTATTAAAACTTTGCAACCGGATGCAAATTTTGTTTCATTGGCAAAAGGCGTGTTTGCCATAATTGCATCATAATTCTTATCTGTAATTCGAACGGTTCCACCTTTTAGTTTTGAGTTTAAAATAAAACCTTTACCACGTTTTCCTTGAGACCGTTGATAAACAAGAAGTTCTTCAATCTTACCTGCATTATATTTGTCAGCCAAACGGTTGGTTCCGAAAATAACCAAACAGCTATCATCCTTTGGAATTGTTGGACGAATTCTTGAGGAAAACATTTGATTTACTTGGTCGTCTTGTTTACCAACCCGTAATTTATCCAAACATTCCAAAAATTCACCACCATTTTGACGCCAACATTCAGTCAATTTAATGAATTCAAACTCATCAGGATCAATAGGGAAAAACCAATCATCTTTAACTGGTGCAGCTTGGCCCCAATCTCCAACAAAAATCAACCGTTTTCCAAAACTTGCAGCAATTTTTCTGATTGGGTGGAACATAATCTTTCCAATCATTGATGCTTCATCAATAATGATTACATCACCGCAATGGCGCATATTTGATTTAAGAAAAATATCGCTCCAAATCCTTCCATTGGTCCTATCAATGCAAAACAATCTATCAACCGTAGTTCCGTCAATTAAAACTGAGGCTTTTCCTGTTGTACTACAAACTGCCCAACTTGGATTGAAATATCTCAAAAATTTAATGATTGTTGATTTACCTGCACCTGCTTTTCCGGTTAAAATTACATCCTTTTTTGTTTTCATAATCAATGCAATAGCATTTTTCTGTTCTTGGGATAAGGTAATTTCAGCTAATTCCTCAGTTAAGGATTTAGGTTCTTCCCTTTGAGCTTTTCTTTGGAGCTCAGCAACAATTTCATTAGATTCCTCATTTAATGAATTGATGGTAATTTCATCATCCTCGGAAATGGTTTTGATTTTTGATGAAAGAAATTCCCGTTCCGCGACAATTTCCGGATCTTCTTTTACCGGTTTAAAATCGGAGCTATCAGGATTTGTTTGTAAAACCTGTTCCAGTTTTTGTTGGCAAGCATATACAGGATCTTTCTTACATCTTTCTTCCTCTTCTTGAATAAAAGGTTCACTTACCCAATCAACATTTTCTTGGTTTTCGGTTTTTTCTTCAATTTTTTGTTGAGGTTCCTGCTCCGGTTTTTCTTTTACATCAGGTTCCTTTTTAGGATACTGTGGAGGTTCATCATTGTCACTCCAATCATCGAAATCATCAGTATTACCATTGATTACCTTGGATTCAGGTTTATCATCAAAATCACCCCAATCATCGTCATCATAATTATCGACAACCGGCTTAGGTTCCTCATATGGAATATCGGTAAAAGTAGGATTGGCTACAATTTCAAGTTCTTCAAGCTCAGGTTTGTATTTTGTTTTTCCAAGGAAAATTCCACCAAGAAATTCCTTTTCAACATCTTCCGGCTGGAAAAATTGTATAATTTCTTCGGCTTTTTCAACATCTTTTGATTCCTCAACAATTTCTTGAGTTTCTAAAGAAATTGGGTCTTTTTCAAAAGGAAAAACCAACCAGGTATCTGGAACAATAACTTGAAAAAACGATAACCAGGAAAGGTTCCTTCTGTTTGATTTGTTTTTGTAATAAATGGTTGCTTTTAAGGCTTTTTTAAACTTTTTACCAATGTAAGCTATTGTATTTCCGGAGTCAAAAAGGTCGTCAATAAAAAGAACACTTGGATCATTCCATTTTTCATTGAAAATGTCACTAATTACCTCAATTTGACCACGTTTATTATCATCAGCGTAGCTTTTTAAGCAAATTGTATCAATATTTTTAATATTTAGATATTGAGCCAACATTAACGCTGGATACATTCCACCACGTGTTATTGCAACAATTTTGGTAATTTTTGGTTCAAGTTTTGAAACACGTTCAGCAAGATTTTTACAATCCTCTTCCATTTGTTGGTAAGAAATGTAGAGTTTTTCAACCATTTTGTTCTTATCTCCAGAAAGTCAACGACTAAGCGGTTGCTAAAAGATTTTGAACCTCAATACAACATTTTCCAGCTTCAGCCAGAAAACAATCCTGCAAATTAAAGGCCGCAATCAATGATTTCTCTTTTACTTTAACAAGGAGTTGAGTAATCTGTGCAATGATATAAGGAATTACAACCTCAACCTTTTTACCTTTTTTCTGGATTTTATCCTGAATAACTTCAACAGATTGAAAATCGGTTGTAAATCCGGTTCCACTTTTAATCAAATCTTGTTTGCTTAAATTATTTGGATTGATTAGGATTTTAACCCAACGTTGATGCATATTTTGAGCCAAGCTCAGAAAACGCTCCATATCAGTTGCTTTCAAAAGCTCCTGATAGGCTACTCTTAAGTTGCCCATATACAAACAAACCAGAAAACGACCTACATTATTGTATTCGTCAAACTTGACAACTTCCTTGAGCAAGTCATTCAGTTCTTCATCACTCAGATTTTTGTTTGCTTTCAACTGGTCAAAAAGTCCTTGCAAAACAACCAGAGCTTCCCTTAACTGGGAATTGCAACCTTCCGCAACCCTTTGAAGAATTTCTTCCTTAACCGAAAAACCTTCACCATCGCAAACCTTTTTCAAAAGCTGAATAATCTGCTCAATGGTATAAGGCTTCAATTCAACCTTTTGACAACGATTTCTAATGGTTGGTAATAAAGCACCAGGTTCATTTGTGCAAAGAATGAAAACAACATGAGCTGGTGGTTCTTCAATTTCCTTCAATAAGGCACTTGCTGATGTTTTTGTCAATCTATGAACTTCGTCAAGGATATAAATGGATTTATGATCTTTATTCCTCGGCATAAATTTCAACTTTGAAACCAGATCACGAATATCCTCAGCTGTTCCATTGGTTCCAATGTTGTATTCATAAACATCATTAGCAATGCTGATATCATGAATTTTGTTGATATGACGAGCAAGAACCCTTGCCAAGGTTGTTTTTCCGCATCCGGTTTCACCAGTAAATAAAACCGCCTTTGGAACCTTACCACTTGACTTGATAGATTTCAGCATATTTTTAAACGCTTCCTGACCAATTACGTCCTTTGCTAAAACCGGACGATATTTTGTAGCAAGTGATTCTGTTATCATTTCAACCATTTTTAATCTTCCCCAAATTCCAAACCCTGAATAATTTTTTCCAATGCGTTTTTAACCAGATTAGGATCTTTACGCATTTTATCCAAAATATCCATTTTTTCTTTAACAACCAATGGAAGAGCACATTCGTCCAAAAGCTCATTCATCTGATCCAATTTCTCTTGAATTTTCATAAGATAATCAGATTTACCATTTTTGAACCTTGATAAATATGTTGAAATATTAAACTTCAACTTTGAAAACGGAGATTCATATTTCTGATCTTTTTCCTTGATATCAGATTGATTTAATTCAAGATCTTCCTTAATCAAATTTCCCATGAAATTAGCTTCATTTAAGAAAATGGTTTGATGAGGAGCTTCAATAAGGAAAACCTCTTTTTCCGAACCTGGAATCAAATCCTTCTGGTAATAAACGCCATATTTCAAACTTGCCTTTTTAACCAAGGATAAACCTTGATTTTCATAAATGACTTTTATCGATGGTTTGATTTCATATTTTAAATAAAAATCATATCCCTTGAAACAAACAAGGTTTCCAAAGTTCAAGTATTTCATATCTTCTCCCTACATTTGAATTTCGGAATTTACATCAAGGTTTTTGCAATAAACAATACCAACATCCGTAGATAAAATCAACCCGCAAACTGAAACTGCATTTTCAAGAGCGCATCTTAGAACCTTAACCGGGTCAATCAAATTATCAGTAAACTGACGATTGACCAAATCATAAGCCTTTATTGTTCCATCCTCCTGAATACAATTCGAAATGACGGTATTTAAAGTAGGATCTGCAGCATTTTCAAAAATTTGCTGAATTGGAGCTTTACAAGAGTTTAAAACGGTTTTATAACCAAGAGCAAAATCAAACAAAGGATCAAGTTTATCATCAGGTCTTTCAGGACTTTCTGTAATTTCCTGAGCCATATGTAATATAATTCCACCACCTGGAACAATCCCTTCCTGCAGAGCCGACCTTACTGCACCAACGGCATCTTCAAATCTATCATAAGCTTCCTTGCTTTCCAATTCCGTTGTACCACCAACATGAATAATTGCAATTCCGCTTGTCAGATTTGCAATTCGTCTTTCAGCTTCAGCAACGTCAAATTCCATATTTTTATCAATGGAATGTTGAATCATTTCAATTTGTTCTTTGATTTTATTATCATTACCATAACCAAAGGTTAAGGTTGTGGTAAACTGGTTTGAAACCAGACTCTTCAACCTACCAGACTCTTCAACATTTGCATATTCACCAGGTTTTGATGGAGCTGTTCCGGTTTCTTTTGATAAAACCACGCCATTGGTTAAAATAGCAAGATCCTGAATGAATGAGGAACGACGTGATCCATAACCGGGACATTCAATAGCATAAATTGGTAAATTGCTTTTGTTCTTGTTTTGAGTAATCCCGTCTAAAGAATCTCCACCAAAACCTTGAGCCATAATAACCAAAGGTTCTTTGGTTGTTTTGAAATATTCAGTTATGGTTGGAATCAGGTAATCAAAATCAGGAATTTCAAAATCAAACAAGAAAATATTGCAATCTTCAAGATTCAGTTCCATTTTCCTTGTATTGTTGACCAAATAAGGACTTGGAAGTCCTTTATCATACTGGAAACCTTGAGCAACATCAACAAAGGATTTATTGTAGCAATTTGAATTATCCAGATTGATAATTACATCCTTATTGATTCCAAGTTTTTCATAACATTCCTGAATCAATCCGGCAATTTCTTTATCCTGATTAGAAGAAATTAAAGCCACATTATAAATGTCTTCAATGGTTTCAATATCTTTTTTGTAATAAAGTTTGATATTTTCAATTACATCATGAGCCGCGGCTTCCATACCTTCCTTGAATTTATGAACATTTCGGATTTCTAAGGTATCAGCTATTGTAAGAATTGATTGCGCTAAAACCGTTGAGGTTGTTGTTCCATCACCGGCATCTTTTGCTGATTTCAATGAAACCTTTTTCAAAAGCTGAGCGCCAAGGTTTTCATATTTATCTTCCAGAAAGATTTCCTTTGCTACGGAAACACCATCTTTTGTAATTCTTGAATCACCATATTTATTCAATTCCAAAATTACATTACGACCCATTGGCCCCAATGTAGATTTAACTGCATTAGCAACCTTGTTTGCACCATTGATTAACTTGGCACGAATTTCTTTTCCGGATAAAATATCCTTGGTTAAATCTATATCCTGCATCTTCAATCCTTAAAAGTAAATTGCATCCATATTCACAAGATAAACATCTTCATTTGTTTTTCTTGATGTTTCATCAAACAGCTTGTGATATTCTTTGGTAAAAGGAATCAAACTATGTTCCTCAACCACAACCCTAACACCTTCCTGATACCGGAAAACGCAAGCAATGAGGTTTGGGTCGGAAAGTTTGATATCAGAAGTTGAAATATTCCACAAAGGATTTTCAACAATTTCAACAACTATCCGGTTATTTGTTGAACGAACAATTGCTTTTTCTTCGTCATTTGTTTTCTTCACAATGAAATTGTAATTCATTTTTAAACTCCCGTTTTAGAACCCCAAACATCAACATGAATTCTTGGGCAATAAGTAAAACCATTTTCAATACAAATTTGAGCTGTTTTCTGTTTCAATTCCTGAGAATGTTCCCAAGCACCAACCGGCATCAATAATGTATTTTCAGTAAGCAGTTCCTTGAAATATTCATAATCCCCATTTCTTCCTTCCAAAATTCTATCACGGATTTCAAAAATCTTGTTGAGAGCTCGAGGATCTTCGTTAACCACATATTTGAATTGACAATCAATGTTGAAATGTGTTTTGAGGATTTCAAGATATTCCTTCAAAACATCAATCTGAATTGATTTTGATTCGTCAACACCTGCAACGCAATTCAACTTAGGTGAAATTGAAAACAACATTTTAATGGTTGAATTTTCAAGGTAATCAATAAATTCCGTTTTAGGACAAATCATACCATTTGTTTCAATGGTAAAATATTTTGAACCTTCCTGAGCACATTTTTTGATAAATTCAATCAAAAAATCCTGCCATATCATTGGTTCACCACCGGTTATAATAATTTCTTTCCGTAAATGTCTTGGAGATTTTCCTATGGTATCATTATATAAATCTTCAACATTATCATAATGCTTACAATATTTTTTGAAAGGTTCATGCCAAGATTTTGGACTGTCACAACCAAACTCAGGTGCTTTTTCCATAGATAAAACAGGCTTTTTCCAAGTGGAAGGGTCTGCTGGATCCTTTTGACCAAAACCAGGGCAACCAGGTAAGGTGCAACCAAAGAAACGAATAAAGGTGCAAGGACGGTTTGAACGCTTTCCTTCGCCTTGGATTGACGGAAAGTGTTCAACAACATGCGGGATTTTCATACCCATTTTCAATCTCCTAAAAAGTTAATTTTAATCTTGTTTAACAAGGAATCTGAAGTTTTTCTCCACAAAATGAATCAGGAATTTCAGTTGGTGGTATATTGTAACCACTTAGATGTAAATAGTTTTGTCGCTTCATTTCTTGCACAATCTTTTTAGCAATCAATGAATCATTCTGGAAATTGAATTCATTCCGGATTTCTTTAGACATTCAAGGTCTTCTTTCTTAAAATAAGCCATAGAATATAACGCACATTTATAAATGTTTTCAAATACTGCAACATCATATTCCCTACCGATAACCTTTGGATTATCGGCATTCTCTTCAAAAGTTAACTCGTGATCAGGACCAATGAGCTCCTGAAATACCTTATATGAATAATCAATTGTTTTGTCTTGAACTTCTGTTCTAGAATCGTTTACCATCACACATCTCCCTTTTTGATTTTATACTTTATTATAAGATTTCTTTTCCGTAAAATCAAGTACCAACTTTTTAATTTTTACAATAATTCTAAGAGAAGGTTGAACTATGGTAGCAGCAGTTATCGGAAAAAATTATACAACTTCGGCAACCTTTATGAATGAGGATAAAACACCATTCGAAGTAACAATGCCGGTATCTTTTAAAGTTTATGCTTTTGATAACACCTTCATTGTTGAAGGATTGGCAAACCAAGATTTGAAAAATCCAAGCATTTGGTATGCAAGCTTTTCAATTCCAGAAGGTGCTCCTGTTCCGGATGATGTGAATAACCAGCAATATAGAATTGATTGGTTTGCTCAAGGTGAAAATGAACGTTTACAGGCAAGTCAACAAATTCAGGTTATTTCTGAAGCTGAACCAATTCCTTATGATTCAACTGTTTTAGCCCTTTTAGGTCAACCAATTATTGATAACTTGATTACTCCGGCACCTCTTGCCAATTATTCAATCAACATTCAAGACTTAAATGGAAAATCATATTTTACCAAAATGGTAAAAAATCCAAAATTTGTTTTGAGGAACAACAACTATATAACCAGAGTAACAACCGGAACAAAAGTTCACGGTATTACAGATGTTTGTATGGGTTTTGCACCATTCCAAGCTGTTTATACCTTGGAATTTGAAGATGGTCAGATTGAAAATGAAATCCATATGATTTATACAATAAATAATCTGGCTACTATTTTGATAAACAATATGCGCCGATATCTGGATAGAGCAAGAAATTGGGATATTGATGAATATCTAAGGTTAACTGAAGAAGATTATATTCATTTTTTGACTGTTGGATTACAAAGAATCAATATGGCACCGCCAAACATAACCAGTTATACAATGTGTAATTTTCCTCAGGCTTTCCTTTATGTTTGGGAAAAATGTGCTGAGGTTGAACTTCTTAATGCTATGTTTTTAGCGGAAGGTATGCGTGGTTTCGAATTTACCGGTGCTTCAGTTACCTTAAATGTCAATTCCCGTAAGGAAGCCATTCAGACTAAGATGGATGAAATCAATGGTTGGTTGGATAACAACCTAAAAGGCGTTAAAGAATTGATGATTCGAAGCAGTAATTCAGCTGGCAATTTGGGAATTTCGATAAGTTCGACTTCGAATGCGACTTATCCACTTAGATATCCTGGTGTCTTAAGAGGACTCTTAAGAAGATACTAAGACATCTTCATCTTTAATTTAAGAAAGGAAGAATGACAAAGACTCTGCAGGTCTTTCTAGTTAGCCCTATACTTTCTAGATAGTTCTTCCAACTAAAAATCTTATGATTAAGCCATACCTTAATTACTACCTGTTTTTGTATAGAAATCAGTATTTACATTTACTGATGCCAAACTATTAACATTTGAAGCATTAACCACTGACCCAATTGAAAGGTTCGAAGCTGTATTCAAATCTTCCAATTTGAAAACGCTTTTCAATTCTGGATAGTAGTTAAAAACGTCTTCAGCAAATGAAGGAAGCATTTTACTTATTACATTCATAACTCTATCTTTATCCGAACCCCACAATTTCTGGAAGAATCTTACAATTATTTCAGCTTTCAAATTCATGAAATGTTTCAGAAGGATTGGCAAGAATCCATACCTTGCAAGGTCAAAAGTACTTTTCTTATAATTGATTATTATCGGATCCGTCAACTCAAGCTCTTTTGCTTTTTCAATGAGTTTGTTGAGGATTTCAAGATCACGTTTATAATACCATTTTGCTTCCTTATACCATTTTTCAAGATTGAAATAATCACCATCATTTTTAGAGGTAGTATCCCAGAACTGAGCAATTAGAGGATTTTTTTCCTTAGGAAGATTTTGAGCTCCTTCCGGATCTTCACGATAAATGTTCGTAAATTTGAAATATTCCTCCGCAGTGGTTTGACCAACCAAACCAGCTACCAACCAGCTCAAGGTATTCAAATCAATTTCCTTGTTTTCAAATTGCTTTTCAAAAATATCTACCCGTTCCCAACTTCTTGCACTTGGGAAAACAACATTTTCGGTTATCATTGAATCGCTTCCATATAAGCAATCTGCATTTGAGGAAATGAAATCGCAAATAAGCTGACTTATGTTATGTTCCTTTGCCCATTTCAACCATTCATCTGCTTTCGGATTAAAGTTTACATGAAGGAACCTATCATTCAAAGGAGGTTCAAATTCTGTTACGTTTTTGTTGAATTCAAAATCATTGCACGCTGCAATAATGAACCAACCATCAGGAAGCTTGTATGAACCACCCAACAATTCACGATCTAAAATTAACTGGAACAAAGCATTCAAAACTGCGGGGCTTGCTTGGTTGATTTCATCCATAAACAAACAACCTTTACCTTCCTTGGGAAGAAAATCAGGTAAAGAACGAATTGTTGCATATTGACGATCACCAACTTTAATCGGAACTGGTAATCCGGAAATATCTTCAGGTGGAAGTTGGGAAAAACGCATATCCAAAAAATTGATTTTCATTGTGTTTGTAACAACATCACGAACAGTATAGGATTTTCCAATTCCAGGTTTGCCGTGGATTAGAAGAGGAATTTTACTCTTTGCACAAGAAAGAATTAAATTCTTTAATGTTGCTGTAGTAGTTACACTTCGAATTCCAAGTTCCATTTTTCACTCCTTTTTCATTTTATACTTCATTATAACAAGAAAGATGTTATGAATCAAGAACTATTTTTCAAAAAATGTAAGAAATTTTCTTGATTCCTCTGAATAATTCTGTTATTATAAATTATAAAATTGAAAAAGGATTGAAGATGGATACCAAGAATTTAACCAGAAAACAATTGCTTAACTATAAATATAACGAGGCTATTAAACTCTTTAAAAGCTGTAATCCTGAATATATCCCAATTTTGGAAAACATCAATGTAATATGGGATTATCCGGATATTGAAGTTGCTGCAATTTCACCAAACGGTTTATATTTAAACGGTGATTGGATTATTAACCACGACGTAAGTGAAGTTGGTTTTGTTTTAATGCACGAATGTTTGCACGAGATTCTTGCACATAGGGAACGTTGTGGTGAACGCAACCAGTTAATCTGGAATGTAGCAAACGACTTGGTAATCAATGAAGGCATTAAAAAAGGTATTTATGGTGAAGTTACTCCGGAAATTTTGAAAATGCCTGAGGTAGGAATTGAATTTTCAAGCATTTTTGAAAGCAATGATGATTTTGTTGAGTTTTGCAAAAAGTTTGGTTTAACCTATTCCGGTGAAATGGATGTCGAACAAATTGTTTCCGAATCCCTTTATCAATACCTTTTGGATAAACAGGAAAAGTTGAAGAAAAAGGTCCTTGAAAGAGGGATTGATATTATCCAAGAAAATAAAATACCAGGTTTGCGACCTTTTGAAGAAGAAAAGCAACAAAAGATTGATATCGCAGTAGCTTCAATTGTTGACAATTTGAGCAAGCAAGGAAATATTGAGGTTATCGAAAGCGAAAAAACAAGACCGATTGCTGATGGTGCTTCACCTAACACAAAACAAAAAATTGAAAATGATTTAAAGATTATTGAATTGCCAAGCTGGATGAAAGAAATTCAGCTTGAGGTAAAAAGAAAAGGTATTGATAGAAAAACATCTTCCTACTCAAGATTGAATCGAAGAACCTATATGTTGCAGGCGGTTTCAAAAACAAGAATGATTTTACCTGGTAATTTTGATGCAAGAACCTATCCAAGCATAAATGTGCATATTGATACCAGTGGTAGTGTTTCCTCTGGAATGTTGAAAAAGATTATGCTTGAAATGCAAAGTATGTGCCAATTTGTCAGGTTCAGAAAACTGCATTTTTACTTTTTTACGGATAAAGCCTATGATAGTGGCATTGAATTGAAAAGTTTCCAAAAGAAGCTTGATTTGAAGCAGTTTGAATTTCCAAGAGGTGGAACTCTTTTACGTCCAACAATGGAATTATACAAAAATGGTGAGGTTAAACCTTCTGATATAACCATTTTCATAACGGATGGTGAATTTGCTGATTTGAAAGAATTTCCGTTAATCCAAAAAAGTTGCCCGAGACCTGGTTCAACAACTTTTTGGATTATTGATTCTGATGGAAAGAAAAGATTCAAACCTTTGAATCGTGACGATCAGGTTATTTACCGCAGGAAATAGGACTTTCCCAATTAGCAATAGTTTTTAGCCTATTTCCTGAATAATTCAAACCTTTTTCGTATGTAATATAATGGTTTAAAAGAAATCCTGTGTTTTTTAAGATTTCAAAAGTCTCTTCTTCATCAAGGTCTTTATAGTTTTCCATATTATTAAATGTAACTAGCAAAAACCCTTTTAATTGATTATCATTGAACAAGGGATAAGCATAAAAGGCTATAACACCGCAATGAATCATAATAGTTTGAAGATGTTCATTTACATTGGTAAGGATTCCTTTACAACCTTCATGCTGTTTTAATTTAGGTAAGAATTCCAACAACAATGAATTCGATTTATATTGAAGTTCACTAATGGCCGGTTTAAATCCAAGATTTTCATATTCATAAATTTTTGAAAACAAACCATCAAAATAATCATCCTTGTTTACATCATGAAAAACGCAAACAGATGAACGACAGCCATTTAATTGTAAACATAAAGCTTCAAGCTTTTGTTCAACCCTGGGAATATAAGATCTATCAGGAACAGGATAAATCTTATAATTATTTCCACCTACAATTTTACCGTTGTAAATCTGACCACGCAAATCCCCATTTATACAGGTAATTACATCCTTCATATCCAACAGAAGTGTGGAAAAATAGGAAGATAAATTTCCAAGAGCCATATAAAGTTTTTCATAAATGGTAAGTGGAATTTTTTCGCTTAATAAATCATCAATACTATGCAATACATAATCCGAAGATGGCTTTGTAACTTCCACAAACTTTTCAATAAAAAGTGGTGGAATTCCCTGTTCCTTATAAAGGGAATATTGAATTGCAAGATTTTTTTCATATCTATGAATAAAAAGACTTCTTATATTCAGATAAGGATCTTCAAAATCGGTTTTGCAAAAAAATTCATACAACCAAGTTAAGCTGTTTTGAAATTTAATAAGCAAAAAGTCGCGAGCAATTTCCATTTTAACAGGATCTATTTTTGTATTTAATTCAGGATCATAAGCTTGGAAAATCTTTTCCTTGACATAAAAATCCAGATCCTTAAATAACTGATGATTCAAAATATCTGGTAATTTTATTGACTTTTTTCTGAAAATAGGAAGCAATTTAATAGCTGCAACAATCTTCACACGCTCTTTATAAATACCTAAAATGAACAAGAAAAAAGCGAAACTAAAACACATCAAAATTGGATGTGCAATTAACTGAAACAAAAACCATCTAAAGCTATCATCCGTTAGGTTAACAGTGGTAGGCATTTCTTTAAACCTCTAAGAAATATTGTTTAACCTTTTCAACGCTTTTTTCTTCTTCCTCAGACAATTTCTTACCAATTTCTCGTAACATATCGTCAAGCAATTTAAAAACAACGTCAATTTCTTTTTGTTTTCCCATAAAATCTTTACTTTGCTGTAGATTCTTTTTCACAAAGAAGATTTGGTCATAAATTATGTTAATGAAAATCTTAATCAAAGGATTGATGATTTCATTTGAGATATAGTCTACCTGACCCGTTAGATTTTGAACAGACCGAATTTGATCAAATAAATCAATTGCCTGTTTTATAAGATTTGTTAAAGCTGTTGCTTGGCCCATACTAGGCTTTTTCTTATAGGCATCCACGGCAACCGGGACTAAGGGAAGAAGATTGGCAAGTAATGTCCTTTGAACATTACCTGCCATCTTATCATTCTGGAATTCGATATTCGAAATATCGATTTCCTTACTCAGTTTTTGAATCAGGGAATCGAACGCCGGAACACCGGTAAACTGTAGATTAGAATTTTGTGGAGCTCCGTCAAAACCCTTATCCACTTCGCATTCTATATCACTATAATCCGGAGGTAACTTCGTCATTTTTGAATTCCCTGAATGGTTAGATTTTGATAACCCTAGTTGAAATTGACTTTTTTACTGTCAATATCATCTTCAAGCTTATCAATTTCTTTCTGGCAAGCATCGAAATAGTCTCGATACAATTGTTTGTATTTTTCATTGAATTTCTTTTCAACGTCTTTTAAGCGCTTTGACATTTCGTTAATGACATTATCTGCGCCTTCCGCACGGAAAGGACGTTTGATTTTTGATTCAATGATAACAGGACAAAACATTGATGCAGCTCTTAAAACAAGATGCATTTCATCCTTTTCTTTCTTAAAACCAGGTAATAAGGTAGGAAGACCGTCCAAACCTTTGATATATTCGTTTTGCTCACCTTTGTTTGCTACAACTTCGGTAGAAGCTTCAACAGTTGAAAGAAGTTTAGCAACGTCACCGGTATAAACATTACAACGATTTTTCACAAGAGCCAAAACATCTTTGCTCAGACTAATTGGCGTTGTTTTGTAGGCTGGAAAGATAACCTTTGAATTTCCAAGATAATCAACAATTGAAGAAATTCCTAATACATCATCCGGCTGAACGCAAATAACTGCATCAGCATAAGGAATATTCTTGCAACGGGAGCCTTTATAACGGTACCATTCATAATCACTTGGAATTAAAGCCGCTTTTGTTTCAGCAGGAGCTTCTTCAACGGAGGCTTTAACTTTTGCTTTTGCCTTGATATCACCAGATAAGGTTTTGAGGAAGGCTTTTAACTTTTCGTCATCATTTGACGCCATAATTTCCTTCAACTCACCAAGGATTTTTGGATCTTTGATTCCAGCTAAAATTTCTTTTACTGAGCTCATTTTATTCTCCAATTAAAGCTGATAGTTTAGCGACCAAATCATCGCCATCAATTTCCGCTGGTTCAACTTCCACAAATTCACCTTTATCCAGTTCTGCTTCCGTTGTAACACCAACATCTTCTTCATTTAATAATTCACCAATTTCACTATCAATGAATTCGTCCTCGGCTGTAAGCTCTTCCTCAAAAGGCTTTTCCGGTTCAAAGGAAATATCCATAAAATCTTCATCATCATCGGCTTCCGCTGATAATTTTGTAGCTTCCTCAGAAATTGGAGCTTCAGGATTTTCAAGATATTCATCCATTTCTTCCTGTGAAGCAAAATCAATATCTCCATCGGAATTTGCTTCTTCAACGACAATTGTTTCTTCAACCGGAGCTGGTTTCAAAGAGGTTTTTAATTCATCAACCGCTTGGTTCAAAATGAAATTCTGGATATCATTTTTAACATCTGAAAAATCCATATCTTCCAAAGAAGCTGTTGTTGAAAATTTCTTTTCTTCGGCTGTCTTGAAATCCATAATACGTTTTAATTCGGAAATCATTTCTGAATTCTTATAAATCTTACGCATATAATCCAAAACTTTGGAAGCTTCACCACCTTTTAAGGCTGCTTCAACAGGATTTGCATCGCAATCCGTTAAATCTGCTGCATTGATAACATCATCTTCCGTCAAAGGAACTTCTTCCATTTCTTCATTGATGGCTTCCATTTCACCATCTTCAGCAACAATGGCAAAACCAGCCTGAACTGATCCGGTTTTCTTATTATAGAATGTAATGAAATCACCGGAGGCAACATCAACATTTGTATTTAATGCAGCTGTTGCAATTGATTTTCCGTAGTGGAAGCACGCTTCCAAATCTTCCGGTTCAGCCATAACTAAACGACGTTCACCATTAACTTCTTCCATTTTCCAAATTGAATTGTCGGAAGCATCCGTATAAATTCCAGCAGTAATTTCAACTTTGTTGGATTTTGGTCCAATCAAATCAGCTGCAATGGATTTAACATTGGCTTTGATAACCATTGAATAAAGATTATCACCTTGATGTTTTAAAGAATTCCGAACCACGTGAAACTTATTTTCAAACATAGCGGAAACATTTTCCTGAGCTGAAACAAAGTCAATAGGACCGCTCGCTTTACAAACAATTTTGTAAGCGATTTTATCCAACGCCTTGTGGCTCTGTAAAATCATTGTATTTGACATATTTGTTTTCCTTCGAAGATTAAACAAAACTTTAATGTCGTAAAATTAAAAAGAGGAAAGTAACTTAACTTTCCTCTTTTCTTTTCAATTAGTTATAGGATTCTTACCAGTCTTCTTCATCAAAATCGTTTGCTTCTTCCGTTTTAGCGCTTTTTGTCGGTTTGGCTGATTCGTCAAAATCTTCATCCCAATCATTATCGTCATCAGCTACTTCCTTTTTAGCAGGAGCAGGCTTTGATTTTTCAGCAGGCTTGGTTTCCGATTCATCAAGATCATCAAAATCGTCGATATCATCCTGCTCTTCCTTCGTTACCTTTTTAGCAGGCTCGGCTTTTTTAGGAGCAGGTTCATCATCAAACTCTTCGTCAAACTCATCAAAGCCATCATCATCCTTCTTAGCCGGCTCCTTCTTTTCTTCTATCTTTTCGGCTTTTTTAGGAGCTTCCTTTTTCTTGGGTTCCTCGGTATCAAAATCATCGAAATCATCTTCAACCTTTTTAGCGGCTTTTGGAGCTTCAACCTTTGCTTCCTTCTTAGGAGCTTTGGCAGGTTTAATTTCTTCAACAACTTCTTCTGCTGTTTCTTCTGTTAGTTTTGTTTCAACCGGCTTTGTGGTTCCCATTACAACCGGCGTATAATTGATGGATTCAAGAAGATCAACCATACGTCTATGTTCTTCCTTGATATCCAAGAAAATACGCATCAAGGATTCTTCATTCAACATATCCAAAACCTTGTTGATTTCCAGCTTCAATTCTTTCACTAATTTTTCGTTCATTTGGTATACCTTTCCTTTTTAGTTTTTGAACGTTATCAAATATTCTTAACCATTTCTGGATCGAAATTTGAAGTATCAACCCTGTAGATTGCGGTTGAATCTTTTGTTTCTGAAACTTCAACTTGAACATATTCAATGTTTGGGTATAGTTCTTTTAACTTTTTATAAAACAATTGTGCCAAAAACTCTGACATATGTTCTGCTGTAGTATTAACATCTTTTATAGGAAATTCAAAAAATTTCCAACCCATTTTTTTCCACAACTCTTTTGCTTCTGTTTGAAAGCTTGAAAAGATTGTTGTATGATCCCAATTTTCCTGAAGCCAAGTATCGCAACATGATTTTATATCTGAAAAATCAACCAACATATCGTATTGATTGAGTTTTTCTCCACCTACTTCAACAGTGTAAAAATAATTATGACCATGTGCATTTTTACAGGCTTTTGGATAACCTTTTCCAAGATAGTGTGCTGTGCATGTATCACGTAACTGTTTTCTTAAGATAAACATTATCTAATCTCCTTAAAAGTCGATATCATCATCAATTGAATCGAGATTTTTATTCTTACTGGAAACGTCCATTTCATCCAGCTCGTCAACCTCTTCTTGAAGTTCATCTTCATTCAACTTGTCCAAAGACTTTGTTTCAATTGAGGAATCACTATCTTCTATGGTTAACATTTTCGTGAAAATTTCACCGGATCTTAATTGCTCATCACATAACTTGTTGAAGTTTGGATTGGATTCCAATTCATATTCCTTCAAAACCGGTTCAGCAATTTCTGGCTTATCAAAAACCTCAGCAATAATCAATTTTTTGAAATCCTCATATTGCATAACCTTTTTCAAGGAAATAATGCCAGGTGCAAAGGTAATTTCCCTACGACCAGCTATGTTCTTGATTTTCAACTGTTTTGTGGATTCCAGATATTTCAAACAATCAAAAACAGGATCAAAGCCACGTCTTAAACCTTGATAATCGCTAATCCATAAACGACACCAGCCTTGACGGAATGGCGTGCCGGCTTTATTTTTGGTGTTTTTAATGTTTTTATAAACATATTTATCAACACCCTTACCTTCAACGGAATCTTCTTGACCAAAGGTTGTTGTTCTTCCACCAGCATCAGTAACACCAGATTCCCAACCAGGTGGGACTACTCTAGTGGATAATTCATTACGGCAATCGCAAGCATATTTCAAGGAATTACCACCAGGTTCATATTGAGGTGAACCAAACATAACACCAGGTTTATCACGTAACTGGTTGATTGCAATAACTACGGCATGCTTTCTCCTTAATAAACCACGAACGGTTTTGACATATTTTGAAAAGGCACGGGCATCCAAAGCCATAGCATTGCTTCCACCATCTTCTTCCTCACCAACTGCTGAAGTTGTAAGGTTTGCAAGGCTATCAATAAAGAAAGCGTATTGAAATCTTCCGTTTGGAGCTTCACACCAGTATTTACCGGTTTCACTATAAAGCTTTTGAATTGGTTTCAATCCAAGAGCCTTCATCATAGCAACTTCTTTCTTTTCCTTGGTAAATACATAATACCATTTTTTGGTTTCTTGACGATAAATTTTATCCGGAAGATTCAAAAGGATTCGTTTCATAAAGGTGAAAACTGTTTCCAAGATATTTTCCGGTGAATAACGAATTACAGGAGGAACTTCCCAACCCTTACCGGTAGGTGATCTAACGCCAAACACCTCATCAACACTTTTGATATTCATAATGGAGCAAGCGGATTCTGTATTTAAGCTGTTTTCCGGATCAAGATAATAACCGGGGATTTTATCATGAGCCAAACCACCCAACATTTTTACAGCCAATGCTGACTTTCCGGATGCTTCATAACCAACCGTTGTAAACCAACCACTTCGAACTCCACCATTCAAAATGAAATCCAAAACATGTAATCCGGTTGGAACATAATAACCATCGTCAAGGCTATTATTAATACCATCAGCTTTTTCACATTCCGTTACAATGTTTGAAACGAAATTTTCATAAATTGAATTGAAATCAACTGGGGCTGATTCTTCTTCTTTTTTAGCCATATTTTTAATCCTTAAAAAAGAAACCTAACTACTCATTGATTAACAACGAAATTGTAGTTAGGTTTCGATAAGTTTACAAATTAGAACGGAAGATCATCAAGATCATCAGCTTCAACAACCTTACCTGGTGTTGAAACGTCCATTTCATCTTCATCGGCATCCAAAGAAGGAATTGATTTCTTTGCACTAATTTTACGAGGCTGAGGTTCCTCCATATCCAAATCATCTGTATTGACTTTTGGAGTTACACCTTCCGGAAGATAAATCTGGATATTATCCGCATTCTGAATTCTTTCAGCATCACGACGAATCTTTTCTTCCAAATCATCAATCGGCATAAAAGTCTTTTTGACGGCTTCCGGAATATTCCAGATCAGTAAACGCTTCCTCAATTCAGGATCAATTGCACTGCGTTTATCACTTTCAGGATCCAAAACCACGGAATATTTTTCATTAGGGGTGCTTGCCTTTGGATTAAAGGTAATCAACAAATTGCAACCAAACTTCAAATCCGTCAATTCATAATATGTTCTATGACCTTCGGAATCCTTGACATAATTGGTATTTGCCAAAGCCTGCAGCTTGGAAACCATACCATTCGGCAAATCAAGAACCACCGCCGGCGTATAAGAATTGGAATGAATATCCTTACAACGGAATTTCAAACCTTCAAATTCAACAACTTCACGTTCGGATTCATTGAAATTTTCCGGATTCATCATACTTAAATTGACATTATCCAACAAAATCGCATTAACTAACAAACGCAAACCTGCTGGAACTTTTGCTTTGCAATATGGACATTCAATACCATTTTTGCCATCGGTTTCACAATTATGATCGGGGCAAGGTATGGAATAGAAAAAATCTTTTCCTGTTTTACTCTGTCCTTTGATATTGTGAATTTTATAACGATAGCAAGGTCCAATTAAACGAACCCGAATTCCATCCCCGGTCATTTTGTCTTTTTTCAAGACATCAACAAAATCTGACAAACGAGGCATTTCCTCAGCAACAGAACGAAACGAATTTAAACTTGGCATAGTTACATAAACCTTTCACAAAATAACGACCAATTTACCGGATGAATTATCCTGCATCCGTTCAGGATTTCACTTTTGGTAAGCCAAGAATCTTTAGAACAAAATCTACATTAGGATCATTGACTTTCCATAAAGTATTTAACAAGGTTACATCAATATTTCTACCAATTTCTTCCTCAATGGCTAAACTTGATTCATCAACCTCATTGCTTCTCATTTCTTTATATTCCTCAGAATCGGTGGAAATTGCATAGGTAATAATATTATTTTTCTTTAAAGCTCTTATATTCCACGATGCTAGTTTAAAAGCTTGGCCCAATTCAAGAGCATAACTTTCATTTTTGATATAACCAGTTATCCAAGTTTGAATATAAGATGCAAGTGCTCCTTTTTCGGAATTATATTTATCAATAGCAAGATTTAATGCAATAAGTAAACTTTTGAACAAGCTATCCAATTCCAAAGTTCCACGTGTTGCACATTCCTTTTTTGCAAATTTATAACAAAGGCGGTAATACTTTGCAGCCACCATATCCTTAAACTGAATATAAACATCAAACCAGTATTGAACCTTTTTACGAATTTGAGAAAGTTTATTAAAAGGAATACCATCAAAATGTTGCTCAAGATTGGAAATTTCCTCTGAAATTTCAAAATCAATCTTGTTATCTCGAATATTTTGAAAAAGTTTACATTCAATTGAATCAATATCTTTTGTTTCGGTTAGAAAACAATCAACAATTTCCTGAATGTAGGTTCGATGCATACCCATTTCACGCATTTTGAAAACAAAATTTTCTTCATCTTCAATTTGAATGAGGTTGAAAATATCAACGGCAAATTCCTGCCTTGATTTTTTAGAAAATTTTGCCTTGGTATTAACTTCAAAATCACAAAATACCAAAGCAAGTTTTCTTTTGAACCAATTAAGATGGAATAAAGGTTGATAACAGAACTGCAAAGTATCATCAAGAATATCTTGAACCTTACCACCGGTTAAATGCATATCAATCTGCGGAGCGAATAAAATTGGGTTTTGATCAACCTGCACAGGTGAATAAGCTTCTTCCTTTATTGCCATCTGTTATCAACCTTTAACTTTTAAATGTTGCTCAATGTTTTTGTTACTGCATTATCAACCGAAGTAGGAATATCTAAGCCCATCATTTTGAACATGTAAGATTCCGCAAAGAAATCTTCCACCGATTTTGTGGAACGTTCGGAAACCAAGGCAGTATATTCAACAACATTCAAGGACATTGTAGGCCAGATTGAAACCAAATCGTTTCCACTTTGAGCCAAAATATCAACATGACGAGGATCCAAATTATGGTCCTGCTTGATGACTTTCATAACCTTTTTCAAGACATCGCCATCGGACATTTGCTTGCAATAATCGGAAACTGTCATTCCGGAACTAATGAAATCCAAACGCAACTGATCCAACGACGCATCGGCAACGGATTTACGACTCATATTTTTGTCGTAAAATTTAATCCATTTTTCCTTCATTGCATTTGATAATTTCTGAGCCCAAATTGCCTTACCAATCTGGTGAAGCAAAACTTCTTTGCAATTTTCCTTATCAAAAGCCTTAGGACACAAGGTGATTTTTGTTTCCTGTTTCTTATCATCTGTTTTAACGGAACCTTCACTACCCTTTGGATAGGTAACTTCAACATTGATAGGATGCAACAAAACATTTACAACATCTGTTGATGCAATTGAATCCATTGCGTCGGTAATTGCTTTTTCCTCGTCGGAGGTAATATCACGAAAGATTGTCACTTTACCAAAGAAAGTCTTTGTGAAATCCTTTTTATAAATTTTAGCTTTTAAATCATCAAAATCCGGCTGAATACCATAATCGGCTAAAATCAGCTCCGGCTTATCCAGATTTACCAGAATCTGAGGATCTTCCGCTAAACTAACGGAAATACTGTTTGGTAGGATAGCCTCGATAAATCCATTGGTTTTCTTACGACCATTTTTGAAAAGGATATAATCGTGAACTTCATATTGCATTTTCTCATCTCCAAAAGTTTGTAACTACTCCTTATTAACAAAGAAGAATTCCAGAAAACGCTCAACTTTTCTTGCAATCACGAACTTTTGCCATCTGCTCACGAAGCCTTTGCTTATTTTCCTCACTCATTACCCTACCTTTTTTCTCCTGGTCAAATCCAAGTCTGAAACGATACAAGACGCAATCGGTAATAATGCAATTCTTTGGCATTTCATCTCCGGAACATTCCTTGCAATGAATTTTAATAGCCAAAAGAGGAGTCATCTTTTTTCCTGAATTTTCAGCAACTTCCTTTTCCATTTTTACACCGCCTTTTTGTTCTAATTACAAACTTTCCAAAAGTTGTTTACGAACCTCGGAATCTTCACCAACAATTTTCTTGAAATACTCAAAATCTGCACCGGAAACATCCGTAATTCGAATCAATTTCCTCGTAGCAGGATTAAAAGCAAGGTCATGAAGAAGTTCGGAGTTGGCTTCGCCCCATCCCTTTAATCTCGTAACGCTTTGGATTTTTTCATTTCCTGCCTTTTTGACTAAATCCTGATAATCCTCACCATAAATTGTCTTTGTTCTTGTTTTTCCAATGAATAAGGGAGCATCGACCGCAAATACCTTACCTTGTTCCAAAAGCTCCGGATAATACATTTTTATCAAAGTCAGGAGGAGCGTGGATATATGAGAATTAGCACTACAAATCCCATTGCCTTTTCCATCATCTACCATAAAATTGTGATATTTTGGAACCGTCAAGCAATAAACTTCCTTTGTTTCTTCAATAATTCGTTTTGAAATAACCCTAAAATATTTTCTAGAAATTGGATTTTCATTTTCAAAGTAAACACTTCGAATACTATCCTTTTCAGTTAAATCCTTAGCCAGTTTATAAGGTAAGTTTCCAATCCAAACCAAATCTGGATCATTTTTATCCGGATTATTTACTAACCATTTATGATCTAGAGTGCATTTGATCTTTTCACCATTTGATAAGGTTAATTCAATAATCTTATCAACCGTTCTTGTAATTCTTGGGTTAATTGCTTTGCCAACTACAAGATTTTTGTTATCATCAACGCTATAAACATAAAAAGGTTGTTGATCTTTTTCAAATTTTTCCGTTAACTCTTTAATTGTAGGATTTTTTCCGTCCAGAGTTAAAATTCTTGTATCTCCATCTAAACAACCGTCGACATCTGCATCCGTTAAAAAGATTACTTTTCCAACCCTGCAACGATGCTCTTTATTAACCGGATCAAAACCAAGGGCTTTTAAAATGTTGATAATATCCGCACTTTCATAAACCTTAGATAATTGTGCCTTTGCTGTATTCAAAATTTTACCACGCAGTTTAAGGATTTCCTGATAATAAGGATTGCGAGCTTGACGCGCCGACCCGCCGGCTGAATCTCCTTCACATATCATCAATTCGCGCAAGGAATCATCCTTACAGTTGCTGATTATGAATTTTGAAGGTGGAGGAAGAGCTTGTTTTCCTCTGGTTTTGATTTTAGATAAAGCTTTCTTTTCGTTAGCAAATTTGTTATAAATTGACCGCATTTCATTAGCACGATCAATTACACGCTTGACAAAACTTTTATTCTTTTCAAGATATTTTAAGAAATCTTTTCTTAAAATGTCAAAAACCATCTTATCAGCTTCAGGATTGATTAGTTTTTCCTTGGTTTGACTATCAAACTGTGGTTCAGCAATTTTTATGTTTAAACCACCATACAATCCAACCCGAAGGTCTTCAGGTTTGTAATTTTTCTTTTTTGCAAAATCCCCAAAGCTTGTTGTTATTAAACGAATCAAACCGTTTAAATGAGTCCCACCCTCAATTGTTTTATTACTGTTGACCCAACTAGTTAGATTTGAATCATCACTTTCAAACCATTGAAGAGCAACATCAACCTGTTCATTGGAAAAAATGAAAGGATTGCCGAGGTTTTCAAACTTTTCAGTTGATTCACCATTTTCATCTATTGACGATGTGATCTTCTTAACGAAATCAATTAAACCTTTTGACTTAAAAGTTTTAAGATTTCCTTTTATATCGGTTAGTTCAAAAATTACACCGGAATTCAAAAAGCTGCAATTTTCCATATATTCGGAAACTTGTATAACGTCAAGTCTTTTCTTTAAAATTGAGGAATCCGGTGTAAATTTGACAATTGTTCCTTTTTTAAGAGAAATTGGTAGCTTTGTTGATGGTATAGTTGTTACTTTTGAGGTAGGAATTCCTTTTGAATATGTTTGAGTATACCATTTACCATCACGAAAAGTCCAAGCTTGAAAATAATCGGAAAGGGCATTGGTTGCACTCGACCCTATACCGTGAGTGTTTTTTACAAAAACACCAGCTGCAAGTAAATAATTATGATCATTTTCAACAGACATTCCATAAACCCAAGTTGGTTCACAATCAATAAATTTGATTGAAGCAACCTGATGATTTCCAATGTTTGCAACCGGACTATTAGGATAATCCTTTTCAAGTTTATATTTTAAAATGTAATCTTTTCCATGTTTTTGAATATAGGAATAAGCATTTTTTTCTAAATCTTTTTCAGTAAAATATAGAGGAACTACCGTAAAATATCTTGGATAACACCAACCTCTACAAGAATCATAGGTTTGTGCCGTCAATTTTCCATAAGTTAAAATTGCTCTTGCAGCACATTTCAACATCTTCTTTTTAGTATTCTCTTTCGTAAGATTATATTTGATGTTTAAATTTTTCATAATTTGAGAATTATTTTGATGTGCATGTGAATGAAAAATTTCATGAGCCTTATGGTCATTTTGATCAGCCCAAAAATGTTCACTTCGATTTAAAATTTGAAGATTTTCTGGACGATTATCATTTCTATTATGATTTATGTGATGAATATGTTCAAAACTTTTTTGGCGTTTTAAACCGATAAGATCCGCTACTCTTCTATGAACTGCTTTACCAAAGGATTTATATTGAGCTCTTTTTGAGGATTCTTCAATTTTTTCGGAAGGATAAACTCTATAAACTTCATAATTATCCTTATCAAACTTCCAATGTAGACCAGATAAACTTTGACCTGGTTGAATATCTTTTGCTTCAATATAATCGCCATCATATTTCATAAAAGGATGATCAATTGTGCATTTTATAACTTCCCCATTATCTAAAGTAATAATGGCAAGTTTTGTTACCTGTTTAGTTCGATAAACGCCATAACATTGGTTAATCTGAAAATCATGTTTACTTTTTTCAATATTTTTTGAAAAAACCCAAAACTTTTGATGATCTTTTTCCCATTTTTTCCACAATTCTTCAAAAGTAGGATAAGTTCCATCTAAAAGCTTTAAACGTGTATCCCCAGTAAAACAACCTACGCTACCGCTTGAATATGCACCTTTTTTCAACTTACCACCAGCGTGAAGCTGCGTGAAAACAATTTCCATAGTTGATTTTTCAGGTTCATCCGGATGTGGACCAACAGGAATTCCTCGACCTTCATCATAAACCAAACAGGAATCCTTACCATCATCATAAAGAATACAACCTACTTTTTTAGAAAATCCTGAGGTTGCCTCATCAAGAGCATTGTCTAAAATTTCTTTCAATATCGAAAATCTTCCATTTTCAAGATTTCCGATATACATTGCTGGACGTAAACGTAAACCTTCCAAGCCTTTTGTTACGACAATATCTTTTTCGTTATAAGAGGTAACCATTTTCAAACCTAACAAAATTCCAAGAAATACTCTTCTACATCATTTTTATAGAAATAAGTATAATCCTTTCCTTCAATATTAACAATCCCTTGAGTTTTTCCAGTCATTTTTTCAAGGAAATCCTTATATTTTTCCGAGCCCAGAATAAGTTTGATTGTATCCGGATAATAACCAGGTAAAAGATTTTCTTCCTTAACATCGAGTTCAAGGTAATATTTTCTGCAATCATCAATTACCAGGTTATCCGGGGCCTCTTTATCAAAATCTTCACGGTCTGCAAACTTAAATTTCAATTTATACTCATACAAGGTATCAAGCTTTTTTGAAATTTCAGAATTTGGAAGAGCTAAAATAAGGAAGCAATTTGGGCTACCAAGAAAAATGTGATTATAAACATTCAAATCCAAACCAAAGTAATAAAACCTTGCTTTACCGACATAGTTATCAGGAAGAAAACTTAGGGCATAATTTGCTATTCTTTGATTAGTAAGATTTATGTAATCGGACCTTGCATCAAAGATTGTCATTCCGTTCTGATATTTCTCGAATATATGAAAACAAACCTTCATTTGATTTTTCCTCTAAAGAGCTTGGTAAGGTAAAAGTTTCAAACCAGCTTGGTGGATATTTTATGATAGACGAACTCAAAACTAAGAGATGATATGGACTTTTTGGATCAAAGAAAAGAAGGTTAAGATTCATTTTCCTTTGTCCTAAGCTGTTAAAATTTTAAAGAAAATTAAAACTCAACCAGCTTGAAAATCACCGTAACCTTATCTTTTGTTATTGAAAAGATTGGAATTTGTTCATCATCTCTAAAAAGCAACCTTGTTTTTGGTTTACCAAAAATTCCAAAAGCCTGAATACCTTGAATGTCGGTATCCGGATTTGAAAAAATTGAAAAATTTTCAATATTTGTTTGGAATGTTACGGTATAGAAACTTTCCTCTTCATTAGGACTTGCATCCATAACAACATTTTTAACCTTGTGAAATTTTCCATCTTTTGTTTTGATTTTCCAACACATTTTAAAATCCTCTTTTTGAATTTATTCCTTTTTAACAAGGAGGAAGCGGAATCTTTTCTTAACTCCGCTTTCCAATTCTTTGATTTCCAATTCTTTTTCTTATTTGGAATTACTTTTTGCTTGAATTTCCCGCTTAAAAACATTTCCCTTGCTACAAGATCCCTTGGTTTAGGAATTTTCAACTTTTTCTTTTTCGACATTTGAACCTCCTACTTTTGAAAACCATTTGATTTCAACTCCTTCAGTTTTTGTTCAATTCGTTTGCGAGCTCTTTTTCCATTGGTATCATAACAAACCAAGGTAAAAGAAATTCCACGAATAGGACCGTTTTGAATATAATAAACCTTTTCATGATTGGTATCACAATCAATGGTTTTGGTTAAAACCGGTTTTGAATCCATGTATAAGAAATAAAAGGAAAATCTAAAAATGTTTTCACCATCCTCGACCATCTTTGCCTTAACTTCATCGGTTTTGTTTGTAACATATTGAAGGTAGTTCTTTGTACAATCTTCCTCAGACATTGATTTGCCTTTTGGAACTATCATTTTCTTTTCATTTTCAGGACGTTTATAATAGCGATTATATAAATCCCTGTAGTAAGAATGTTTTTCATCCGCCGACATATTTTTAATCAAAGTAACCGGTTTATCGGGATTTTTCTTCAAAATAGTTGTTTCAGATTTTTTCCGATTTTCAGTTTTCTTTGATTTGCATTGGGTAACCTTCTTTTCCTTCAATTGTTTTTCAAATTCTTCAAGAGAAATTCCTAAGTCTTTTGCTCTTCTCATATGAGCCTTAACCTTTTCCTTTTCCCTACAATCAGAACAATAATTACATTGTTTATCATACTCATTCAAAAATTTGTATTTTGGTAAGATATTGTGACATAACCCACAAACTACTGTAGATTCAGAAAGATTTCTCCAATTGCTCTTGTCAGTTGGATTGGTTAAATTGTAACCATCAATTAAGGAAATTTTTGAGTTTGGATTTTGATTCAACAAATTTTCAAAAGTTGAAATTGCACTCTTGGAATTGTTGAAATAGGAAATAGCTTTTTTCGTTTCACTATTGATGATACAAAACATTGAATAATCCTTTTGTAAGTTTTTATACTTTATTATAACAAAACCAGCTCAAAAAGTCAAGAATTTCTTTAGAATTTTTACAAAAGAAAACCCTCTATTTCTAGAGGGTCTTCAATTTTTCTTTGGTTAAGATTAACCAATGATTGTCGCACGATATGTATCAGCAGCAATTGATTCAGCGCTTGAATTGATTTTGATAATCGTTTCGGTAGAAGTATTTCTAACGTCCGCAATCACCATATCATTGGAAGCAACTTCTTTGATCAGGACGACAACATCAGCACCTAAGGAGTGCGTAATTGTCCAAGTAGCAACGCCACCTGTAACCGTCAAAGCGCCATTGTTTTCAGCCACTTTATGCGGTAGAGCCGCAGCAGCTTCATCAACATAAACTTTAGAAGCCAATTTAGCATCTGCCTGCTGTTCAGAAGCACCAAGCTGCAACGCATCAGCATTAAATTTGCCAATCGTCAAACCAGCATCTTTAACGCTTAACGTTCCAGAGGTATTCTGAATCGTAACATCATCAACGGCAACATCAACAACACCAGCTGCAATCATTTCAGCAACTTTAGCTTCAGAAGCAATTTTAGCAGCAGCCTTAGCTTCTTCAGTTGTTTCTGTTGAAGCAAAATCAGCAACCGCCGAAGCCAAATTTGTCATCTTCAAGTTGGAGATTGTGTTGTTGTCAGCATCAATTGTTTTATTTGTCAACGTTTCAGCTGCATCCTGATGGACCAGATCGGAAGATTCTGTGTTATCAATAACATTAAAATCACCGGAATCCAAGTCAGCAGCTTCGGCAACCGCCTGATTGAACAGAACATAGTCACCAACTTTTAAAGAAACGCCGGCGAACTCCTGATCAGAAGCAACCAGGAACAAATCACCTTTCTGAACCGGATATGTAATGGAAGCCAAAGGTCCAACATACTGAACCCCACCTTCCATATTCTTAATAATAGCAGCTTTTAAGGTAGCTGGGGTGATGGCCAATGTTGCGCTTGATCCAGCCAAAGCTTCTTCTTCCGTTGCAATTTCGATAACACCGGTTACATCTTCGGAAGCAGAACGGGCATACAATGCACCTTCAGGATTGCGCTGAATTGTTTCACCATCAATCTTTGTGGCTGTCTGAGCAGATTCGGCAATTTTATCACACAAAGCACGAACAGCAGCTTCCGTTGGCAACTTTTCATTAGAAGCCGTAGCAGATTCGGCAATTCCGGTTGTTGAATTAACAACAGCATTCGGATCCAATTTACCGAACTCAACGGATCCATCAACCAAATCCAATTCGCCATTTGAATTAACTTCAATATTTGCGCTTCCTTTGACAACACCAACCGTGCTGGCTGTTGCTTTATCCAAAGCTGTAGTAACAACTTTGATTTCATATTTGTTATTTTCATCTGGGTCTGTAGCCAGGGATAATGTTGAATCAGTTTTCAAATTACCCTGTTTCAGAGCTAAACCTGCGTCCATTTCCGCTTTTGTAGCAAAATAAACCCAAGCACCATTGATATACATCCCATAAGCATGTAATGTAGTATCATAATATTGCAAACCTTCCTTCAGGCCTGTAGATGGTGCTGAAGCTAAGTTCTGCATTACGGAATTTTGTACTTCATTACCGTTCAAATTCCAACTAGTTAACACTGTTAGCATTTATATTCTCCTTTATCAAACACGTGTTTAAGTTAGTTTAAATAAGCTTTCCCACCGAACGCAGATTCGAATGAGATTTTTACCGTAGAATTGTCAATGTAGGTTACATCACCAATTACTTCGGAACCTGCACTGTCAACTACAGTAACGCTTGGATATCTTCCAAGATTATGGACAATCATCCAAGTTTTCGAAGGCGTTGCTTGTATATGCTCATAAAAGTCACAAGTAGCACTAATTACTGGATTTTCTGGATCGGTGAGGTCAATAGTAATATTTTTTCCAGCAATGAGAATATTTTGCTTTCTTGAAATATCGCTATTGATTTGAGCTGTATACTGTTTTAAAGATACACCAGTTTTTACAGTCATTTTTTTAAATCCTCTTACCAAAAATCATTAGAAAATTAAAAAGGGACTTATAAAAAGTTCATTTTCAAACCGAGGTTATTCACCTTTTTTCGAAGACTTCTTTTTAGGAGCTTCAGGTTTTTTATAAGTGACTTGTTTTTCAACACCTTTAACTACAACAATTCCAGGTAAAACATTGACCATAAATTTATCAGCCACCGGAATATTTTTACCAACCGGAATTGTGCAAGAATCACCATCAGCGGAGGTCAATGTAATTGGAAACTTTGAAACATTTGAAATAATAGCCATTTTCTTCTCCTTGGAAATCTCTTTTTGAAAATTAAGAATTAAAACTTAAAGTGGAACTCGTAATTTTCAATCAACGTAATGGTTTTCAAGACATAAACGTAAAAAGATTTTTCAACAGTTCCAAGAGGAAGCACAAGCTCTTGAACATCAAAAGATTCCGTAACATTGAAACCATTTGGATCCTCAATCAATCTTAAACGTCCCCATTCTGTTGGGATTGCACAGCAAACATAAGCTTCATTGACGTTATAAATCAATGAAAAATCTTGCTTATCAATATACATACCAGGTAAATGAGCAACTTCCTCAACATCAACAGGATTATTTTGAACAGCACCATAATATAAAGGATACCGGAAATAATATTCGGCTTCCTGCTCAACAGCGGTTTTACCATCAGTAACAACCAACTTGAATTTTGTGGATTCAATAATTGGAGTCTTTGGTTTGTAAGTGAAGCTGAAATGTTGGGAAGTAACAACATCAGATTTTGAATAAATTAGAATATTATCACGATAAACTTTAATTGCTTCAATATCTCGTGTTCCTCGAATTGCGGTAATATCAAAAACAATCTGTTCAATTTCCTGACCTATTTCAACTGTAATCCCAGCTGGTGGATCAACAACCATTTCAATTTCAGGTGCCTTATATTGAAATGGAATTTGGTAAACCATATAAACGATTGCTGATTCTTTGGAAGGATTTGTAACGGTAACTTCGTCATATTCAAAACCACAGGTTACGAAAGAACCTCTTCTGGTTGTAATATTTCCTTCAACATTGAAATCGAAAACCAATTCCTTGTTGCTATGGACGTGAACAAAGCTACAAGTTGGAATTACCAAACTTTGATGAGGTTCTAAAGTTTGGGTTTTTGAAGAAATTGATTCAGATTCTGCTGAAAATCTTTTATCAAGAAGCAACTGACGAACATTTTGACCACTTTGATAAATCTTTTCATCACAAACAAGAGTTGTTGACATTATTCAGATTCCTTGTTTTATAAAACCTGAATAAAAATTAAAAACCTTGGCAATTTAAAGCCAAGGTTCTTAAAAAATCAAAGAGGTTTTATTTTACTTTTTCAATTTTTCAGCAATTTTCAATTTTTCTTGCCAAATTTTCAAGCTATCATCTCGAACATAATTAAATTCACGCATCCGATTAGCTTCACGTTTATCTTTCTGATTTTGGATTTCTTCCTCTGTATAAGGTTTGCGAGACCATTGTTCAATTTTTGATTTATAAAATTCAATAGGATCTTTACCTCTTGAATCTATAAGGTCAACACGGTTTACAAAACCTTTATCATTAGCTTCCTTTTTTTCTTTTTCAGCATATTTTACAGCCAAATCAACAACGTCATCAAGTTGTTCTGGTTTTAACCTTTTTCCTTCCAATTTTTTTATTTCAGCTGGCATACCATAACCATCAACCGAAAAAGAATTTGTTTTTGGATCATATGTAAATTCAGGAATTCTAACTTCTTCATCAAGCGGGTTATAATCACGATTTGAAATCCTTACATGCATTTTTCCATCAGCACCCCAATTTGAAGAAACTTTGGAATCAATTCCAGTATCAGCCAATTTTGGAAGAATTTTTTCATTTAAAGCATCTACAACCGGTTTATCCTTTGGATTTTTTGAAGAAACTCTACGAACCTTTTTTGGTTCTTTAGTTTTATTTGAAGGTTGGCTTTGTTTTTCTTCCTTTTGATTTTTATTTGAAAATTTTGAACCTGGATGTTTTTCCAGATAATCCTTTCTTTGTTTATCATTCCAAACTTCGTAAAAAGTATGTTATGAAGGTCCACCAGATTTAATTTCAAGTCTTGATAAAACATTTACTTTCATTTTTAACTACTCCAAAAAATCTGTAAGAAAACTAAAAAGAAAATTAAGAAAAAAGTTAAAATGAAATCTTCGTAAAAGTAATTTCCGATTCCTGCTTATTCAACTTTTTCAATTCTATAGGATAACCGGTTATTGAAAAATCTTTTGTGGTAGAAACAAGAGATTCACGATGACCATAAAGGAATTCCTTACGAAGCATTGGATCAAATTGCATTGACTTCCAACTATTCAATTGTTTCTTAAAAATAGGAACATATTTGTTTTCCAATTTAATCGTGAACGTTTTCTTTGTTTCTTTCACGACTTCCATTTCCAGAATTTTGAATCCCCAGTAGCATTTCATTTCCAATCTCCTTTTTCCATTTTATACTTTAGTATAATATGTATTCTCTGGAAAATCAAGAGAAAAATTCAAGAAAACAAAAGAAAAGCCTCTATTTCTAGAGGCTCTTCCATTTTTCTTTGGTTAAAATTAACCAATTTCTTCGTCGAAGCTAACTCCAGAACCAAGAATATAGTTTTTAACCAAAATATATTTTGTTGAGCTGGTCGGTTTCCATTTAACCTTGATAACCAATGCACCCATATCAACATCCGCAGGAGATTCTGTATTGATATCACTAATGACCTGATAATCACGAATACCACGACCTTGTTTAATAGGTTCGAGGTAGTTGGACATATTTTTGCACAACTCTGCACGTAAAAATTCATCATTAGGATCAAACAATCCAAAACGGAACTGCAAATCCTGATAAATTTCAATATTGTTAGCCAACAATCTTGAATGCAAATCGGTTAATGGGTCAACCTGAGTCTGCGTTGTATATTCACCAAAAATAACAACTCCAGCTGTTCCCATGTCGCGAATCGGGTTAACATGAACGCCTTCGACCAGGTCACGATCACCTTCGTTATATTTGTAACGAACGCCTAAGGCACCATCCATTAAACCACGAGTTAAACCAGCTGCAGCCCAGTAAATAGCCCAGTTACGTTCCGTGTAGCAAATAGCAGCTGCTGCATAACCGGAAGGAGCAATATAGACATTTGTCCCAGCATTTTCGTCAAATACCAAAACGTCAGGAGCATAGCAAGCTGCATAGCTCGTGTTGACATTCATTTCATATTTGCGATAATCTGCTACATCCGTTGCTTTCTGCTTATCGGAAGGAATTGATAACAAAGCCACGGCATCCTTACGATTTTTAGCAACTTCAGCAATTTTCTGAGCAACATTAACATTGGTATAACCACCGTCAATGAGCAAACGAACATCAATCTGTTCACGATCCGCGAAAGCATCCCATCCAGCCATAATCTGTGAATTGCTTGGAATGACGCCATCTTCGCCACCACCTAACCAAGCAATTGAACTAATTTCCTGCAACTTGGAATAGTCCGGATTGTGAACAACGACACGAATATTTACTGATTCATAAGCGCCTTTATTGACGCGTTCCTCAACAAACATTTGATTGCCGGTTGAATCCAGCTGGTCGTTCATACTGCAAACCCAACTTTCCAAAGGATTTGCCAAAGAATCACGAGCATAAACACCCAGCATAAACTGCTGATTTGCAGGAGTATTTGGAATGATTTCTTTAACAACAGCATTTGGAGCAGTATCACTACCACTAAAGGTCGGATTGTTTATTGAAATCGAAACATCTGGGTTTGGTCCAATGATTAAGATTGAGCGGTCATTTTCAGTTCCACCAACAACCTCTTCCGCTGTTACAACTGCACCAGGTGCAATACTTTCGTCAATTACTTTCTGAATAGCAGCTGCAATCAATTTCAAGGTATTATCTGATGATTCTGCAAATTCAACCGGTTCAATCTGGAATGTTTCAGCACCATAACCAATTGAAGCTTCAAAAGATTCACCAGCCTTGATTGCCTTTGAAATTGTCAAACGTAAGCGCTGGGAAGTTCCTTCATCCAAACCGGTAATTTTAATACCCAAACCAGTTTTCATATCAGAAGCCCAAGCACCAGGATTTTCTGCGAAAATATCCATAATCTTGGAATCGGATTCAACTTCAACAATTACATTGGAACCTTCAACACTTCCACCAATTTCCAAATCATCAATGGTTTCTGGTAAAGTAACCAACAAAACACGATCATCATAAACGCCATGACCTTCCGTTAGGACTGTTTTTCCCATCGATAAATCTTCAGGAACAAATTGTTCTTCGGAAATTGTCAAATTAGCAGGACCAGCTTTGTTGCAGGTAATTTTAATAGTAGGAACTTCCGCCATAATTACCGTAGCAGTTAAACCATCCACTCCATTTAAAGCGGTTACCAGAGCCTGAAGCATTCCATCGGAAGATTCAGCATAGGATGCTGAAATTGTGGATTCCGTAATATTAACACCTGAAATTTTGAAAGAAACTAGGTCTTGTTCCACAAAATTACGACTAAATGTTAACTGAATAGCTTCTTTGCGGTCACTCAAATTCCAAGCTTTAATAATGGAACATTCTCCACCAGCTCCCATTTCATCAAGAGCAGCACCAATTTTCTTTGATAATTGATCCAAAGTATAATTTGATGTGCTATTGAATTCCTGAGAAACAGACACTGAACCTAAGTCAACCGTAACAACATCACCTTCAATCAGGTAATTTGAAAAGCTTATCAATTTTGTAGAACGTAGAGCCGTTTCAAAATCCGCTGAAGTTCCTGTCGTAAATGGACGAGTGAAGAAATTTTTATTCTGGTCATCATAATAAACTGATAAACCAGCATATTTTGCATCACTTACAATACGATTACCATAAAACAATGTCATTTGTTTCAAAGCAGGCTTTAAAACTAAATGTGCCGGTGACCAAGAGGTATCACCATTTCCATATAAAGAAACAAATTCTTCCCAGCCACCTGTAATTGCCCGAGGACCTAATGGACCCTTTTTGGAAGCGAACACGCAAGCACCAATCGTCCCACTAATCGCAGCCAAAGAGCCTGAACCTTTGACAATCTCTTGCTGATAAACACCAGCTGAAATTTTATACGTCATTTAATGACTCCTTTAAACTAAAGTTTGCAAACTTACACCAAAAATTAAAAAGGAAAAGAAACATAAAGAAAACCGTGGAAACACAAAGGCTCCACGGTTTTCTTTCTGCGCCGGTGTATTTTAAATTTCTTTAGCTAATTCTTCGTAACCATATAAAGGTAATAAATATTTTCCTGCTATTTTGAAATTCCAGTTTTTACCACGTTCAATTATAGCACCATCTCCAATTAAATGATAATCTGCCAATTCTCTATCCGTAAAGTTTTCAATCACCTTACCTAAGGTGAAAATTTCGGTTGCCAATTCCTTACGATTTTTCTTATCAAAATCTTTGTAACCATAGGGTTTTCTTCCGATTTTAATATCCAAGTAAGGAAAAATGTTGGTCGGAAGTTTATCCATAAAACTATTCTGCAAGGTTTTTAAAAATTCCATCTGGGAATCTGGTTTAGTAGGAGTGGGAACTTCAGCATTGAAATCATCAATATCTTCCTGCTCTTCTTTGGAAATTACCGGTTTGACGATTTCAGGTACCTGCTCCGGTTCTTCTTCAACCTCAACAGTTTGCTCAGGAGCAAATTCAATTTCTTCGTCGAAATCTTCATCAAATTCGTCTTTGGCAACCGTTAAAACCGGATTTTCAGGCTCAATAAAATCTTCATCAAATTCATCAAAACCATCATCCTGCTCAATCTTTTTGGAAACAATTTCAGGTTCCTCAATAACCGGATCAGGTTCCGCCTGAATTTCAGGAATTTTGATGGATTCAATATCAATACCGTGAATGTTATTGATAATATCTGAAACGAAATGTTTTTCTCTTTCGGTTAGAGCCTCAAAGGCATCTTTGATATCTTCTATGTTCATTTTTCAATCTCCAAAGTTGAACTGATACTTCAATATAACAAAAAAGATAAAGAAAATCAAGAGGAATTTTAAACTTCTTCTGTTTTCAACAAATCATCAACTGTTGTATTCATAAGCTTGGCAAGAATTATAAGATTTTCTGTCCTCATAGCAACACCACCATGAAGGTAATGAGTTATCATAATTGGTGTTACATTAAGCTGAGCTGCAATTGAACTTTTTGTTACATTATTATCTTTTAGATATTTATCTAGTTTTTTTGCAACTGCTTGATTGATTTTCCTCTGTGCTTCGGTATCTTTTGATTTACGAACCATTTTCTTCTCCTCTATTAACTTTTATCATATTCAAAACTTGAATTGCATTGATATTTTCAGACATAATAAATGAAACCAAGGCTAAAACATCATCAGGTAAACTTGAAACCTCAAGTTGCTCCGGAAGAAGCTCCGCGCAAGGAATTTCAAGAACTTGACTGATTTTAAAAACCTTTGAAAGTGGAAGATCACAATCTCCATTTTCATAATGATGAATTTGAAGGGATTGGATACCGACCAATCTTGCTAAATCAGTTTGTTTTAAACCACGTAATTTTCGATAACGCTTTATACGATTACCAAGTGGTTTAAAAAGCTGATTTTTCAAATTCGAATCCAGAGGCATTTTCATTCTGGAACCTCATGAGGTAAAAACTTCTTGTTTGTTATTACGTGGAAAAGCTGACGGGTCTTTTTAATATCATACATTGCGTCATGAGCTTCTTCATCATTCCAACCAATCTTGAATGTTTGACAAACTGTTCCAAGTTGAAAATTTTTCATTTCATGTTTAATTCGTAAACATTTTAGCAAAGCCAACTGCATAACGTCAAGACCAGGTAAAGTGAAAAAGTTGAAAAAATGGTTACCATACATTCTTTCTCTTTCACTTGTTGCTAAATCTTTAAACCACTGGATTAAAAAATCGGTATCAAAGGAAACATTATAACCAATCGGAATAATTCTTTCCTCACCTTTCTTAGCATACCGGTCTCCATATTTTTCAAGCATTGTAAAAAATTCATTAAATGCTTGGAGTGGTGGAATAAATTCATCACTCGATAGAATTAAATCTTTTGTATAACCGGTTTTTTCGGCTGCACCATCATCAAAAATGCAATCTTCCTTAACCGGTTTCATTTTCCAGTTGAATTTTTCAACCACCTTACCGTCTTTTTCAATACATCCAGCAAGTTGAACCAACCCATTTCGATATCTATCCATACCGGTTGTTTCAGTGTCAATATAGCAAAAAATCATTTCAAAATCCTTTTGTTTTATATTTTGGTGCCCCTGACTTGATTTGAACAAGCACTTCCTTACGGAAACAGCCACCTCAAGGCTGCGCGTCTACCAATTCCGCCACAAGGGCATAATTTATTACTGTTTACGAAGCATTGATCTTGGCCAACCAGCTAAGCGTTTCAACCAAATCTTTTTTATCCAAGCTTTGGTTAACCGAAATTTCTGCAAAATTGGTGAAATTTTGTAGAATTTGCAACTGCTTCGTGTTACCGGATAGTATGAGTCATAAAAGAAGATCATATCGTCATTCATTGCTTCAAAAATTCTTTCCATAACACTCCTCCTTTTCTTTTTCCATTCTATACTTTATTATAACAAGAAAGTGGAAGAAAATCAAGAGGAATTTTAAAAATTCTTAAAAAAGTTACTTTTTCCGGTAAAATTTTATTACGGAATTGGATTTTTCAATGAATTCTGAAATTTCAAGAAGAAATTTATTCAAAATAACGAACTCTTCTTTGGTAATGGCATACTTTTTAACCCCATTTACATCAACAACCTCAAGATGCAAACTGATTGGTTCAACCTTGCTTGGTAAAGGTGTATTGATCTGAACCGGTTCCTGAATAATAACATCAGGTGTTGAGCAAGCAGTTAAAAGCAAGCAACTGCTAATTAGAACTTTTTTCAGCATAATTTGTTGCTCCTGCTAAAAATTTCAAAGTGGAATTGAATTGCTGGTTGATGGTTTGGGTTAGTTTATCAACATCATTTTCTTGAACAACCAACTGCTGCATTAAATTGGAAATTTCCTTCTGGTAAGTTTCTTCGATTTCTGAAAAATTATCATTAACTGCTTGAAGCTGCTCAACCTTTTTCTTTATATCTTCCTGCAATTTAAGAAGCATTTGATTCTTTTCATCATTTGATTTCTTCAATTCGGAAATTGTTTGCTTTTTGGATTCATTTAAATTATATAGTGAAATTGTTGAGCCAACAAGAAAAATGAAAACCAAAGCAATACCAAGGTAAAAGTATGTCTTGTATTGATTAAAAGTTGTGGATATCGAAAATGACATTTTGCCTCTTTTTTAAATCATCGTCCACGTGAATAAAACATTCGTGGAAGTTAAACCCAATTCTGGTAAAGCCAGATTCAATACAATACTTAACAATCAAAAATGCTTTATGTTTATCAAACATTTTGCAACCACGGTCTTCATAGGAGCAATCAATGTTGAAAGCATTACCTACCAGGTGGGAACTGGTTACGGATTTTTTCAAACGTTTGTTGTAGGAAGCGCAACGATAAGCCGCTAAAATTTTGAAATCAAAACCAGCAAGCTTTTCCGCCTTCAAAAGCTTTTCTAAACTTTCATTAGCAACACCAAAGGTTTTGCAACAAGGACATTCAAAATCTTCACGTTTATGATTGTTGAGTTTTCGCACAATGATTTCCTTTGAAAATAAACCTATCGAACCAGAAAAAGATCAAACCACCAACAAGGTTTGCAATTACGGTATTGACGGTGGTAGAAAAATGAAGATTAATCAAGCAGATTGACAAAATTGGAGTCGATAACTGCCAACGAAGTAAATAAATGACATATTGTTTAATCAAAATCAAAGACCTTTTTGAACTAAAAACAACAAATCTTTTAATAAATGTTTACAAGCCCAAGGCTTTAAAGATGGGTTTCTAATAATAGGATAACTACCATCGGAATAAATTACATCGGAAGCATTATGATATGATAATGAAACTTCCGAAAAAAATAAATGAAATCCGCAGCTACAAGTGATTTTAATTGCCGGACATTCACTTAATTTACCTCTATATTGACGATCAGCAGGATAAATTCTTTGAATATGAATTCTATATTGTTTTGTTTCTGGATCATAAGTTTCAGTAGTAAATTTATAAAGGTTTGAACGTTCATTATATTGCACACGTTTAATTCTTACATACTTACTATTTTGAAGCTGCACCTTACCAACTTTTCTCAAAATTTGAACGGCTGACATACCAGGTCCAAGTTTTTGCTGTTGATCAGAGCGCTTGTGATAGCGGGGAGGAAATCGTTGATCTTTACGAACTGGAATCGCATTTTTATCTTTACCGTGTAATAAAGGTGAAGTCATTTTCAATACCCCTTTCAATATCTTCTTTTCTAAAAAATTCAACCCAATTCAAAGAATTTTTATATTTTCTCTTTTCTACATCAAGTTTTGTCCAAACATAAATTGCAGTTTTGTAAAAACTTTTCTTTTTACCTTTGAAATTTATCTCTTCAGATCTTCTTTTCCATTCCTCAACAATTTTCAAATCCTCTGGATTATTTTCATCAAAAGGATGACAACCGTGAGTCCAAGTTCCTTGATATTCAATAAACAAATCCTTGGATGGAATATAAAAATCACAAGCAAAAGGATAACGTTCATCCCTATATTGACGTTTTACATCAGGAAACTTTTTAAAAAGGAGTTGATAAATTTCTTCCTCACTTTTTGATGTGTGGAAACTGTTGTGTAGTTTTCTGGTTTTAAATCGTTTTTCTTGAATTTCAAAATTTCTTTTTTTCATATTCTCCTTAAATTCAATAGTTTGAGTTATAGTTTCACAACCATATTTTTTTAAACAGGTTTCTTTTATCTTTTTTCTAATAACTTTAGATTTAAGGGGATTTGATACTCCATATTTTTTCATACAAGTTTCTTCAAATTTTTCAACAATTTTCTCTAAATGTTCACCATAATGTGATTTTTTTGTTTCTTTTGATTTTTGTTTTATCAAATCCTTTTCTTCATCGGATTTTAAAGAATTTGTATAATTCCTCTTATTTCTAATATTTTCTAGAAAATTTGGATCTGTATTTTTATGATTTTCAAAAGTTTTTCTTTGTTTTTTCTTTATATCTTCATTTTGAGCAGGTGATGCTGTTCCAAATTTCTCAATACAAGTATTTTTGAATTTTTCTTTTACAAAATCAAGATTATTCCAAGTTTCAACACCATAATGTTCTAAACTTGTTTTTCTTTTTTTCTTTTCATTTTCTGGATCTTTTGTATTCCATTCATAACCTCTTTTATTGAGATTAGTTTTAATACAAATATCTTTCCATTCAGGAGATTGACTTGCAAATTCAAATCCTAATTTTTCTTTTCTACATTTTTTCATATATTCTACATTTTGAAAAATATTTTCAAAACCAGTTTTATTTTTTGAACATTTTCTAATATAATCTACATTTTGAAAAGTATTTTCAAAACCAGTTCTATCTTTTCTAGTTTTACAACCATTTTGATATACCAATTTTGGATCTTTTTTTAATCCAAAAAAAGATGACCATTTACAACAAAGTTTACTTAAAAAATAACAGCATAAAAATTTATAGGGTAAATTCAAATCAATAAAAAGATATTTAAAATCTTCAAAAGAAGGTCTTTCTAATTTCTTTTTTCCAATCAATTGAAGCGGTTCTTTTAAATAATCTCTCGATAACTTTTTAACATCAATTTTTTTTAGAAAAAAATCAAAATCTTCCTGTGTTATATCATAATCTGAGAAAAATTTTTTTCTTTTATCTATCGGACGTGGTTCACCTGCCATTTTCATTCTCCGTCAAATAAATTGATGAGGTTTTCAATTGTAAGATTTGCTTTAATCCAACTAATCATTTTCGACCACATCTGTCAACCTCTCGTTCCCATTCAAATCAACCAAAATCAAATCACCTTCCAAAGCAGTTGCAGTTGGAGTTTTATAAATACTTCCTACATAGGTTTTAATTGTAACCGTAGTATCTATTTTATAAGGAGTACCACCTGAAAGGTCTTTTTCACCCATAGATATAGTTGGTTCGGTTTCAATACGAATATCAATAGGAAATTTACTTAGATTTAATTGAAAGGTTCCTTCCCTACGGTTTGAAATCCAGTAATTGGAAAAAGTCAAAACATTTTGATAGCTTTGTGTAAAATAACTCAAATTTAAAACAACCGCAACCGGAGTAAGAGATAATTTGTAGTAAAAATCTGGAACCCCTTCTGTTTTATTTGGAATTAAGCCTGCACCATATTTTTTGGTTGCAAAAGTGTTCCAACTATCCTCAGTTTCGGCTATTGAAGCTATACTTATTGCAAAGTATTCCTGATAAGATGTATTCTTTTGAGTCCTTCCAAGCTCACGGTTAATATCTGAGCTTGTAACACCAACAACAGGAATTTTCTTTTTAACCGGATAAATATTGAACAATTCTTCCTTGAAATGTTCAACAGATGCTTCAAGAATTGTGGAACATTTTTCTTCGGTATTATATCTGGAATCAACGGTTGCCATAAAAATTTCCTTGTGTTTTATGAAAATTAAGAGTTTTTAGAACTCTAAACCAAGGTCTAAAATATTCTTGCTGTTAACCAACATCAAAGTATCAACCTTAACCCCAATGCTTTGCTTCAATTCCTCTTTTCGAACATCATCAAGAATTTTGAAATTTTTCCAACATTTTCTGAGATTATCTTCGGATACATACCAATTAGGAAATCCGGTTTTAGCCCAATCAATACATGATTCAATAATTGGTTGGAAATTCAAGAAATTCTTAAAGGTCTCCATATGAGACATACAGGGCCCGATATCAGCTTCAACCTCAAAACCGCAACTCAAATCAAAATCATACAACTTTTTCAATTTCCTATGCACCAAAGTCGTATAAGCGTGTTCCAAAAGATACATAACAATAGGATAATGTGCTAGAGCCACTTCTGTTTCGGTTGAATCGTGAACCACGTTGCAGTACTTAAAACCAAGATTGATTCCTCGTTTCCAAAACCAATTCCAACAAAGATCCTGCATAATTTTTCCAGCTGCAAAACCAATGTCGGAAGAAGCTCCTTGAATACAGCTGTTTGGTCCTTGACGGTCAGTTGCTGCAATTAAATTTGAGCTACCATTCATATATGAATCAAGATGGCGGATTCTTCCAAGTGGTGAATGAACCTCACAGGTTTTCAAACCATTTTCCTTACAATGGGTTAACCATTTTGAACCGTTTGAAAATTTATCAAACATTTTATGTTGCAAATCTTCCGCTTCTTCAGGGCTAACACCAATTTCAGCAGCAATTGATGCAGCACCACGACCATAAATGGTTCCAAACACCAACCCTTTTGCTGATTGTCTTTGTAATGGAGTAACCAAAGCTGCAGGGACTCCACAGAAAAATTCATAATTCATTTTATGAACATCACCACGGTTTTCAAGGTCAAACATTAAATCACATAATTTATGGAAACGCTTTTCTTCCCTTGTTCCTGTTGGTAAAGATTCAACCAAATCCTTCTTTTCCTCATAGGTTAAAGCCTTTTCCTTTGAACCTTTTGGAACCTCCCATTTAACCTCTTTCTTGAATTTTTCATACTTATCAAGAATTTCATAATCTTGAGAAAAATATAATCTCAATTGTTTACGAATTTGCTTACCAATGTCAAAGGCATTACCAATCCCTTCGTCACCGGAAACATTTCCCCAGTTTCTAACTTCATGTGCTGAATAGTCTGCTTTAAGGAAGAAATTTTCAGGATTTGCAACAAACTGTCTTTTGATTATTTTGCAAAATTCACCCCTCGATGGAATCTGTTGGAGGTTTGGATTGCTTGCTGAAATACGACCGGTTAACACTCCGGTAAATTGGTAATTGGAACGCATTCTATCATCATTTCGTAAGTCCTTATCAATTTCATATCGTTGAAAATGACCTAAAATAAATGTTGATTCGGCTTTCTTCATTTTTTCAAGACGGTCAAATTTTGCAACAAGCTCATTTGATTTATATTTCTCTTTAAATTCCTTACCAATGGAATCAGAACCTTTTGAGGTTTTATCAGCTTCCAAACCCATAACGTCACAAAATAGGATTCTTTTATGTTCAGGTTTACCAATGTCAAAAACCCATTTTTTCTGACCAAAAAGTCCGGCTTTTCCATTTGATGAATATCCAAGCTTTTCACAAACAATATCATTTGCAATTTTTACTTCCTTGGAATCGTAAATTTCCTTTTTTAATGCTTCCATTTGCCCACCAAAATCGGAACTTTTCCCTAAAAGGCTTATCAAGTAAGGCTTATCGACCTTTTCACCATTTTGTTCCAAAATAGTAGTGTCATAAATAATATCGCCAATTACATGAAGAACAACATTATCAAAATGTTCGTCACCTTTTCGTTTTGCTTCCGCTCGTTCAAAATGATAAAGTTGATAAGGAACCACAACGTCTTTTCCACCATATTCGGCAACATCTTCCAAGTTTCTATTATTCAAATCCTCACGATCATCTTTACCAACATTACCTTCCTCATAAATTTCTGCACCACCATAATTGTAAGTGAAAAATTTCAATGAAAAAGGACTAACTCCAAAAGATTTCAAGCATTTGCGATTTTCATTAAGCTGGAATTCAGCAGCCATACAATCCCAAACCAAAGCTGCATAATATCTCCAACCACACATATGAGCAAACTGATTCAAGTCATATTTTGCATTTTGGTAAATATGAATGCTTCCTTTTGCTTCCTCTTCAAAATATTTTTTGAAAGTTTTTGCAATATAATCAAGCTCTTCCTGATTGAAAGGTGTTTGTTTATGTTTATATGGAATTACATAAGCAGTTTTTTCATCTAAAGCAACCTGAATTGTCAGAATATCTTCGCAAGTCCTTGATAATCCTGTTGTTTCCGTGTCCCAAGAGGATAATTTTGTTTCACGAAGCATTGACATAAACTTGTCAAATTGCTTGATATTTTTAACCAACCTGGTTTTAACGCCTTCCATATTCAAGGTATAATAATTTTTCCCATGAATAACATAAGCGGTATGATCATTCATAAATCCAGCCAACGAAGCCATATTTGTTGCTTCTTCATTATCTCTATCAACGGAAATATAATTCAAAGGCACGGTTAAAATGCAAGGAACACCAAACTGGTTCCAAACTCTGCCCCATTTTTTCCAATTCAATTCAAAATCACCGGTGGTTATATCTTGGTCTTCTTTTGTTGCACCACAAAATACAATTCCTGTAAAACCTTTTGCTTCTACAAATTTTTCAAGCGAATTAAAGAAATCCTTTACCAACTCAACCTTTTCACCAGGTGTCAATATTTTGATTGGAGTTGGTTTACCACTTTGCGTTATAGGATCAAATTCCAACTTTGCATTGGATTCCTTCCATTGGTAAATATCATAAATTCCGATGATTGCGGCATTTCCAATGTTTTGTCTTCTCATAATGTTGGAAACAATTTCAATACCAGGTGCCTTGCAAGGAATAAGTGTAGTTTCCTCATTGATATCACTTAAACCATAAAAATCTCTTGAAACAAAAAGAATATTCTTTTCCTGATCAAAATGTTCATTTTTTAAGAAAACAAGCGGTTTTCCTTTTTTGGTAATCATTGCGTGAATATAATAACCACGTTGCGCTAATAATTGATTTACATCACGAAATGTTCTTACCTGTCTGCGCATATTCTTCCTCCAAACTCTATTCTTACAAGGATAATTAACAGGAAAGCCGGCTTATTTTCACCGGCTTTCCTTTCAAGTTTTGTCTTTTCAATTTTTCTTTTTTCTTCCTCGTTTCTTAGGAAGTTCCTTGACTTCTTCAACCTTGACTTCGATAATTTCATCTGAAACAATATCGGCAGATTCAGGTTCATATCCTTTGGTTGCTTCCTCTTTGGATAGTGGCAAGGGTTCAGCAACAGCAGCTTTTGTTGCTTCATTAAAACTTACCGTCAAATCGGTAACAACATTTTCCTCAATTACATCACCAGGAACAACATCACCAAAAACAACAATTTTTGCAGGCTTTGATTCTTCTTTTTTCACTTCCGGTTCCTGAGATTTTTCTTCTTTTTTTGGTTCAGGAGCAGGAGTAGGTTTAGGAGTTTTAGCTTTTACCGTCTTTTTACTTTTCGTATTTAACCTTTCCAACATATCAAGAAAAGTCTTTGGAAGGTAATCCTTGTTTGGAACCTGGCTTGCATAAAATACCATACCAGGTGTTTTGTGACAATAATCTGTCCAAGCCTTTTTTGTTTTCGGGTCAAAAAACCCAGATTCTTCAACCCCTAAAAACTTTTGAATGGATTTAATCAACATAGTAGTTTATACTCCAAGCATTTTACGTTTTCTTGCAACTTCCGCCTTCAACTTGTTGGATTTTTCTTCCAATTTCTGAGATTTTGGTTGCTCAACTTTCTTCTCATTATATAATGGATTTACAAGTTTCTTTTCAGGTTCCTTCTTTTCAGGAATTGCCTTTGGAAGTTCTTTGAAAATCGGAGCTTTTGTATTGAAGAAATCAACACATTCCTGAAGATTTTGAATATTCAAGGTTTTGCTAATTTTATAGAATTGGCTCTTCAAAAGATTGATTGAAGATTCCATGAGATAAAACAAAGTTTCAATCATATTCAAAGTCATCAATTTTCTCGATAACTTATAACATTCCTTTTGATAAAAATATCCATTGATGAATAAATAGAATTTTTCACCAATGATAACCGGAAAGGCTCTAAAATTCTTATCCGGAATATTTCCTGCTATGAAATAATTCATTTGAGCAGGAAGCTTGATTTTATTACCTGATTTAAGCTCATCAAAAACATTAATGATTTGAGCCTTCTGGTCTTCACTAAGTGGCATATTATTCAAATCTGATTTTAGAACTTCCTCATTATCTTCTTCTAAAACAAAAACATTCTTGAAATATTTGAAACCATATTTAGCAAGATTTGTTGATGAATTTGTTGAATATAACATTGGATAACCGTTGACAAAACCGCAATTCAAAACCGCTTCATTTTCATCCTCAACCTGCTCAGCAGCTTGCTTTGATTCCGCATCGGTTATTTTCAGATAATTCGGTTGAATAGTTAAGCCATAATCTTTAATAAATGCTTTCATTATATCAAGACTTGGTGCAAAGGAAATTTCAGCAAATAAGAGTTCCTTATCAAAAACAACCTTTTTGTAATCATTAACATCAACAATTATTGTGGAAGTCTGAGCTGAAACCTCTTTACCAAAGCCGAGCTCAGTAAGGAATTCATCATTCAGGAAATTTTTGTTGATGAAATAGCAAGGTTTTTCATTTTCGTCAACAAACCCGAGGTTTTTATACTTGGCTTCAAAATTTCCGAGACCAACATCCAATTTCATGAAATTCTTGAATGGGAATAAAATTGGTTGAGAAACATCTTCAACAACCAGATATTCCTTACGATAGAATTTCTTCAAGGTTTCCTTTGAAACTTTATAACCATATTTCTTCAGGATTGAAGATTGTAAGGAATTGAATTTTGACATTGATTTATCAAAAATAATTTTTAGCAAATCGGCTGTTGCATTTTCAACTTCCTGAACTTCTTCGGTTGATTTACCTTCAAAATCCAACAAATCAAGAATGTTATCAATATCAACTTGCGTTCCATTGATTTGAGAGGTTAGGAGTTTTTGTAATACTTTCAAATTTAAGTAGTAATTTGAACTTTCAATGGTATTTCCAAAGTAGAAAGTTGTGATTGAAAAATTTTGTTCAAGATTCAATTTGTAGATGGAATATTTTTCAAGGGTATTATAAATTCTTTTCAAATTATCCTTAGAAATTTTCATATCAAAAGTTATGATTTCTGAAATGCTTGCCAAAGATTTAAGTTCGAAAACATCTTCAATATCCAAGTAAAGTTGTACTTGACTTCCAAGATTATATTGATCCAAAACCGCTTTGAAATGTTCCTTAAAAGCATCTGAAAATTTTGATAAAGATTCTTTATTCGAAAAGAGGAGGATTTTTGTTGAGTTATCACCACCTGGGAATAAATTATCCTCAAAAACTCCACCAAACTTACAACAATACAAATAATGAAGTAAGGTATCAATTTTCTTTTGTTCAATATCTCCGTCAAAAGCTTCACCATAAGTAAAGATTTTCGAAGCTGGGGTGTTTAGAAATTGTTTTGGAAAACCAAGATATTTATTAGCAATCGGCTCAAGCTCACCAAAGTTAATCAAATTGCTGTTATTCAAAACATTTAGGTAATCTTCGGAACCTTCCATCATGTTTTTGGATTCAACAAAGGTTTGAGCATAAAAATCCTTCTGAATTTCTGGAATTTGAATAGAATAGGATTTTAGATGTATAGGAGCATCATTGATTGGTTGAATTTCATCAAACGTCATTGAATAAACATATTCAATTCCAAACATTTTCATAATATCAACCAACCGGTTTGTTTTTGTGGCTGTTGAAATTACGAGATATTTTGATTTGTTGCAAATCTGAATAATTTGATCAAAAATATCCTCACTAAAGGAATCAAGATCAACACCTACATAATCAAATTGAATATTTCTCAAAAGTTCCAAAACCAAATTACGAGGAACTTTTTCATTACCAATGAATCCAACATCTTCACCAAGAATTTCTGATGATCCAAAACAGTTTGGGTTGACAATAACCGGTGAATTTGTTGAAAGTTCGTTGAAATAAGTAATGGGATTGGAACCAAACAAACGCTGCAACTCCGGTAAGGTTTCTTTATCAACAATAACCGGTGAATCAGCAAACTGATATAATTTCGTAAACGCATCCTTGCTTCTTGTCGTTATAATACAAGATTTTTTCGTTTTGGAATTAGCCTTCAAAACATTAAGGTGGTCAATCAGAACATCAAACTTATAAAATTCAGAAGAATCAACAACCGCAAAACGATGGATTGGCGTTTGCAAAATTTGAGATAAACGTAACGGGAAATCAACCGTGCCGATATTCGCATAACGTCTTGTCATTTGAGGTTGTAAAATTCCTTCAATTTCAGGTTCCTTGAAAGTGTTTTTGAACATAAACAGATATAAGGGAAGTTTATTGAATAACTTCAAACGAATTGGTAAATCCAAAGAATCCCAAGAATTATACAGGTTTGAAATTTTACTTGAATCGAAACTTTCGAACAAATCAAGCAAAGACATCTTGGTTAAATCCATACCGGAAGGATTACAGAATATCTTGAAAATTTTCAAGAAATTTGAAAATTCATGATCCGAACATTTTCTGCTTAAATATGAATTGCAAAATTCCGGTGTAATGGAAATTTGAGCAAAATCACTGAAATCAAAAGATTCCATACTTCCGGTTTCATTGGTATAAACAATTCTCAAACTGTTTGGATCAATGTTGATGATTTTATTTTGGACGGAAGCAATTTCACCTAAATGTTTAACCACCTTACGTTTTGAAGAGTCATAACCGGTTATGGTTTCGCGAATATAACTATCAAAACTCAAATCTGGAGTTTGCAAATAAAGAATATCGCCAACAAGATTATGATAAAATTTTCCTTGAAAATTTCCAATGTTTTGAAGGTCAAACGGTTGAGATTCAAAGGCTGTTACATTGATTTTCAAATTTGGATAATCCGTATCTGCAAAAAATGCAGCTAATTGCTTTTTGATATATTCCAGATAAATAACCGGAGAATTTACGGTTGAATTTTCAACATAACGACAATATTCCAAAGAGCTTGAAATCAAAACCTGTAATTTAATTGAATAGTTTACGATATCATCATCTTTGAAAAAATTTAAACCAACTTCGCAAGGTTCGGAAGTGGTAAAATCAAGCTTATTAAAAAATAGTTTAAATTTCAAATTATCAGCATATTTTGTTTTGAATGAAAATCCAAGCAATTCCTGTAATTCATTAAAAGAATAAAGCTTTGATTCAATATTTTCACATTGAAGGAACGGAAGTTGCTCAATCTTCAACAGAGGATTTGGTTTTCCAAGGTAATATTGTTCCGGAAGTTTGAAATTAGGAAGAAAAGCACCTAAACTACTTTCAACCCTATCAACTTCCTTGCGCCATTGTTTAGCTTTTGTCGTAAAACGGTCTTTTATATAAGTGACCGGAATTGTATAAAACAATTCACCGACATTGATGAAAGATTCACCTTCTTCCCAACAATAATCCGTGATCAAAAATTTGTATTGAAAATCGTCATTGGTTAAGGTAGATTGAATCCTTTGACCAACTTTCATAACAGCTTCACGGATTGATTGCCACAAATTTTCATTTTCATTCAAATTTTCTAGAGTTAGTGACATCTTACTTCCCTTTGTTTTCTAAAATATCAATATCCTTGATAATTTCCGGTTCCATATTCACAATACCATCCCAGATAAGCGAATTAACTTCAAATTTTTCACAACGATTTTTCAAAATCTGAGCCAAACGAATTTTTGAATCTGTTGAAATTTTCAAATCCTTAAACCAATCCTTATCATAGAAAGTTTTGAATTTGATTGCTGAATTTTTATCATAAATATTCAGATAAATATCCTCAACAATCTCAGGAACTTTTTCGTCAAGAATTCCAAGAAGATAAACAACATCTTCCTTTAATAGCTTTGTATCCAATGAAAGAGCTGATGTAATTTTATACATTTTATACACTATCCTTTAATCGATCAACTTCCATGATAAAAAATGGCAACCGTTGATTTCTTTTGATATTATAACCAACCACCTGGTTATTTTTATAAACCGGTGTTTTGATTTCAAATCTCAAAATCTTTGAAGCGTTTGGAATGAACACATTATAAAACTTGGATATATTTTTGATTTTGGTATAAATATTTCTATCCTTTGCATATTTTGGGTCAAGGGCAAAGGAAAGAATTTTCTGAGCATTTCCGGTATCAAATTTTGTCAAGTTCGGCTGTGTTAGGGTTTGAAGACAATTTCCATTTTCAAAAGCACGAATTAAAAATCCACGTCCATCGGCATTTCTTAGCTGGTGGTTAATGGCAGTTTCTTGAGATGTAATAATTGGATAAAACCAACTTCCATTGTTACTCAACCAACCACCACGAACATTCATTCTGAAATTGAAAGGAAAATCCAAGCGGTTAATTATCTTGATTGAATCAAGGTCGTTCTGATTGAAAGCTTTTTGAAGCTCATCAGGAACCATCTTTTCAAACTTACGATAATCTCTTGGAAGCATTGTCTTGACCCTTTTCATTAAACAAAATTAAAATTTTCTTTTGAAGCGGTTCGAAGTTTGAATTTTCTTACCGTGGGTTTTACTATGACAAGCTTCACATAAGGAAATCAAATTGGATAATGTATTTCTTCCACCTTTTGATAGTGGAATAATATGATGGGCGTGAAGAGCAAGCTTATTATGAGAAAAATCCCTACCGCAACGACGGCATTTGTAATTATCTCGTTTACGGCAGGCTTCTGATAATTCTTTCCAATGTTCGCCATAATCTATTTTCATTTTCCACCTCCAGTTTATACTTTATTATATAAGAAATCGGGAGGAAAATCAATAAAATTTAGTTTGCTTCACCGATTTTGTCAACAACTTCATAGATTTTTTCAAAAATTTCAGGCCTGCAAGGATAAAATTCACCACTTACACCTTTGATGATATAATCGCCTTCTGAAATTTTCATATCGCCTTCTAGTGTTCGAATTGAAAAATCAGGATCAGAATGTTCAGACCAAGGGTCCATCTGAAGAAAGCTCATAACAAGAGCGTCGCCAACAAAATTTTTCAGTTCGCTGATATTGTTTCCGGTAAATTTAATACATTCAATTTCGACCGGTTTCTTTCTTGCTACCAAAATCATCTTTTGAACTCCTTTAAAATCTCTTTTGCTTTTGTCCCAAACGGTTGAAAAACCTCCTCTTGATCATCAGAATTGCAAAAGCGAAGTTCCTTTTCATTTTGGAAATCAAAATTTCTACGATTTGCGTAAAATTCAAGGACCTTACGAAATTTCATATTTTCTTCCAAGAGCTGTTGATTTACAATCTTTTCAGCTTTTTCAAGATCCAAAATTACCTGATAGTTTCCAAAAGATCCAATTTCTAAACCTGACATTCGCAATCCCTCAAAACTTTTTCTGCCTTTGAACGAATTTCTTCGTCGGAGGATTTTTCAATTACAAATTTAAGAAAATCCTTCATCCAAAGATTTTGTTCACGTAAAATTTGAAATTCCGCCTGAACATGATTGGCATCTGAAATCAACTTTCCAACAGCTTTATCCATTAAAAAACTTGCTTTTTTGATTTCGTTAAATTGAATACCAATGCTTAAAGCGGTATTTTTGAAGGTATCCTCAATCGCGGGTTTTTCTTTTTTCTCTGTCATTTTCTTCATCCTTTTTCAAATCTACCAAAAAGTTAATTCCAAAGAATTCCTTTGCTACCTCGTTTGCTATTTCCAATTCTTCCTTTTTATAACCGGACATACTGCAAAAAATTTCATCAAATAAACTCGGCATTTTAAAACTCCTTTTAATCACGTAAAGCTACGTCGTAAAGACAGCTTATCCAAATTACACCAAACATAAAGCATGTTAGTAAAAATGTTTGAACAACAAAAACAAGAAGGTTCTTTAATTCTTGTTTTTCTTCATCACTAGAGTTGTAATTTATCATTTGAAACCTTTTTAAAAATTTATATTTTAAATCTTAACAGATTTTATAAAAAGGAGGCTCTTTAAAGCCTCCTTAAAAATTCTTATCTTAAACCTTCACCATAACGACCGGTTTCAGCTTCCCACCGGTCAACTTTAGCCTGACCGGTTTCAAAAGCCCAAATAAAGACGACCAACATAATGCCAAAAACTATCGTCCAGCAAACACCTTCTTTAACTTTTTTCCAAAAATCTTCGTTCATTTTCTTAATCCTTTTTCTTTTAGGTAGGAAATTATTTCCACCTTTCATACTTTCATTTTATAGATATTTTCTTAAAAATCTATTAAAAAATAGAAGGAATTTTAAAAAAATAAGTGGTGAAACGAATTTCACCACTTATCTTAAACAAGGAAGATAAAAGGATTACAATTCTGTTCTGATCTTCCACGTGGTCCGATATGTAATATTTTTCTTTTCTGGAACTTCAACCGTAGCACCGGTTCGAGGATTACGCGCCTGATGAGCAGGACGAACTTTAACCGTAAATTTACCAAAGTTATTCAAGTTTACTTCTTCGCCAGCTTTTAAAGCATTGATGATACCGTCCAAGGTAGCCTGAACCATCTTGGCCGCTTCACCTTCCGTAACTTCCAGCTTACCGGCAACCACTTTTGTCAAATCACGAATCAACATTTTAAAATACCTTTCATTTGTTGTTGAATTAACTACTGCAATTTCTTTTAACAAACTTTCCTCAAGAAAATAAAGAGAAAAAGAAAGAGGAGCCTAAACCCCTCTTTCAATTTCTTTTCAGTAATTATAAATTACTTACGAGCAGCCAACTTGGCAATCAGCTCGGCACGTGATTGACGTGAGCCGGACATTGTCATTTTGTTAGCCATAACTTTGCGATTTTTCAAAACAGCAGCCAGAGCTTCTTCAATAGGAGGAAGTTCTTCTTCCGCTTTGCATTCCGCCAAGGGTTCTTCTTCGAATTCTACTTCAGCTTCAGCAGCTGGTTCCATTTCCAGATCTTCTTCCGTTAAAGCTTCCATATCATCGCTAGCTTCAGCAGCAGCCATATCATTCTGTTCGTCTAAGGATTCGAATAATTCCTGAGAATCTTCTTCTTCCATAGCCTTAACAGCCAATTTGGCGGCATCCACTTTACGACCTTTGGAATGATACAATTTCGCCAAAATCAACAAATCTACGCAAGAACTGTATTTCGTCATGATAAATACTCCTTTTTGCAAATTATTGATTACATACGACGAGCGCGAACGAATGACCGGCTATTAGAAACCAACATCGCAACGGTTTCAACCAAATACCAACCACGGGCATTCTGGCCTTTCAAAGCGCCATCGATTTCTGTAGCTTCGACCGGACCACGATCAGCCATACCACCATGATATTCAGCAGGAGCAATCAAATAAATGTCGCCCTGATCCAAAACCTTCAATGTAGGTTCACGGTTTGCATCGGAAATGATTTCCATATCCAAAATTGAACCCAATTTACCGGTTGAAATATATTCATATTTCGTCACAGGATCAAACCAGGAGCTGAAGTTGTTGCCGAACAGGTCGTTAGCAACATCCGTTGCCATAACCATCTTATCGACAGACAATTTCCAACGTTCAACGTCTGTTCTCATTGAAACCAATGAATCAGGCGTTAAACCACCAGCCAACAACTGCATTGAGTTGGACAAACCAACTAATTCATCAGCGGCTTTCTTCCACAGGCGGTCTTCCTGAACCATTGTGGCCTGTTTGGCTTCACGCAACTTTTCGGCAACAATGTCACCGGTCGTTGTATTGATTTCCTGCTTATGAATCATCAGGTTGCAGGAAATATCAATTTCCGCAGGCCAGAAATGTTTATCACGCAGGAACACAGGCTGAACCTGAGATGGGCTAACAGCCTGAACAGCAACCACGTTCGGGAACTTAACATCCATACGGATATTAGCACCAATCTGTGTTTCAACTTTCTTCAACAAACGACGAGCAAAGCCAGCGCGTTCTTCTGCTGTATATAATTCACCAGCAATAGCAGCACCAACTGTTGCAAATTTGTTTGTCGTGCGATCATTGAACGCAGCTTTGACTTCTTCACGAACTGCTGAAGAAACTTCAGAATCAACTGTAACAGGTTTACCCAGAGCAGCCAAAATGCCTTTCTTCAAATCAGCCTTAGAAGAAGCATTGAATTCACCAGACTTGGCATCAACCAAGGTTTCACGGGAATTACGAATTTTCAAATTATCTAAATTCATCGTCTATGCTCCTTAAATTAGACCAGTTTAATCCGCAGGAACTGAGAAGCAACACCAGGAGCCGCCAAAACGCGAGCATTGGGAACTTCAACATTTCCTTCAGCTGACATTGTGAAATAACCATTTGCGTCAACATAAATTGGGGCATCGGCCGTGAAATCAGAACCAACATCAAACATGTCTGTTGAAATTTCACCCTGAGCAATAACGCCAACCGTTCCATTCAGCTGCGCAATCTGGTATCCAGCAGGATAACCGTCACCGGTTGCTTCGCGAGCCTGTGACAATGTAGCTTCAATACGATATGTAACGTGAGCCACAAAACCACCTTTAGCAAACGTAATCTTGTTTGATTCAGCATCAAACGTAAATCCGTCAGCCATCGCCTTACCTTCCGTCACGTTGAAAACTTCAACAACGCCACCGGCAGGCATATAGGAAAGGGCAAATTCTTTAGCGTCAGCTGTTGACATAAATTCATCCGTCTGCGTCAATGTGGAAGGACGAACATATCCAGCCATAGCAACGCCAGCGAACTTCTGACCTGCAGCAGAAACCAGACCAACTTTGCCGATTCCAGCTTCATTTTTGTAAACCAGACCCTGACCATTCTGAACATTGGCGATATCCGCGCTGTGAACAGCTTCTTCAGTCATCTGGAAAACACGTGTGTTAGCAATATCTAACATCTTTTCATTCTCCTTAAATCAATTTACTCAATTTCGAACGGAAATCGTCAACATTGAAGTCAGTAGCTTCAACTACGGACGCTTCCACTTTGTTAGCTTTAGAAGCCAACCTTTTTTTCTGGAAACTAGCGGTCGTCATAGCTTTCGCTAAAACATTGCGAGCTTCCGGAGTTTCTTTGGCATATTCTTTTGCTTGGGCAATGATTGTCCGAAGATAATCTTCGCCCACTTCAGCAAAGGAACTTTCAACCATTTCACGAGCATCTTCAATACCATAGCCTTCAAACTTGGCAATCAAATTTTCAGCCAAAATATTGCTTTCCTCGGTCAGGTTCCGATTCAATGCAACCGCCGCCATTCCTAACGACTGTTCCATATCTTCTTCAGCCTGAGCTTTTTCGTCCTCAAACTTTTCTTCCATTGCGGCTTTTTCGTCAGCAATCGCTTTATGAATACAATCATTAGCGGTCACTTTCAAAACAACCGGAACAATGCCAAAGTTGGAAACGACTTCTTTTGTAAATCCAGCTTTTTCAGTAGCGGCAGTCAAGGCTTTCAACAACGCATTTTTGTCATTGAACATGTTCTGGACAGCTGCAACTGCACGAGCTTTATGGATCGTAGCAACCGGCTTATGAGCAACCATCAAATAATGATAGGTGTCTTTCATTGAGGAAATGATTTCCATTTCCTTACCTTTCAGGTTGGATTCGCATTTTGATAACATATCAACGCGAACTTCTTCTGTGGATTCCGGAGCTTCATTTTCAATGTTTTCTTTGATATCTTCAGCAATTTCTTCCTTGGAAGGAGTTTCAGCATCAGCTTCTTCCTTCAAGGTTTTTTCTGAATCATCAACGACTTCATTGTAATTTTGATCCATTTTATCAAGATAGGCGCTTTTCTTTTCGTCCATTTCTTCTGGTGAAACAGCTTCGGTTTGAACTGCAGCTTCTTCAGCAGGAGCTTCAGGACATTCACAAGGCTCTTTACCACATTCTGGACAAACTTCAGCTTCAGCAGGAGCTTCAGCAGCAGGAGCGTCTTCAATTTCTTCTTGAGAAATTTCAAGTTCTTCGCCACAAACAATACAATGAATTTTGCCAGAAGCAACGATTTCATCTGCCAAGCCAGCCTGTGCCATCAATTCGGCTCCGCAACTTGGGCAGGTGCCCAATGAAGTCAATGATTTTAATTCAGCTGAGCTCAATGTCGTGGTTTTATTTCCGGAAGGAATCAAATCTTTACCAGAAACAGGTGATAAAGGTGCAGACATATAATTGCACAAAACTTCGCAATTATTTTCTTTGTCTTTATAACGACGAACACAGATTTTATCGATAGAATCTGTTTTTGCAACAATCATTGGAAACTTCGTGGACGAAAGAATTTCATTCATTTTCTTCATCGGCTTAATTTCCCTTTTCTAAAAACAACCGGCGACCATCGGCGGTTATTCTATTGTGTAAAAACATAGTAAAGATAAGAAATTATGATAAAGTATAAGGAATAAACAGAATTCTAGTGGAATTTTTCTTTGAATTTTCAAAAACGGTAAAAAAGATATACTCTAAACATAAATCAAGGATTATACTCACCAAAGTAGGTTTGTTTTCCTTGACGTTGCTCCAATCCTCTGGTATTTAGAATAATATATGGATTTTCGAGCAGGTTTAGAAGATATAAATTTTCACTCGGTTGAATTTGACGAAGCTCAATCTCATTTTTGAAAATTTGACGAGCCTCCGTCATATGAGGAGTTATACTAATTACTTTCCACAATTTGTGGTTTTTATCATCAAGAATAACTGATTCTCGTGATAAGCCTGCAATATCACCAGCTAACTCCAAACTGGTGGTTTGTAAGGCTTCGAAAAGTTCAAAATTTTCGGTATCGGCAATCGGTGCAAAATCACCTTTTATATAATCACCCATTTGATAATAAAGTTCAATATGAGTAATTGTGAAGTTTACCGAATTGGAAAGGGGATGATCATAAGGAATTACCTTGAGGAAAATTTGAGTTTCCTTACCATTCCTTGCTTTTATTAAAGCATCATCATATTCCATAAAGACGATACCGTCAAAACTAATTTCAAGTTTGTAATCCTTGCAATATGAAAGATTATTACGAACTCGAAGCCCTAAAAAATCCTTGAAAAAGGTTGGAGCTTCGAAAGACCAGATAATATAATTTGAACTATCAAAATTTGAAGTATAGGAATAAGGGTAGGTTTTTTCTAACATAAAACCTTGAGAAACCGGATTATTCCAGTAATCCAAAACAATTCGATTTCCATTGTACATCTGGTAACCATTTTTATAACCGGTTCCTAAACAAATTCCACAAGGCGTCTTATCTCCACCATAAATGATTGAATTTTCATTTCCAATGGCATAAGTATCATCGCTGGTTATGGAATCAATAAATTCTTCATCGCTCATAGCTTCAACATCATCTTCCATAGGATTTTGATAGCTTTGAGGAATTTCATTTCCATCGCTTATATCAAAATTACGTTTTGATGTTGTAATATCATTAAAAGGATCAATGAAAATTGTTTTATCCGGATTTGATTGGGTTTGACCACCTGTTGTGCAACAGGAACATTTTTGACCCGCAAAAGTCCGAACCCAAATTTTTAAATCACTTCCTTGGACTTTTAAGGCTTCCATATGATTTGCATTTTGTGCTGCAACAACATTTTCAATACGGTTTTTAGCAATCATTGCCATACCACGGTTTTCTGGTGGTAGGATTGCCCTTTGTTGTCTAAAACCTCGTCCGATTGAAATCTTACTCATTTTCAAAAACCTTATTTTGGAAGGAATTGTTTAGCAAATTCTAAAGTATTCAAACAACGATTTGCCCAACCTTTTCCATATGTTTGCCAAGTTTTTAAAGATTGATAATATTCCAATCTTTTCACATTATATAATGAAATACAGGAAATCAGAGCCTTGCGGTCATTTTTAATTACATCAATTGCTGCAAAGGTTTTCTTTCCAAAAATTCCGTCATCAACAAGATTTAAGGAACGTTGCAAAATCTTTTTGGCTATTACGGTTCCACAATTATACGCAGTGTCGCATACAACCACAGAAAGGCAATCAGGAAGTATATCACAAGAACAAACCTTCCAGTAATCTCGCTTAAATAATTCTTTAGCTCGTTCCAAAGTGAGATTAGCGATGTCTTCGTTTGGGTAAGCTTTTTTCGAAATGCCATATTTTGTAAGACCTCCTGGATCCTTGGGATCATTTGTAACTTTATCACAACCTTCACATTTCATAAGGTGGTTGAAAAACTTATCTAGAACCTTGTCTGTCATCTTTTAATCCCCGTTTTTCAACTTTTCATTGTATTCTTTACCTTTTTCAGCCAAAACTGCTGCAACCTGATGATGTACTTTATCGGTTATATTGTCTTTTTGAGCTTTGGTTAAAATACGGCGCTTTCCGGTTGCATCATATTCACGAACATCATAAACATCTTGAAGAGCTTCAAGGTTACGAGCTTTTTTGGTTCTATCAACGCTTCCCATTCCACCAAGCGTTTTCAATTTTGCTTCAATATCGGAATCCGGTGGTAACAACTCCTCGATATTTTCAATTCCTAAGAATTGCTGCAATTTTTCTTTGACGGCATCGTCAATTAAATCCTTTTTCTTTTCTGCAATTTCAAGACGAAGTTCATTATCGTCATCTAAGGCGTTAATCAATTCATCAATATTTTCGCCACCTGCTGCTGCCCAAATACGTAATGGAATTGGAATACCTTTTTCCTCAAGAGTTTCCAAGATTTCCAGATAATCCTTATCAACTTCCGGTTTCAAATTTTTCGTGAATTGAATTTGAGGAATAAGATATTCGGATAAATCATTAATTTCTGGAATATTTCCAGCAGTCGTTGAAAACAAAGGATTTTCCAATCTACCAACCAAGGAGCCATCTTTTCTTTGTTTAACGGAAGATAAAATGGATTGTTTATCTTTCTTTTCTTTTTTGAAATCATTTTTATAGGCAATGATTGGACAAATCTTGTTGTAAAATACTTGATTTGTAATAATATCCCTTGTCTGGGAAATGCTTTCCATAAATGAGGAAATTGCAGCATCCAAAGTATTGAAGCTCGCATCACCGGAAAGAATTGATTCATTAACACCTAAGGCTTTTAACTTAGCTCCTGTCGTGAAATCAAAAATATCATTCCATTTCCAAAAATCATCACCGGATTTTACTGAATTGGCTTCAACACCTGAACGGGTAACAACCTGAGCGCTAATCGGATCAAGGTCTGCCGTCAAAAATAATTCCGACAATTGATTCAATTCATCGTCCGTTGGAATCCAATCTTCGGTACCTGCAGTGATATGAGTAATTGCACGTTGACGTCTTTGAGCGCTTTCAATTGTACCTTTGATTAAGGCTTTTTCCAACAGATAAATTGTCAAAATCCTATTAAAATATGAATTTCCTGAACCTGCATGTTCGGTATCCGCCTGATTACTATCGCTCATTGAGCTGGTTAAACCACGACGAGCAACATATAAAGTATAAAATGGATCAAGTTCCAATTTACCACTATCGGAAAGGTTCCTTAAATAATCCGGCAATTGCTTTTTCATTCTTTCAAAACGTGGACCGGTTTGCTCAAGGATTGATTTATAATGATCCGATAATTCAACATTGATAACAGGATCAACACCAGGAATTCCAAGATCATAAATCTCACAAAAGTCAAGATCCTGAGGAACCATTGATGAAAAACGATTCTTCGCTTCATTCCAACCTAAGGAACCAACGAATGTTCCCATTACCAGATAATCGGTCGTTATGGAAGGAAGCATTTCCTGAAGATGTAGATCCCCAAGAATATCCATATATTCCTGAAGAATTTTATCATCGCTAATTCCAACCAGATTGAAATCGCTATAAGGAAGCATTGAAATAATATCAACGACGGCACCGGCTAAGTCATAAGTATAAATGTCTCTATAAATCTTATGCTTTGTTTTCCAGTCATTTTTTCCAATGATGCCTTCCAAAACACCCATATAAATTGAGACTGGTTGGATTGCACTGGTCGTAATATTACCACCAAAGGATAAATCAGATCCATTTGCGGAAGAAACTACTTGATATTTCTTTTGATTTATTTTTGTTTCTAAGGTTGTTGCTGAATTTGAACTGGATTCAATTTTTTCTGAATTTTCTTCAATACGCTTAGAAAAGGTTGCAACCGTTCCAATTTTTGAATTGGATTCGGTTGGCATTTTTGGATTTTGGATCTTTTGAATATATTGTGTTTTTCCAGATAAGTCTAACCCAAGACCCACCTTATCTAAGTTTTTCAAGCTCATTAGTTCTTCTCTTCCACCGGTAAGCAAACACGATTTTCAAAATCAATTTCACAAGGAATTTCACGACCATCCAAGGACGTGATAACCATTGCTTGCATTTCCTGATTGCTAATTGGACTTGCAGAAGCCGTAACTTTAACTTTTTCAGGTTTTGAAAACAGCGGATTGATTCTTTCTGACATTTTAGAAACCTTCCTCTATAGAATAACTCTGAAAAAATTAAGTTAATCTGCTTCCGGATAATTAGTTAATTCAACCTCAGGATCAATTGATTCAATACTTTCCAAACTATCACCATACCATTCCCAATCACTGACACCACCTTGTTCTAAGGCGGTCAAGGTATTGCGACAATTCAAAAGATACAACAATTCATCTTCGTCAATAATTCTTTTCTTTGTCATTTTAAACTCCATTCCTTACGACAACATCATTGATTTTCAAACAATCAATAATGGATTTTAAAGTCCAAGCAGCTTGGTCAATATCATTGATAATCAAATCTGCAAATTTTTGAACAGTTTCAATCTCAGCACAAAGCTTGTTGGTAAAATCAAACATTGAATTTACCACGGATTTGCGTTCAGTTTGCGTTTTGTAATTTTTCTTCAAATCTTCGGCATAGGTAAGCATTAAATAATTGGTTAATGCTTCAATTCTTGCTTTAATACGAATATCCAGATTACTTGCGTTTAGTTTGATTTCCACAATTCTTGATCTGGTAACTTGGTTATTTATCAAAGCGTCAATAACCATATTATTATTTTCACGAATTTCATCTGAATGTAACAAGCGAACCGTTCTTGTAACATGTAAGGTTTGAATTTCCTTGATATCACGCCTTGCATTTAAGGAATATTCACCATTTTCAATTGCTTTACGAAAATCAGCAAGTTTTTCATCATCCTGCAAACTCATCTTAGAAATCTCCTTTTCTGCAACGTTCGATTGTTTTTGTTGCTAAAAAGAAACCGGTTTGACTTTCATAGTAAAATATGTAAGGGTTTGAAATTTTTCGTTCAGGCTTCTCTTCATTTTGACTTTTTTTATAGCAAACAAAGGAGGAATCCTCAAAAGCCTCAAAATTTTTCACCGGTTTGAAAAACCAACCAACTTTTATGCCAAGATTATCAACCTCACAAATATCAAAAAAGTTTGTCCGCTTGTTGGAACCAAAATTCAATTTTACACTTGATAATGGTTGACGATAAAAGATCAGGTAACCACCATTATACTTGATAATTTCTTTTTCTGGAACTAACATCGGACAAACTTTCCACTTTGGAGAATTGGTTTATGCGTTATAAGATAAGATGTAGGATAATTCAGGAATTTCCTTTGTCTTAATTAAAACACATGCGCTGTAACAGGATAATTTAATTGTTCCAGACAATTTTGATAAACAATCCTTCAAATTGCTCAAATCAAATTTATGGTCAATGCTTCCTTTGATTTTAACGTCCTCAAAGGTTTTATCCAATTTACCAACTTCGCTATCAATCGTTACAAGCAATTTACCATCATTGCTTTTGAATGTTAACTGTCCACCTGCGTCAAACATTGCCAAAGCCTGATTCAGGAAATCGTTTATTTCAGCTGCTTTGAACATAACAACACCTTCTGGTTCGTCCTTGAAATAATCTGTAGTATAAGATTTCAAGGTATCGATTGGAAGAATATCACCATCAAAGCTAATCTGCGGGAAATTCAAAACGATATTATCGGATTCAACGCAAACAACTCCTTCCGATAAACCAATTTTCAAATTTTCTTCCTGAGCCATAATTTTGTTTACGATTGTCATATATTTCAGCAACATTCTGGTTTTGATATCTTCAACACCGGAATTTTCCTTCTGATATAATTGAATATAAAACGGATCGCCAATGAAATAAAACAATTCGCCATCCTTACAGGACATTTGAATATCCAACTTATCCAAGGATACCTTTTTGGAATTGATTTTCAACTTATCAAAAACCCCAAATAAGGAGGTTTTAAAAGCTTCCGACATTGTATCCATTGAATCTTCCGAACAATGGAAAAGGTTTACATCGGATTTATCACGAACCAAGATTTCACCTTTGGTATTACCCAATTTGAATTTCAAAACATTTGAATTATCTTCTTTTTCCAAGATAAACCCTTGTCTTCCACCAATGGCTTTCAATAATAAACCACCGTCAATGTCAAAGGAATCATTTTCGTTTCCATCAACTTTTGTTTTAATTTCAGCACCAAAATAACTTAAAAATGCTGATATAGTTGCAGTTCCTTGATTAAAATCAATGGTAACCTGCGATGCTTTTGTTACATCCATTACATTTTTAATGGCATCTTCAAAAGCTTTGTTAACTTTCCAAATTTTAGACATCAATATCTCCAAAGTTTGATTAAAATTCAATCTTTACTTAACAATCCCAATTGGGATGTTTTCTTTTCATTAAATCACGAACCTGCTTCATAATAAATTGCATATCCGGATGGGCAGCTTGATTTGTTCGCAATTCGAAAATATGTTTCCACTGGGTCAAATTAGCGGTAACAATACAATTGACGCTATAATCCAAAGGAAGCAAACCACGAGCAAATTGAGGTTTATAACCTTTTGCCAAGAATTTCATGTAATTCTTTTCTGCTGATTTTAAGCAAGACCGCCATTGCCACTTTGTCAACCAATCAGCTTCTTTATACCAAACAGGTTCGTTGAATTTGATTTCGCCATTGAATTTATCCCTTGAATACATACAATAACGACTGGATTCACAAGCACAACTATTTTCACGATGGCGTGCAAGTTCATCCCAAATCCCACGAGCTATTCGAAACTCAACAGTTTCAAAGGTAAAATCCTCATCAAAATCAGGCTTTTGAATCAAGTCAATTCTTGCACCGGTAGGTAAATCACTTCCTGATGGTTCGAATTTAAATTCAATAGGAAAATCATAGGTTTCCCTAATCATTCGAATAAAATCAAAAATCAAGGATTTTTCAGCCAATTCAATTGCATTTCTTAAATTCATTGAAATACGGAATGAATATTGATTTAAACGATGAATATAAATGCCAGGTTTATCCAAAGCCATCAAAAATCTTACCGGCATATTACCGTGCCAAGCAAAAAGAAAATTCGCATGCTCAAGCACCGAATAGTGTCCACGATTTAAGATATTTATAATAAATGTTTTGTAAGAATCTTCGGTAATTTTATCTTCTGATTTGTAGCAAACTCGTCCAACCCGTTCACATAATTTAAAAGGATTGGCAATTTCAATTAAAGAGCAACTTGGTTTAATAATCTGCATTTAATTATCTCCAAAAAGTTAAAAGCCGGAAGCCTTCAATTGTGCTTCCGGCTTTGTTTTTCCTGATTTATATTTACAGTTTTGAGGTAGCCAGCTCTTTCAACTTTTCTTCGCCATTTTCATAAACATACTGCCAATCCTTCGGCTGTAAACGATCTTCAATGTTTTTGATGGCTACATACTTTTCATCTTCCGTCAAGTCGGTTTTATTCAAAACTTCCAAAACCGTCAAATCAACTTCCAGAGCTTCCGGCTGGTTTGTTACCATTGGTGCATCCTGAACCGTAATTTCTTCCTGCTTGTACATTTCGGATAAATCCGGCATTGTTTCACGAAGTTTCGCCAGTTCCTTCTGAGATTCCGGTTTTTCCAAAACTTCAAAAGCCTTATCTTCCGGACAAATCAAAATCAAGCGTTTGGATAAATAATTCCGAATCCAATGTGATTCGATCAATTTATCGAAAGGGGCCTGTTCAGTTAAATCGAATGGTAATTTCGAAGCCGGAATTTTGCAAATCAGGTTATCATCAACAGGCAAAATAATTGAGCATAATTCATTTTTCTTGGTTGAATATTCATAGGAATTATTCAAAACAAACATATGCTTTGTTCCGGATTCCATAAAATAATGAATGGAATTTGTGTTCAAATAGGTTTCTAAGCGTTTATTATCAGCCATTTCTTTTTCTTCCCTTTCGAAGCTGTTTCTGTTCAATACCGTGAACTCTAAAGATTTCGAGTAAATCCGGTTTATGTTCCTTTAACAAAAGAAATCTTTCAAAACTCATAAAATTCAAGTAATCGAAATACTCCATTTCGTTATCCCATAAATCATAATAATCAATTTCATGTTTACAAGGTTCCAATGAAGATTTGAGGTTTTTACCACATTCCGGACAAAATTTTGCGGTGCCATCAAAACGTTCAAATAAAGTATGTGCTTCAAGGCAAGCCAAAAGCAAAGATAAACCCTTTTCATAATATTGTTTTAAACGATTCATTGGAATTCCTAATTCCAGAGAAGCATCTAACAAAGATTTTTTGGTTTCAGGAACCAAGATATTACTCATTGATTCATGTTCTTTGTATTTTAGCTCAAAACTGGTTAAAGGTTTAGCTAATAGAATCATTGTCGAGTATCCTTTTTAAATCACTACAATATTTCAAGAGGTTTTCGCTGGTATAGTAGGATTTTGGCATTTTGTTGTTGTACCAACCAATTAGCATACTATCAATACAATGCGGAGGCAATTTCTTTATACACTTATATAATTCTTTTAGAGGAATTTCCGATTTACGATTGAAATCATTTTTCCATTCGCTTGCGATAACCAATTTAAAAGGAATATTTTGACGGCGTCCTTCGTTAACGCAAATTCCGAGCATAACATTGATTAGCTCGGCTGCGCTTCCACTTGCTCGAAATCCACGAATTTGATAACGCTCCATACAAATATTTTTTGGTTTGTATTTTAAGAAAAGTTGATTAAAATAATCACCAAAGAAATCTGCTTGGTCATTAAAAGACGGTTGTGCTTTTTCAAGTAAAGATTTAATTGTATTTTCAAGCAGCTCCAAGTGAACAACTTTCAAAGAATTTGTGGTAGAATCCAATTCCTGAACACAAATCGAAAAATTTTCAACACCAGGATCCGCTGAAACAATAAATTGGATATTTGACATTTTGAAATAACCATTTGAAAAATAAAATTTCCTAAAAAGATTTTAACAAAATTGGAGATAGAAAAATCCTGTTTACAAGGTTAACAAAAAAATTTCAAAAATATGAAAATTCCTCTTGATTCATAAGATATTTCATATTATACTAAAGTATAAAATGGAAAAAGGAAAGGATACCAAAATGACAAAGCTTCAAGAAACAGTTCAAAATTGCCTCAGCAAACTGGAAGAAAACAAGCAAGAATCGTTCATTAAAGACGAAGTGGTAATTGCGATTTTGAAAGAAATCAAAGAATCCGGTTTGGAATTCGAAGATGTTTATGCAATAGGTTATTTGCTGCTGGACCAAAAATTCCTGATTGCAAGGTTGAACAAAGAAGATGATAAAATGTGGAAATATTCCGACCTCAAATCAGCTTGGAGCGATTTTCCTCATTTCCGCAACATGTTTTAAGAAAGGGATAAGAACATGGCTAACAAAATTGATTTCGTAAGTTTGGAAGAAGAATTGCGCAACATTTTCAGCAACGCAGCTGAAGCGGAGCTGGAACGTTTGAAAAAGGAGGGTCCGAAATATATAGTTTGCGGATGCGAGCTTTTGGATCTTTGCGGAAATGCTTTCGTGAAATTCAAAGACGGAAGAAGCTCCTTTTGCCGCCAGTTAAAAGCCTACAACAAGGAACGTGGTCAGGAAGGGTTTTTGGACGGCTTGAGTTTGGAATATGGTCATACCGGCAGGCAGGAATATTCAGTCAACAAAGCCGGCGTCCAAGCGGTGGTTGATTACCTGCGCGAACATTTCAAAGTGAAATGTTATTGTTATTCTTACATCGACTAAAAAGCACGAGGCACCTGCTAGAGAAGAAAAACAGGTGCCTCTACTACCGAACCTTATAATCTGGAAAGTTAAAGTTCGGTATTTTCGTCGTTGGAAGAATAATTGTAACCAAAGGTAATTGCTACATTTACAACCGCGTGGCTCGTGCCACCTTCCAAACCAATTTCTGGGAATTCAGTTGGCTGCAAGCCATAAATTGTGCAGGATTTAACCATTTCACCTGCGGTATCAAAAACGTAAATATCAACATCAACCTGATAATCTTTCGAATATCCCATCGAACTTCCAGATTTTGTTCCACGACACATTTGCAACCAAGTTCTGAAAGCCTTGGAAATCTGCAAATCCCGTGTTTCCGCAAACGTAACTGATAAAGTATGTGACCAGGTGCGACCGCCAGCCTGACCTTTTTCAAAACCTGCCAATGTTTCGCTAACACGTTCAACGGTTTCACCAGGAATTGCAGTTGATTTACACTGCAAGGTTAAACGTTTTGTTGAAGACATACCAGGAATAGAACCAAACATCATTACGAATTCAGCATTCGTCAAGAAATCTGGCAAACTATTGATTTCGTTTTGCGTGATTCTCTTAACCATCTGTTTTTCTCCTAAAATCTTTGCAAAGGTAAGAAGTGAAATTTCAGAGAAAAATTAAGAGGGAAAAATGTTAATCAATTTAACTTCAAATTTTTAGGAAATTTGAATTGGTAGTCAAGGCAAAAGCCTTCTTCCAACATTTCCTACAAACAGCAACGTATTCAACACTTCCATCGTCAATTTGAATACTATTCCCCAAAATTGGTTTACCATCAACCAACCGGAGATGCATAATTGCCTTTTTACCGCATTTACAAATTTGCTTCAATTCACGGCATGTATCGGAAATTGCAAATAAGGTTTTTGCTCCTTCAAAAAGATGACCATTGCTATCGGTTTTTAATCCATAACAAAGGACAGGAATATCTAAATAATCAACCAGATTTGAAAGCATTGAAATATCGGAATTCTTGAAAAATTGAGCTTCGTCCACCAAAACAACATCAAACTTGGTTGATTTTATATAATGAAAAAATTCCTCATCGATATTATTTAAGTAAAGACATTTGCGATTTTCATCAATAAGGCGGGACTTGATTGTTCCCCAATTTTCCTGTTTACCATCTCTGGTATCAACTTGAGGTTTAATGATTAACGGATTATAACCTAATGACCGGTAATTGAAATCAACTTGCAACAAGGTATTTGTTTTGCCACAATTCATGCAGCCATAAAACCATTCAAGCTTTGCCATTTGTTTTGGACCTTTTCTATTTAACTTTCTGATTGAAAATTAAAAATTTTTAAATGTCAGCATACATATCTTTGTCAATTTTACCAGGATTTTTCGGTGGTTGATTACCACCGGACCCATTTCCTGAATTGTTGAATTTTCCAGAGGAATGATGTTTTGCTTGAGCTTCATAGGTATCAATTTCCTGCTGCGTTGCATCAATCATCATCATTTTCTTATAATCAACATGAAGATAAAAACTCAACTGCTCTTGGTTTCTACCTTTCTGGGAATTTACCTTGATAATTTTGACACCATTATCGGTATCCGTCAATTTTCCTGCGTTCCAACCAAGCATAAAGTCACTATGTTCCTTAATACCTTTGGAATATCTAATAATTTCTTCATCATTTAACTGTGCGGCACAAATAACCGTGGTTTCGTTTGTTTCAGCCCAACGTTTTGCAAAACGAGCTGCATCCATCATTTTCTTCCATTGATTATCGCCTTCCAAACCACCTAACAATCCAATGTAGTCAATGATTACAACGTCATAATGAAATGGCTTAACTGTAAACAGAACATCTTCCATCGTCATATCCGTTGGTGGATGGAACAAATCAATTGAAGTTCCGGATTCTGATAATTTCTTTTCAAATTGACGGAAATCCTTGTATGCTTTGCTTCTTGCAGCATCTTCCAAGTCGGCTGATTTTGTAATCTGGCCCATATCCAGGTCCGAAATGTTTGCTAAAAATCTATGAAGCATATCTTCCTTTGACATTTCCAAAGGAACAATACAAACCCCAACTCCGTTCCTTGCCATATTTAAAGCAACCTGGTTAATAAACAAAGATTTACCACCACCGGAAGTTGCTGCAATGGTTCCAAGTTTGCCAACAGGAAAACCACCATTTTTATCATCCCATTGTTGAAATCCGGTCGGAAAATATCTAATTGCTTCACCGGTTAAAATTCCTTTTAAAGTTTCCTTTGTGTTGGAACCTTTACCTATATGAGTGAAGCAATCCTCAATTTGCTTACCGGATTTTGCTTTTATGAAAGTTTTTGACATTGTTGTCAAAATTTCATCAGGATCAACCTTATCGGAAGTAAGTTTGTTGGTAATATCTTCAGAAATTTCGGCAAGCAATCGTAATTTCCGGTATTTATCAAGGTTTCCAACAATTCCTTTGTAATCTTTTATATCAGAAGTTGAAACTGCTTTCAATAATTCACGATTTGCTTCCGTAATACAAGGATCTGTAACCAGTTCCGACCAAGACATAATTTTGGTTCGTTCACTTGCTACATATTGAATCCTCGCAAACGCTTCTTTTCCAACATCCGTGAAAAAATAATCATCAGCAAGAGTTCCAAGTAATGAACTGGACGTTTTTTGGTCGCCGCAGCAAATTGCTTTAAGAGCTTCAACTTCAAGAGGTTGCGAAAAAAGTTTCATTTTATTCTCAATTCCTTTTTACTTTAAGGAATTAACAGGTTGGTTACATATCATCCGTTCGATTTACTGATTTATCGGAATCAAATCTTTCACCATAACGTTTGCGAAGCTTTTCAATGTTCTTTTTAGCAATATATTCCAAAGTAACGCCAGCACCTGTTGCCATTTCAGCAAGATACCAAAGAATATCGCCACATTCATAAACCAGGTGTTCAATATCATTTTCGTGACCTTGGAATTTCACCTTTTTCAACCGATCAACACATTCTCCTACCTCACCGCATAAACCATACACGGCATTATCCTGCATAATTTCCTTGGTAAAATGGGAAGGAATTGTTTTGGCTGCTTCTTCTTGATACTCATTAAAATCCATAATCTTTTCTCCTCAATCTAATGCGTCAAGATCACAAGGTGGTAAATCATCAACCGAACTTGCTAAGCTCGTTTTTTCTTCATCACCAAAATGAACAAATTTATTAAATCCACAAAATACTTGCTGTTTAAAAAATTCAATGCCGGTGCATCCGGATATAATTGTAACAACAGGAATATCATCATAAACGCTTAGTAAAGTTCTCAAGCAATCAATGTAATTGATATTTGTCTTTGAAAATAATCCATCTATAATGAGGAAATCAATTCCATTGAAATTATCTTTGAACGCTTCCAGGCGTTTGAATTCCTTTTGATATTGCAAGACATTGAACCAAAAAGGAGTTCCTCCTTTTTTCAAAACTTCTTCCATTAAAAGCTTTGCTGCCATTTGAGCAGTCGTATTTATACTTTTTGAGCTCAAAAGTAAAATATAAGAATCCATAAATGGATTTTTTAGCAATTTTTGAAAGACGTTCTTTTGAGCTTTTGCCAAGAAAACGCTATGGTCATATTCAACGGAAGTTATATAATTTGCAACAGAAAAATTTTGATATAACTTCTTTGGAACACCAATCAAATCATAGTCCATTTTCTAAAAATCCTCAAAGAAATCAGGAGTAAAACTTTGTTTCTGTTTAACATGTTTGTTTCCGAAAATCGACTTTGCTCTTTCAGTCGATAAAGGAACTTCCCGAATAAGATCCTTATAAGGATTATAATGAGCTCCTTCTTTTTGGAAATATTCTTTATCCTTGATCTGTCTTACCATTACAGTGCAGAATTTCAAAGTTTTTGGATCCATTGAATAACGTGGTTTACCACCATCTTTACCTTTGAGCCAAGGTTTTATTTCTTTTTTGAATAATCCGCCAAAGCATCCATAACTTTCAGCAATATCATCTATAAAAATTTTAATAACCGGCTCACGTTTTCCAACATAAGGAGTAGCAACACGATTTCCCATTTGATAAAAGAATGGTGCACCAACCGGTTGTGGTTTTGCTGACATTGGGCTTTGAATATAAATCATTGATGGGGCTAACAAATCAATACCTTGCTTAATCATTGAACGGATTGCAACAACCACCCGATATTTTCCATTATCAATATCTTTTAAAAGTGTTTTCCGATTTAATGAACCACTATGATAACCAACTGCAAGTTCCTCCTTTGCTCTTGCATTGATTTTTTCAACCAAGAGATTCATATGCTCTTTCGTATCGACCGGAATTAGAATACATTTATGTTCTTTTAAATCATTGAAGGTTTCATTCACAATCAATTCATTTCTTTCTTGATTATTTTGAAGAAATCTCATAGCATAAGCCCATACCGAAAAATGGCTTCTTGTGCATATTCCTGTTTCCAAAACTTCAATTCTTGGAACCAAACCAACCGCTTCAGATTTAACCGTTACAGGTCCAATCATATTGAATAGGATCCGATTCATACAATCCTTTCTTAATGGGGTTGCGGATAAACCAAGTTTGTAACGGGCATCAAGCATACTTAAAAATTTTGAATAAGCTTCGGCACCACTTTGATGGGCTTCATCAACAATTACCAAACCGAATTTTCCATAAAGGTAATCCTTGACTTTTTGTTCGCTATGAATGAATGATTGATAAGTTATCAAGACAACATCAAGATTTTCAATTTCTTTTAAATCCTTAGGTTTTTCAATAATCTTGACAATTTCTTGACCGGTTTCAGCTTGCAAATCTTTAAGATTTGTCATACCTTGGTAGGTTTTGTAGAAATTTTCAAGCAATTCATGTTGGTGTGCACAAATCAAGGTTTTGAAACCCATTCTGCAACTTATATAACAACCAATGACCGTCTTGCCTGTACGAGGGGGAGCCTGGATAAAACCATACCGATTTTCTGATGAAAGCCATTGTCTTACAATTGTTACCTGATCGGCAGATTTTACATCATTTACGATTTCACCTTGACGCAATTTACCGGTGAATTTCAATGGATGGGTAAATTTTTCTCTGCAACGTAAATCCCTATAAGTGGAAAAATCAATACCGGTTACCTTGTGAAGCCTTGGAAAATTTCCATTCGGTAATAAACAATAATCCTTACCCTTTATCCTTTTTACTTGAAAAATTTCAAGGTTCTTTATAAAGTTTGCGCAGGATTCACAATCCTCACAAGGACGTTTTTTGAAATTTTTGCAAACCTGACAAGCTGGTTCATTGAAAACAGGAATTGTGTAATATTTTTGGATTTTTTCCATATCCACATTTTCAAGTGGAATATAAACCTTATGTTTAATAATTCCTTCTGACATTCTCTTGTATCTCCTGAGGAATTATTAACATTTTATCGACGAGCGACAACACCAATTCCACATCTGGATATTCCGGAGCCGGTTGCACGACATCCAACCATCCTTGAACCTCCAAAATTTCCGTTTGAAAAGCCACCGAAAAGTTTGGAATATTCAGGATCCATCAATTTTGCATAAGCAAGAACAGTTGATCTGAAAATATCATCGGTGCAACCTTCACCTTTTTCAACGGTTTTTCCCATTCTATCTACTACCGTCAAACATTGGAAAATATAATGGGAAATTGGATAATTCTCAAAACAATAAGGATAATTATCACCACCGTGAAGTTCAATTTCGTCCCATTTCAATTCAGGCTTTGGAATTTTTACATTTCCATCAAGGAAAGCCTGTTTATATTCAATAAAATCAGGATATTTTACGGAATATTGACAGGTTTTGCAGAATTTGATTTCCTTATTGTTTTGAATATCCGATAAAATTTTTAGGTTTTGCCACCGGTCTGTGCAAACCAGCTTCACGTTCATTTTTTTGATTAAAGGAACAATGATGTTGTCATAAACCTTACTGAAGTTGATTGGTTGGTTTTCATCAGGAATTACTTCCATCAAGCTATCAAAAATTACCGTGGTTTTAACTTGGTCAAGAATGTTTTGAGGTTGAGTTTTTTCAATATGTGCAAGGACAAAACTGAAAGAGTTATCAACCGAACCGGCATCCATAGCAAGAATACGGTTTGGAATATTTCCACTTTCAAGATTTGGAATAACCAAGTCACCGTGTGTAAATTCCTGCGTCTGGATATAGGAAGTTTTCTTAGTAATTCTTGTAAGGTTTGATTTTCCGCTACAATTTGATTTCAATAATTCAATTGAACTCATAAATGGACTTGCACTGTTTGGTGGAACCGCACCAAAGTCACGCCAAAATCTTTTACCAAGCTTTTTCAACTCATTTTGCATTTCCTCACCTTCAAGAGGAAGAGTTGGATTCAATTCCCAAGTCGAGTAATGAACGCCATAAATCGTCCTTGAAGTTTTCGATTCTTCATAAAGCCGGCAGGTTTTATCCTTTTTTGAAGATGGTGAGGAAATATCAAAAAGCATAGGTTGTGGTAAATTATCATATCCTTCCTTTAGTAAATTCCTTGCGCTTGACCTTGCTGTCATAAAAGAGTTGTTCAAGGAAGTATAAATTTCATCGGCGTCGAATTTTATACTATCCTTATTAGAGGAATTCATCCAAGATAATTCATCAACCGCCCCAATCAAACTCGTATTACCACGAAGTTTGCGCTTATCTGGACCAAAAGGTGCTATAAAAATGTTTCGATGACGGTATCTGGTAAAGGTATCTTTAACGTTGAAAATTTCCGAATCAAATTTATTTTGTTGATCCTTCAGGAATTCATGATATTCTTTATACCAATTCCCATTAAGCAGATAATTATATATCGGGTTATAAAGAAGTTCCTGAGCTTTAGCAAAAGATAATGCAACTAAAGGGCAAGTAAATGGTGATGATGGTAAAAGCTTAAAGGTTCGTGCAAGGTTTGGAACCTTCAAAAATTGATGTAAAACATATGAAGTTGTCATAGCGGTTAAAGCGCTTTTACCACTGTTGTGATTTAAAAACCCATTTCCTAGAAAACAATGTTTTCTGGGTATTGTAACATCATAAACTGTTTCTTTTCCTGAATATGTAATTGAAGCGATTTTATCCCATAAAATACCATCTTCCATATACTTCAGGTAAAATCTCTCAAATTTTACACGATTTTCTAAACTAACATGAATATATTTTGGGGAAGATTTTATTAGATTATACATCCAAGTTAAATTATTTCGTGTTAATTCAACATCCTCACGAAGAGGTTTTTTAGTATGAGTGAAAAACATTAAAGAATTTAATCTTCCTTTTTTCAAAGTTTGATTTTTAAAATCATAAACTTGAATTCCATCAATATCCTCAGTTATTGTTTTTAATAAATCAAAAAATTCATCTCGAACACAATGAGGAAGTTTATCATACCAAAATGTTGTATTTCTCTTTGAAGAATTAAAGAAATCAATACATTTTTGTAGAGATTTTTTCTTTCTTTCAGAAAAGAAATCAATTTCTTTTTGAAAAATTTCTAAAAATTTACCATTTATTGCTAAAGTATAATAATCACAAGGTTTTTGATTTTCAGAACCATTAGTAGCCCACTTAATACAGTGGAATGTCCTACAAAGAATTCCAAAATTCAAAAGCATATTCTTAACTTCATTGATTAATTGTTCACTTTTACTACCATAAGTAATAGCGGTTTTTTCAATTCCACCATCACCTTCAAATAGAGCCTGAAGAAAAGCGGATTGATATTTTTTATTACATTTGAAAATCCAACTAGGAATATATTTTCCAGAACTACCGGAGGTTATTGTTCCACCAATGATTTCATCAAAATAATAACAAACCCCTAAAAGTTTTGAACCGACCCAATTAGGACCTCGTAAAATCAATTCTTTTTCATTCAACAAACGTTTTAACTGGTTTTCACAAAAATCAAGAACATTTTGGTCAAAATTTGAAATTATAGCAGCTTTACAACCTTCCGCTACCCAAAAACCCAACATTTTACAAAAGTCTTCGTCTGGATGTAATTCCGGATAAGTTACCTTTATGATATTTTTAGGTTGTTTGCTTTGCTTTAAACGTTTTCTTGCATTGCTTCGAAACTCAGCAAAAGATACAAAAGGTTTGTATTCAGTTGTCCATTCGTGATTGTTTCCAAAAATATTAGAATTGTAATAAATTGGAATAGCTTGACCCACTTTTAAATCTTTAATCTTCTCAAAACCATCTTTTGTATAAAGAGGATGCTCCGGAGTTCCTTTGATGTAATAATTATGCTTTGTTTTAACCAGATAAACATCTTCATTTTCTTTCTTATAAAACTTTTCAGGTAAAAGAACCAAATGTCGGTCAGTTATGAGATGTATTTTTGTTTTATAAGTAGAAAAACCTTCAATGGAATCTTGGTACTCGGATAATTCTTTAAAAGTGAAAATTCCAAAATTTGTTGGAATTAAAGTATCACCAGTTACACAACGCTGGCCGCAAACTCCGACGAACTCATTAGGAACATCAAGCTCTCCGGAAAGATATAATTCTGATTTTCTTATACCACATTTTGGGCATTTTCCATATTCCAAAAGTTGGACGTGATCAAAAATATTTCCAACATCTTCATCCACAGGAAAATTTTCAAAAAATTCCATATCGGTGCATCGTGGGCAAAATTCACCCATTAAATGAAGCAGAATTGAAATTTGTCGTGGAAACAAACCATCAGGCACCATATTTTTCATGAAGCGGTCATTATAGAAAAAATCTACAACATTTTTAGCCTGTGGAATATCACGATCGTCAATAACCAGATCTTGAGGCAAAAAATTTGGTTGAGCCAAAAGATCGTCTATGTAATTTTCCCACTTACTTGACATTTTTAAACCGCCAAAAATCTGTTAATTTACATCTATATAATAATGAATTACCTTAACAGAAAATTTCAAAATGCTCATCCTCATTGAAAACAACAAAATTCAAAAAATCTTTAAGGAAGATGACCCGGAATGTATATACTTGCTTGATGTATACAACATAGTTGAGGATTTCTTCAAATGTGGATCAACTATGGATTTTAGTCCGGTTCGATTCCGATTTGAAAAAGAAGAAGATTTCAAGATAATTGGTGAAAATTCTTTTTGCCTTGGTAAAAATATCACCTACTTGATTGAAATCATTCTTCCGGAATACGACGATGATGATTATTATAAGGATTGTTTGTTGCTTGCAAAGAATATTTTTCAAACTTGCGAATTTCATCTTGAAAAAGATTTCAACTTTGAAACAATCCTACATTATGGTGAAGGGACGATGCAATGAAAGAAGGTCTCGAAAAGGAAGTTGCTGAAAAGGATCTGGTTGATATTCAACCTTATGTTGAAAATAGCATTGAAATTGCTCAGCAGGTTAAGGCGGTGGTGCTTAAAATTGCTTCAACCAAAATTGGTTATGTGGAAGGTTTTAAGCAGGCACAAGATTGCTTATCAAGTCAGTTGAATGTTCCTCTGGAGCTGGATATGGACGAATTTATCAAGGAGCTTGATAGGATTGGAAGTTTGGAGCTGAAACTTCTTGCTATCCAAAGCGGGAATTTTTCCGAAGATTTGAAAAACAAGCTACGGGAAGATACAATATTAAATTTTAACGTCAAGCAGGAAAAATCAAAGAAAAACCAGGTCAATCCTTTGATTGAAGTTTTAAAAAAGGAAGTTAATCGAATTAACCGTGAGCTTGGTGAGCAAGCATCACCGAATGTTAATGAAGTCAAAAGAATTGCTTCACCTAAAAAGGAAAATTCAAAATGATTGAGCTTGAAAAAGTAGCTTTAAAAAATATAGTGGTTCATAAAGATACCACCTTTGAGGTTGAACCAGGTATAACCTGCATTCGTGGACAAAATGGTTCAGGGAAAAGCCTTTTGTTTTCCTCAATCCCAAACATTGTTGATGGTTGTCCACCTTTGGCTAAGAAAAAAGATGCCAAGGTTTTGCATAATGAATCCTCTGGTATTGCCATCAAATATCGAAATGATGGAGTTGAATATTCCCTTAAGCAGGTTTCCAAAAAGAATTCCTTATCCTATAAAATCTCAAAAAATGATGAAGATATTTCACCAAGGACTTCAGCTCTTGCCAAGGATGTAATTGAGAAAATTTTCCCAATTAGCTCAGATCAGTATTATTCCTTGGTGCATTTAACGCCTTACCGGTCATCCATTTTATTGAGTGGTAACAGTTCTCAACGTAAGGAACTGTTCGAAAGCATTTTCAAGCTGAATATTTCAGATGGCGTTGCTGAAATAATCCACCTCCGGCTCAACCAGCTTAAAAGAGAAATTGATGAGAAGGAAATTCTTGTAGGTCAAATTTCAGAATTAACCTTTGTGGAAGGTTTGGAGGAGTTAAATAAGGAGCTTCAAATTGAGCAGGAAAAAAGATCAAAAATCAATCCAACCTACAAAAATTTGAATGAAAAACTTTCCAGATACCGTGCTTATGTTTTGTTGAAGGATGGTTTATCGAATGAATCTTTAACCAAAGGATCGGTTGAGAAAGAAATCAAGGAATTGGAAAAGAATCTTTCAGAAACAAAGAAGCAAATTCAAGCTTTGGAAACAAACAGGTTGAATTTCAACAACAATGAAATTATCAACAAAAAGATTGCTGATAATAAAAAGAATATTGAACGAATTGGTGAGGTTCCGGAAAATCAGGATTTTTACCTGAATCAATATACACAAATTGTTGATGAAGGTAAGGAGTTGGCGGCTTCCAAAGAAGCTAAAATCAAAGAAATCGACCAGAAAATTTTGGAAGCTAAAAATATCAATCATCAAATTGAAACCAAAGAAAAGTTGAAATCCGAAATTCCAGAGAAAATCATAAATCTTGGTTTGGAAAAATATCAGGAAAAATATGCAACATTTTCAGGTAAGTTGAAAAACAACAAAAGCGTTATTTCAAAACTGAAAAGTTTGGAAGGTGAAAAAGTTTGTCCGACCTGTGGTCAAACCTTAAATCCTGAAGAAATTTCAAATCTAATTCAAACCTTAACCGAAGAAAATGAAAAATGTAATCGATTCATTATATATAAGGAAAAGGTTCAGGAATATTTTTCAATTCCGGATAATCTGGAATTTGTTGACGTTGAAGTTTTGAAACAAGAAAAGATTCAAGCTTGTGATAAATTTGATAAGAAATTATCAAAGCTTCGTGAGCAGGTTACCGAAGCAAAAGTCAATATGGAAAAGGCTAAACAAATTGAAGCCCTTCAAACAACAAACAAATCATTAATTAAAGGATTGGTGGATTGTGAACCGGTCGATGAAAATAAAATCAAGGAATTATCCAACGAAAAGTTGGAAATCGAAGGTAAAATTTCAGGGTTTAGAAATGATTTGAAAATCCTTACCAACCTTGAACCTTATAATGATATCAAGGATTTGAATGTTGAGGAGCTGGAAGAAAAAATCGGTTCTTTGGAAACCGAATTAGGTAATTTGAATGATAAAATTTCGGAATTGACAAGTAAGATTGCCATTGGAAACGAGCAAAATGATCAAATTACCAAAAAGAAAGATAGAATATCCGAAATTGATAAGGACCTTGAGAAACTTGAAATTTATCAAGCCTTAGATAAAGCATATTCTGCAAAAGGTATAAGGGTTTGGCAAATTAAACATCTTGCTGAGTTATATTGTGCAAACTTGAACAAATTCAAAAACCTGGTTTTCAACAAGGAGATTGAATTTTCCGTCAATGTGGATTCAACCAACTTCAACATAATGGCTACAAGAAATAATTGTCCACCAAGTGATGTTTGTATGTTGAGTGGTAGCGAAAGCCGTTGCTTTATGTTATTGAGCTTATTAAGCTTGCTCCCATTTATTCCACCGTCATTAAGAACGGATTTTGTGGTTTTGGACGAAATGGAAGCTGGAATTTCTGATGTTAACCGTAAGGTAATTTCTCAGAATTTCTTCCGAACCTTACAGGAAATTATTCCAAAGGTTATTGTTGTAACACCAATGACCCAGCAGGAGTTCTACATTGAAGGTGCTCGGGAATATAAAATTCACTTGGAAAATAATGCTTCAGTCATAGAAAAGGTAGCGTAAAATGAAAATTATCGGAATTTCAAACACGTCGATTCAAAAGGTTTTCTATTACTTAAAAGGAAAAGTTACAATCGGTTTTATGGAAAATGATAGTGGGGATTGTGATGTTTTAATTGTGCCTTCTTTGCAATATTACCGCAAACACGGATTTTCCTTCTTGAAAAGTGGAAGAAAATGTAAGGTTTTATTGATTTTGGATTTTGTGGAAAATTTGAAACTGATCAAGGGTTGTCAAATTATCAAACAGGTTTCAGACCAGTTTGTTGAATATATCAAAACCAAAACACACTATGGAATTCCGGTGGTTAAAAAAGAGAAAAATCGGTACATTTACGATATTTTGGAAAATTATCAAACAAGCATTTTCCAACGTGAAATTCAACCGATCCTCTATAAGGGAATTTTGAACAAACAAGATCGTGATAAAATTCGACGGGTTATAGTAAAGGATATCTTTTCAAGAATCAAGAAAAATTTTCAACCAAACATTCTTGCTTATAAAGACGATATAAATCCAAGACGTTTAGAGCATTTTTTGGAATGGTTGAAGACGGACGAAAGTCGTGAATTTTGTTGTCAACTGATTAAAAAGGAAAAAGGTAAATTGTTAGATTCCTTTGAGGTTAGTTATTTACATTCGGTTTTAAACTCAGGAGATTAAAAAATGGCAAAAATGCTTGATATCAACAAGGAAGAAAAAGAACTTGCAATTCGTGCTTTGCAGGATAAAATCACAAACAATGTTCGGGAAGCGGTTCAGTTTTATGTAACCTCCGCAATTATCCAAGGAATGAGTTTGGTTGGTGATGGTGCTTTAATTGAGCAAACCCAACGTGCTCTGGAATATGGAATTGATTGCTTGAAGAAAGATTGTAAGCGTTTGGCTGGTATTGATGATGACCGAATTGTGGAAGCTTTTGATATTCCGGCTTTGGTTGATGCGGTGGTTGCACCTTATAACACTTTGATTAAGCAATCCATCGAAATTGCAAAGAAAGAAGCGGAGAAAGAAAAGGATGCCTCAGGAAAATAACGAAAAATTTGATGTTGGATTTCTTCTTTTTGATATAAGCCCATTTTTATACATCGGATATAATGGTGCGCTTGCTATTTTGAAAGATCCTCACCATAATTTCATCGTCCATAAATCAAAAGATTTGGTTCGAAGCAAAGTCTTGCAATGTATGAGTTTTGCTGAGCAGGAATGTCGAACAATCTTTCCGGTTTATTGTTATGATGGTTTTCCTCAATGGAAAAAAGAAATGTTTGAGGAATATAAAAAGGATCGTCCTCAGATGATTGATCCTCAGGTTAAATCAATTTTGAAAAGTTACCTCAAAACATTTCCGGGGCTTCATTTATATAATAGTCAAGAGGAAGCCGATGATATGATTTGCACAGCAAAGGAAAAGTTGAAGAAAAAATTCAACATAACCAAAGAAAGTAATGTGCAATTTTATATCTTTTCCTCGGATAATGACTTAATGCAACTAACTGATTCCAAAACAATCCAGTATTCACCATACAAAGAAGGGCAGATTAAAGATTCTCGTTATCTTGCTGAAAAGTTCAACGGTTTGGAAAGTTTCAAAAAGGTTGTTTTGCATAAAATTTGTTTTGGGGATTCTTCAGATAGGATTGAAGGGATTTTCAAAGGTAAAAGACGTGGACCTATTGTCGCAGAGTTGAACAAAGTCAAGAACTATAATGAATTTTACGAGCTTGATATAGTTAAACCTTTTGCTGAACGTGCCCACGAGCTTGAAAATATAATCCGTTTGAAGAAAGATTGCATTATTGAGAAGAAAAAATTCGTTCCTTTTGATGATTCTTTGGGTGATCATTTATATTTTTCACTTTGAACGAGCAATTCCATTTTAATTTTCTGTTAAGTTAGGTTGCTAGCGAAAAGAGCCTCGGAAAAGCTCCTGTTGGATGTCCTACGTATCATTCAAATAGCTAGCGCCTTTGAAAATTTTTAGACCGAGCTGAAGGTTTTCAAAGGTTAAAGAGTAACATACGTAGTGCAGAGGTTAAGATGCAGTTACAAAACAAATTCAATTTTAATTTTGTTAAAAATATAATGCCAACGAAAAGTGTTGACGCACCTGTTGAACCTGTTTGTTCTATTCAACTAGTTGGCACCTTAAAATCTTAGTTCGTCAAAACCGTAAAAAAGATTTTAAGTTAACCGTAGAACAAAGGCAAATAAAATGTCGTTAGAAAACAAAAATCCAACCAAACCAAACAATCAACACCAAAAATCCTGTTTAGGAACATATGGAAAATTTGATAAGCATCAAGTTCGTGATTTGCGTAACCTGATGAATCTTGCTATTCAAGAAGCAACGACAAAGGTTGGTTATAAATTTCCTATTAAAACCCCGGTTTGGCGTCAGGAAGATGAAGAAAAATCCAACCGGTTGTATAGTAAAGCACTTGTGAATTTGCTTTCTGAACTTACTGCATTGGCTGGTTTTGATTTTGAATCCACATATTATGATAAAAAAACCTGCAGGGAAAGAGTTCATTCTTGGAATTCGTTAAACTGGTCGGTTTCAAATTATGACATTGTGAATAATGATAAATCAATCCTTATGGCAACGTCAACATATTTTCAAAACGGTTTAGGTTGGCATCAAGATAAAAGAACCGGTGACCATCTTGAGGCTTTTAAAAAGAAGCATCTTAGAAAATCCACCAACATTGGTGAATTGTTATATGATAAGTTTATGCGTGCCCTTGGTAGCCCAAGAAACAACAGATATTCAAACCCAAGAAATACGCTTGTTGATAAATTCGAAATGATGTTCCACGAACGGCAAAAAACGTTTTTCATGCGACCGATAGAAAAACACAAATATTGCTGTGAAGATATGGAACGTCTTCCATTTAAGAAAATTTACGATATTATTTATCCCGAGGATTTGCGTCAGGATTGTCCTGATTTTATCAAATACTTGCAAATTATTGAGCATTGGCATCTTCGTAATCCGGAAACCAGAACTCTTCAAAGATTTTTGGAAAGATTGAAAAATCCCCATCTTAGAGATACCTTAAAGAAACGTTACAAGGAAATTGTTTCGAATCCAGATGAAATTGACGAAAACGGGAATATCAATTTTGAGGATTCTCAAGGTGTTGAATGGACTTTCCAACATAAGGATCTGGAAGATGTTAAAAACGGCAAGGATTTTTATCAATATTATCTTGAAGAATTAAGCAAGTATGGAAATAATCCAACAAAATATGATAAGGAATTTTTAAATTCAGATTTTTGCCGTTTGGGTTATGCCTTCCGTTTAGGGTTTAACCGGAAAGAAATTACGGATATTTTATATCTGGACATTGATAACATGGGCGATAAAAATGCCTTGATTATTGCAAACCGGTTAATTAAAAAATTGAAATTGAACAACAAGAATGCCTTTGCTGAATATTCTTGGTTAGGTTCAGGTGGAATTCATCTTTGCGTCAAGCTAAACGATAAATATAATGAAGAGCAGCGCAAAAGAATCAATAGAAAAATTCAAGAGTTTGTTTTGGAAGTTCAAGAGAATTCCGGTATGGAATTCAAAGTTGAAATTCCGTCACCAAAGGGTAATACATGTTTGGTTTTCTCAAACGATTACCGACCTTTGGATCTGGAAAAATTGGGAAGCTTCAAGTTCGCTGAAATATGCAAGGAACAGTTTAACCCAATTGATGTTTGTGTTGATGTTGATCATTTGTATGATTTTGTGTATAGATGTTTTGATCGTAAAAAGTCGTATTATTCTGAATGTTGTTCTGTTTTTTGTAAGTTGTTGAAAAATGTTGAGCTTAGAGCTTTCGAACCTAAAAAATGGACATTGGCTCCTGCAACGAGGGTTTGGAAGCGTAATGTTGAAAATGTCGTAAAAGTATCTAGATTTAAAACTGTTGATGAAATTTGTGTTCCGTTTAAAGCTGGTCAATCAAACAAAATGATGTATCAGCAAGCATTGGATTGCGCCAAAAACAATATTCCTATGGAAAATTGTAAGGAAGCAATGCTTAAGTATTTCAAAAGTAGCGAGCGTTATCAACTCAATCATGGTTCCGCTTCCGTTTATTTTGAAAAAGGCGGTGAAAAGCGTGTTGAATTATCTATTGAAAACGCTTATAAAAATGTTGGGGAAGTTTATGTTTTGCAGGATTCAAAGGATGCCGAACAGAATGTGTCTGTTGAAATCTCCGTAGAAACTCCTGAAACCATTCCTTTCCACAATTCATATTATAATACGTTCAAAGAGGATGCAATTGAGCATATTTTCACCAGAGGATATCGTTTGGCGGATATCTGCAAAAAGAATTTGATGGAAAAAAGGAAATGTATCATGAAACGTGGTTACATTTCAAACTTCCTAAAAATTCTTGTTCCGGAATTTTTTATGGCGTTGATGGATTGTTGGCGCTACAATTATCAACAAAACAACCTCAAATTGAAGCAGTTGTTTGATGTTGAAAATGTAAACCGCACCTTATCCGTTAGCCGTAGATATTTTTCGGAATATACAAAAGACCTGTTGAAAAGGATTGAAAACTTTCAAAAAGATGAATATGAAAGATTTCATAGATATTTCAACTTTGCTATGGATGACGAAGCGTTGGAAAACCTTAAAGATAATATAAAACCTATAAGAAAATTCCTTGGGCATCATGTTGATGATATTATCAATGCATTGGTGGATACCTACGGTTTGGAATTCCATAAACTAAAGAGAATAATCTGGGACAGAAGAGAAGGTGAAAAGATTTTTACCAAAACTTTATACCTTTCCCATTGCACCGGATTTTCAAAAGCAATCCTAATTGCTTCTTTGCAGGATTTTCAAAAAATTATGCAAAATTTCTTGAAGATTTTATATCCAAAGCACGAATGTAATGCAAGGATATTTGAAACAGAAGAAATTAGAGAGCGTTACAAACAGGCAATTGAAAAAAATCCTAAAATTGAAAAAAAGGGACCATTTAAACGTCCCATTTCAATCTATTTTGTTTTCAAAAAAATCGTGAAAACAACTTGGGATATGATTCTTGATGATTTCAAAGGTTTGGTGAATTTGATTGAGTCCCACTCTGGAATTACCATTGGCTTACCTGCACCTCCCCTTATTGAATAGAAAAAGTTAAAAATTTGATAAATTTTGAAGTCGATTTTCATTAAAAAATCGACAGAATCCCTATATCTATATACCTGGTTTGAACAGGAATTTTTGAAAATTTTCAGGATTTTTGATGCAAAAATCAGGTGATTTCATCCAAAGAATTGAAAAATGAATATTTCAATACCAACCAGATGGTTGTTTGATGGTGTAATGAAGAAAAGTGGTGTATAAAAAATTCATCTTACAATAACCAATTATTTGTTTGTTTGCCACCGAATTTGTTTTAATTCGTTTTGTTCTGTTTTGTTCCGTTTTTTTTTCTATAAGAAAATGCACCACCAACAAAACAAACCACCACCAAAAAAAAACTCATAAAACAATTCAAAACATTTCAAAACAATTACCGGATATCCATACCATAATAAATTTTTTATACCTTACCTTTATGAAATTTAATACCAAAATTTAAACTATCTATGGAAGGGGATTGAAAGTTTATCCGGAGTTTATGAAGTTATGAGTAGATTGGGATTGAAATAGGGATTTTAATTCGGGTTGGTTAGTTTTTTATGATTGGGATTTAGGTTTGGTTAAATTGGGAAGTTGTTAAGGATATAAGATTGAATCATTGGTATGTTTTGGAATTGAGAATGTTAAGATGGTTTGATTTTTTTATATGCCAAGAAATTTTCAAAGGAGAAAAAACGAATGGCTAAAGTTGAACGTTTAGATTTGAACATGGATTTGTTGTATGAATCTTATCGGTTGAAGATGGAATGGATTAAGCAGGTTTGTTCCGCTGGTCAGTTTGATGAGATGGATATTGAAAATTATTATGGGACGGATAAGCGGGGTGCTGATGCTTTTGCTGAAATGTGTCGTCCTAAGAATGAAATTGCTCGTAATGTAGCTTCTTTTATGAAGACGTTTAAGATTGATTCCGCTCAGAAGGGTGAAGAGTTGGGTATGATTACCCAAGGCATTAAAGAGGGGGTCATTGGTTTGTGTCCTCATCATTTGTTGCCGGTTAAGTATCAGGTTTTTGTTTCTTATATTCCAAAGAAGGGTGAAGATGCTAAGGTTTTGGGGTTGAGCAAGTTGACCCGGTTGGCTCGGGAAATTTGCAAATATCCTATGTTGCAGGAACATTATGCCAAGAATCTTGCGGATTGTCTTTATAATGGTAATGATTGGTTGGATGGTGTTAATAGCGCAGGTTCAGCTGTTATGGTCATTGGTGCTCATGGCTGCATTGCGTGCCGCGGGGTCTTAGCCAATTCACCAACGTGTAGCGTTGAGTTACGTGGTTGTTATAAAGAAAATAACCTTGAACAGAAGTTTTACAAACAGGTTGAAGCTATTCGTAGTGCGGAAGGTTTTTCTTGGTAATTTTGTATTCTTTTTAAGAATGAGCCGGTTATTAAAAACCGGCTTATTTTTTTGTGAATTTTTTTGGAAAAGTGAAAATTTTTCTTGATTCATAAGATATTTCATATTATACTAAAGTATAAAATTTAAAGAGGAGTTAAGAAAATGCCTACTTTCAAGTATCAATTTACGGTTAAAAATCGTGATGGTTCCAAAATTACGCGGGAAAAGCAGGTGCAGGATAAAATTTTTTACGCCTGCTCAAGCTCAAAATATGATAGGAAAACAAAACAGTTTGTTCCTTCCAAACCGGAACGGGGTGCTCGTGTTCAAATTGAGAAGTTGATCAATGATATGCGAGCGGATAATGATATCGTTAAATATGCATTGAAGGTCGAATGGGAAGATCCTAAGTATGGAAAGCAGTTTCAGGTTCGAAGGGTTGCTTTTTCCGACTTGACGCTGAAAGAAATTGATAAGATTGAGAATTTTGTCCAAGACCTTGAAATTGATGAAAGCTCATTGAACAGCGCAAGATGGGATTCCAATCCTTATGGGGTTGAACCAGAGCTGGCGGTTGGTTCGGGTTGTTGGGTTTATGATGACGATGATTATTATAACGCCCAGCTTGAAAAAGCTCTTGATTATGTTGAATCAGACGGTGCTTGGGAGCATATCGAAGATTTTTGTCTGGACGAAGATGGCGATCCGGATGAAGATTTGAACCAGAAAGTCATTGATTACCTGAATTGTTGCATTGAAGGTTTTCATGTTGTAGGAAAGGATGAATAAATGGATAAATACGATCGTCAATATTTTTCGAGTTGTTATCAGGAAGACAGAAATGTTTGGTTGAAAAATTTAATTGGAATTTTCAGTTGGCTGATTTATTTCGTAGCTTTGTTTTATGTTCCGGTTAGGGTTTTCTTCGGTTGTTTGAAGAAAGTTTTAACTGCTTGGCATCGTGCAGCTCTTTTTGAAAAACGGGTTGGTGCCGATAAGTTGGAATTTCGTTTTCGCCGTTATCTTTGGTAAGGGGTGTAAAATGAAACAAACTATTTACAACATAAGATATAAAGAAAACGTTTTTAACACAACAAGTGTTGGAATTGCTTTTTCCACAAAAAAAGAAGCGGAAGAATGGATTAAAAATGAACCACCTTCCGATATGTATGTAATTGAAGAATTGGTGTTGAATTTCAAAACTAAGGATTTCAAAAAGAAAAAGAAACAGGAAAAGCGAACGAAACTATTCCCTATTGAAAATTTGCTTCATGAAACAATGTCGTTTGATGATTTGGATATCTATACAATTGACGATTTTATCGAATGTGTAAAAGATGGATTCTTTACGGATTATGACGGATTTGGTTGTCCTGTATATGAAACCGAAAAAGGTTTATTTTATGAAGATGTTTCTATTGATCTAGAAGAAATTACAAGGAAGAAACATTTTCCTTTTACCAAAGTTGTGTGGTTCAATAGATAAATCTTCCTTTATTTTCCTATGTAATTCTAATTTCTCGTAGGAAAATAAAATGACATACAAAATTTTAGCTTGCTTATTCACTGTTCCATTTTTCTTCTTTTGGCGCAGATGGTTTGGCGGATGCGATTTCGGTAAGAAAATTCTTGATACCCGTCGTTGGCCTCAGGTGATTGTTTACTTCCTTGTTGTAATTCCAATCACCTTCTTTTTGATTAAACCGGCTCTAAGTTTACTTTTCACCGGTAAAGCTCTTCAAATTGCTCTTTGGTGTTTCTCAATCTTTTTTGCAGCTTTTACTTATGTTCAATTTTGGTCCCGTGGTCACGGTGCTTGCTATGATGAAGGTCGTGATCAATTACCATCGGAAGAAACAATTCGTCGCTATAATGAACGTTGGTATCATTATGTTTGTGATTGGGTTATTCCAAAGGAACATTGGTATGGCTTCTTTTATGATTTCATTTATATGGGATTACGTTACACCTGCCCTTGCATTGGACTTTATTTAATTTCTTGGATTCCAACATATTTCGGTTATGGTATGCACCTCGACCATCATTTTATTTTAATTGGTTTGATGATTAGTCCTTTATATGCAATTAGCCATACACTTTTTGAAAGGGATCATTGGATTTTTGAAAAGTTCAATTCTGCTCTGGTTGGATCAACAAACTTGGGGGAATTTTTAGCTGGTGCAACATTTGGATTGTTTCCACTCTTCCTTCCTTAATCTTTCTTTAATTTTCCCTTGTCCATTAAAAATGTACTTATTTGTCTCCATTTTGTTCACCTGGACCGGTTTAGAAATAAACCGGTCCTTTTGTTAAGATAATTTTGTATTTTTTGTTCATTATTCTTGTCTCGACAAGAGTCGGTTTTTAATAACCGACTCTTTTTGTTAACTTATTTTTATGATGGTGGAAAGAGATTTTCACCATTTTAGTAGTAGACTTTAGTAGACTTTTAGAAAAGGAAAAGAACATGTTTATAAACATTGAAACTCTGTGTAGCGACAATGAAAGCCATTTTGAAAAATCAAACGCTTCATTGTTGATTGAAACCAAAAATCCCATCATTTACAACGGCACATTACGAGATATGAATCGCTTCGTTATCAATTTTATGCGCTTGTTGTATAAAGATGGTTATGTAACAAAAGAAAGTAAAGAAAACCTTTATAAGGAATTTCGACCTTATCTTGGTGAGCATCCAAACCAAAGACATTATCAAGATTTTCAAAAGGTTGCTCTTTGTAAGGAAGATATTTCATTCAATCATTATTTTGCATACAAGTTTTTGGTGGCAAGTTTTTTGGTTCCGGACATTTTGATTGAAATTGAAAAACACCTTTGTCTTGATAAATCCTCTTATGATAAAGTCAAGGTTTTGATGGCGGATTGTGATAATAACAACATTTATCGCAATCTTTGGGATTCTTTCCCAACTTGCAAATTTTATGGATTCCTTGCCAATGAAAAAGGTGAGATTGAAATGCTTCCGGTTGAACATTCACCTGATTTTGAAATGAATGATCAACAGAAAACCTTATCTTACACCGATATTCGTCCAATTGTTGTTGATAGGACCTTATATCTAACAGCCGGTCGAATTTTCATTATGAATGATGATGGAAAAACTTTAGCAAAAATTTGTCAAATAAAATTGGACAGTTTTTCACCTCATAAAGTTGTTCGTATTTATCCGGAAACTGGTCGGTTTTGATTTTTTTCAAACCGACCATTTTCTTCTTGTTAATCAAGGGAAAGTTATGTTAAATTATAGGAAAGAAAACTCTAAACCAAGGGGAGAAAAATGGCTCTAACTTATATCAACGCAGGAACCCCACCTGATTACAGAAGTTTAGGAATTTACGTAAAATATGGTGATTTCAAGCGTTTTGAAGTTCTTGAAGATTGCACAAGATATTCTCATATGATTTTACCGGATAGGGAAATTTGCATTTGTGCTTCATCGGATTTACCGAATTTAATGTCAAACGGTTATGATGAATATGTAGATTGCAGTTTGATGACTCAAAATTCCAACTTGAAAGAATTTATGATCAATTATTGTGATTATCAAAATCCAAAAAACTGGTTGGATAAGAGGAAAGATGTAGGTTCAGGAATTATTTGTGACTCCGGTGGTTTTCAGATTGCAACAGGTAGGGTTTCAATAATCAATCCAATTGATTTGGTTAAATCCTACAATGCAAACGCAAACATTGGAATGGTTTTGGATATTCCGGATTATAATGATATTGATACCTTTTCCGATGAAATTGTTCATAAATTAGCTTGCATCCAAAAACGCAACATTGGATATATGCTAAAATATAAAAACGATGATGTGGAATTGGTAAATATTATTCACGGTGGAACCCCTAAACAAAAGTTTGACTATCTGGATACCGTCCATACGGATAAAATTCATAAATTGGCTATTCCGTCAGTTGGAATTCCAATGAGCATCATCAGGTTGAATTTCATTATTGAACTTTTAGGAAGAGCCAAAAAGCTTGGACATTATGATCATTTCCATTTGTTAGGAACATTCAACAAATCATTGTTGTTGACGGTTGCTAAATTGGCTAACAGTAAAATTCCTGAAGTGGAAGGAATAAGATTTACCACGGATAGTTCTGGTGCTTTAATGAATTCTTCCAATCTGACATATTTTAAAACAATGTCGCTTTGGGAAGGATTTGATCAATATAGTCCAAGCCAGAATGAAGTTAAGGTTCGTCAGATTGATTTTTCACGTCGTGCCTTTGATAACGGTTTTGATAAGTTCAATGAATTTTGCACGCTTCCTTGTCAATGTCCGGTTTGTTCCGCTTTGAAATATACATATGTTTTCAGAAATCTCAAGAAATCTTCTACAATTCGAAATGGTATGTTTTATTATCATAATTGTATTGAAGCAGAAAAGTATGTTGATATGATCAATAAGTATGCAGAGAATTTAAGTTGGAAAGAATATGTTGAAATGGTTAAGCGGTTACAGGATACCGATGACAACGATACTTTGTTGAATTTGCGGTTCCTGAAATGCGTTGAATCAAAAGGTTTGGAAAAAGCTCAGGAAGAGTTTAAATCATACTTGACGGAAAAACCAAAAGCAAACACGGTTGGTTTATTCAAGGCACCTCAGGAAAGAGCAGATCAAGCCTATATTGATAACATCAACAGCTTGATTGAAAGTTATGAAAATATTGATTTTGAACACTATGATGGTAAGATTGTAGCTGGTGAAAGATCCAGATTTGATGTTCGAGTTGGTAAGAAAGGTCGTGTGTAATGAAAATTTTCTCATTGGCTTGTGAAACGATTGAAAATCTTGAAGTCATGAATCCGGATAGTTCAATAACCTTTTGCACGGTTTTGGAATTTCTTCTGGATAAGGATATTAAGAAAAAGGAAAATATTTGTATTGTGGATAATCCTTGGAAAACCATCCAGATGTTGAATGTCAAGATTTTGGATTTGCGTCATAAAGGTAATATTTATGAACGCAAAGCTTTCAAATATCAAAATCTGGATCGGGTCTTACCAAAGATTCAGGATATTGAAGAAATTGAATGGCAAACCAGAATGCCAACCGATGATATTTTTGGTGAATTTTCATTCATTAGCCATTTAAATGAATATGCTAGAGATTTTCAGAATTTTATCCTCAAACTGGATAGCCGGTTAAGTGGTAATAAAGAAAAGTTTGAAATTAGCGAAAAGTATCGACCGGCTATGAAAAATCTCTTTGGTTTGTCGGAAAGTTATCAAAATTTCAAGGCTAAAAAGTCCGGTTCATATCCTCCAATTTTTAATTTTCTTAAGCGCTACTTAAAGGTTTTCCTAGATGCCAAGGAAGAAAATTCCACAGAAGAAGAACCTGAAACAGCACAAGAATCTTAAAGAAAATATGTCGTTTTAACCATAAAGGAATTGTTTGGATATGAAAATTTTTAATCATTTTACATCCTTTCAGGAAGTTCCAAACCACCTTTCATTATGCATTTCCGTTAAAGGTTGTCCTTTGAATTGTAAAGGTTGCAGCTGGACCGGTTTTGAAAGTGCTTTGAATTTTTCAACCGATGATTTGAAACATCTTTTGGACCGGTATGGGAAATACTTATCCTGCGTATGTTTTCTTGGTGGGGAATGGGAAACCGACCTACCTGAGTTCTTAAAAGTAGTAAAAGCTTACAACCTAAAAACTTGTTTATATACCGGATTGTTGGAAGTGGACGAAAAAATTCGAAGCCAGTTAGATTATTTAAAGACCGGTCCTTATATTGAAAGTTTAGGAGGCTTACAAAAGAAGACGACAAACCAGATTTTTATCGATGTTAAAACCGGTGAAAATCTTAATCATTATTTCATAAAAGAGTGAGAGCAATGTCATTTACCGAATTATCTAAAAAACAAATCGAACAAAAGAAGGATTATGTGAGATCTTATATCGGTGCCTTAAATGCAGCAACCGGTTCACAGTTCGATTCAAACGCTAACCTTACAACCAAAAATGTTGCAACCTTAACTCCTGATTTATTCAAGGATTTTTCAATCCAACTTAAACGTAGCTTTGTTTGCGACCAGATTGAACAAAAGTTTGGTAAGGAAGTAGCGGAACGTTATTTGAAACAAATTGCAAATCATGAAATTTATATTCATGATGAAACGCATACCTTTTATCCTTATTGTTGCTCCATTTCAATGTATCCATTCCTGCTTCACGGCTTAAAAGATTTAGGTGGTGATGCAAAGGCTCCTAAACATTTGGATAGTTTTTGCGGCGGTTTCATCAACTTGATTTTCTGCTTGGCAAGTCAATTCGCCGGAGCAATCGCAACTGTTGAATTCCTTATGTGTTTTGATTATTTCGCAAGAAAAGATTTTGGTGAAAATTATCTTGAAACTCATGCGGATTATATAAAGGATAAATTCCAGCAGGTTGTTTACAGTTTAAATCAGCCAGCTGGTGCAAGAAGTTATCAATGTCCATTTTGGAACATTTCAATCTTCGATGAGGAATATTTTGAAGGCTTGTTTGGTGAATTTATCTTCCCAGGTGAGGAAATGGATAAACCAAATTGGGAAACATTGAAAAAACTCCAGGTATTCTTTATGGAATGGTTCAACAAGGAACGTGAAGTTTCTTTGCTAACATTTCCTGTTGTGACAGCCGCTTCGTTAACGGAAAATGGAGAATGTAAGGATAAAGAATTCAATGAATTCCTTTGTGATCAGATGTCAAAAGGTAATTCATTCTTCAATTATATGAGTGATGATGTTGATAGCTTATCAAGCTGCTGCCGCTTACGTAATCCTTTGAAATCAAATACCTTCAGCTTTTCATTAGGTGCCGGTGGTGTTATGGCTGGCTCCGTTAACGTCATTACAATCAACTTCAATCGCTTGGTTCAAAATGCGGAACGGGAAGGAATCCCTTATGTTGAAAAGTTGAAAAACCAACTTGATGATCTTTATATGTATCAGGCTGCCACGGAAGCATATTTCCGCAGTTTACTGGATTCAAAAATGTTACCGGCTTATGACGCCAACTTCATTTCAATGAAGAAGCAATATTTAACGGTTGGTATTAATGGAGTTTTGGAATCAGCGGAAGCCTTAGGTTTAACACCTGGTGATAATGATACTTATAAATCTTACCTGAAAGAAGTCTTGCAGGTGATTTATAACAAAAACCGTGAAGCAACAAAAAAGTATGGTTTACTTTTCAACACGGAATTTGTTCCAGCGGAAGGGTTGGGTATTAAGAATTACCACTGGGATCAGGAAGATGGTTACAAAGTCAATCCAAACCGTAATTGCTATAATTCCTATATGTATCCGGTGGAAAGTGAAGATGTGGATATAATTCAGAAATTTATTTTGCACGGTAAAGAAATTTGTCAATATCTGGATGGTGGTTCAGCCTTACATTTGAATCTTGCTGAATATCCAACCAAAGAAGGTTACGCAAAATTGTTCAAATTGGCTGCTCAAACCGGTTGTAATTACTGGACAACAAATATTGCGGTAACCTGTTGTGAAGATTGCGGTAATATTGATAAACGTACATTACATCATTGTACAAAGTGCGGTTCGCATCATGTAACTTGGGCTACAAGAATCATTGGTTATTTGAAAAAAATAACAAGCTTTTCGGAAGGTCGTCAGCTTGAAGAAAGTATGAGATTTTATGGAAAAGCTCCAGCAACGCCTGAGTTGAAAATTGTTTCCAAAAATGGTGATATATTGAAAGCTTGTTAGTGTGGCAAAGATGGTGGACGTCGATGAAAAACAATTGCTTGAGTTATACGTATCCGGTGAACGGGTTGTAAACATAGCAAGAATCCTCGGCGTTTCCACCACTACAATTTTCAACCGTTTGAATAAGTGTGGAATTCGCGAAAAGGTTAAATCCAAAAAACGTGAATTCAAGAAGGATTCCCAAGTTGGTAAGCCAAAGATTGATAACCACAAACTCAATTTTTGTGAGTTGGAATTCCTCAAGGAAATGAAACATTACAAATACCCTGAAACCAGAATAGCATATATGTTGGGTATGGACCTGGAATTCTTACAGGAAAATGGTTATTTGTAAAATAAATCTGAATTTGAATAGAAGACACTTGTAAAGATAGTGGCTTCTTTTTTGAAAAATTGTGAAAATAGTTCTTGATTTTCCTTCTCAATCTTGTTATAATAAAGTATAAAATGAAAAAAAGGAGATGAAAATGAAAAAGAACAAATTTGGTTACAAGGTTGACATCGGTCAATGTTGTGAAAATGAAATCGAAGCAGATGAAGAGTATGGTTCTTGGGAACGTTCTTATTCAAACTGGTTCGAAAAAATTTCAAAAACAAAAGGTGTTCCTGATGTAGTTAGCGACTTTGATATTCAACCTGGTGAAACCTGTTATGTTGTTTGGGTCGAATATAGTAGTGGTGATTCCTTTGGTATGGCAGAAAATGAAAACGTCGAGGCGGTTGGTGTTTTCAAAGATAAAGAATGCGCCATACAGTTGGAAAAAGCGATTGAAGATTTGGATAGAAAATATCGTCGTAGTGAGTTTGAGAATTGTGAAAAATTGGAAGATTATTACAAATTCTACTTCAAAACTTCAGACGGTCAGAAGTTTGAATATGGTTCCTGTCCGTGGTATGGCTATTTTGATACTTTGGAAAACGTTTATATTGAAGAATGTAAAATGAAATAAGGAGAAAGACAATGAATTTTGCAGAAATGAAACCTGAGGATTGGAATAATCTTCGTAAGAAATGTGATGAGGCAACCCAAGCAAAGATACCCGAAAAGGAAAATGATTATGTGCTTCACCTTGGCGGTATTCTTTACCATTTTGAAACAATCGGTAAATTGGATGCCTTTGGTATCGGGTTAGCTCTTGGTGACAATTTTGATGGTTTGGTTCAAAAATTGAGCTACAAACATGAGCCCTTAACTGAAAAGAATCAGCATTGTTTGAAAGATATCTATTTATAAGGAGTGGAGGAAAATATGGATCCTGAATGGTACAAACGGACTCACAAGCATTACACCGTTGATTAAAATAGGAGAATGGAAATGACAAGAACAATGGAAAAAGAACTTTTGTTTGGAATGAGGTATGGAACAAATCCTCAAACGGAAAAACCTTTTACTAAAGAAGAAATCGAACAGGCAAAAGAATTTGCTAAAAAATTGGGAATCATAGAAAAAGAAAATCCTATTGTAGGGTAAAAAGAAAACAGGTTGAAGGGAGAACAAAATGAGCCTTTATAATATGATTGCCGGTCGAAATGATGCTTTGGTTATTACTTTCAGCGTTATTTTGAACATGAGAATTGACCAGGAATTTCCACGTTTCAGGGATATTTTTCTGCACGCTGATGATTGTGAAATAAAAGATTATGACGCAATCATTTACACCAGAATGGGTGGTTCAAACTTCGAATGTTGGGAAGATAACAAACCTGATTGCACTTGTTCTGCCTGTAAGTTGAAAAAGATGATTAAATCTTATCCTTGGATTATTGATCATTATGATGACGAATCTGATGAAACTTACAAAAATTTGGTTATCAAATTAACTCCAGAGCAAAAAGAAATCTGGAAAACAATCCAAGCCCAAGGTTTGGAACCTTTTAGGGAACAGGTTGAAAGGTTATTTCCACGGAAAGAACAGGAGTCGAAGGAATGATAAAAGGAATGTGGAAATTCTCCGAGGAAGAAGTTGATTATCTTCTTAAACCTTATAACGGTTTTGACCCGTATACAATTTATGTTGAAACAGATAAAGAGAACAAAAACAAAATTGTTACGATTTATTTCCCTTTGGGACATTTAATTTCATTCGGGCTTAAAGATGTGCACGGGAAATTTGTTCAGTTCGACATAGGTACGGAACAAACATTTTTAGCTGATGAAAATTGGCTTAAAAAGTTGCTCAAGGAAGGAAGGCTTTTGAAATTTCCTCATTATAGTGGTGGTGCTGATGATACCGCTGCAATTCAGAGGTTTGAGAAAAATAACCTTCAAACATTTATCAACCTTTTCAAGGCTTGTATTGATACTTTGAAAGAAAAACAAAGTGGGAAGAAATTTCGGAGGATTGAATGATTTACGAATTGGTTGAATACAGAGGAAAAGAGTATTTTGCATCCGTCGTTGATTTGTATTCACCTGAAACGGAAGAAATTCTTATGGATGTTAAGGATAAAGATCCTGAATCATATTCTGAAGAATTCAAATCAGTGCTTACCTACAATGCGGATTATGGTGAATATCTTACCCTTTATGGCGATGATATAAGGGAAATAAAAGGAACCGGAAAGTATTTCCTCTATCTTGATTCATCTTATCTGGGATACTTGCTTGATGGTGAAGCATTGTTGAAGACTTTGGAACCTATAATCCAAAAGGTTAATCCTAATAATTTTTTGAAGTTAGCTGATAAATATCGCAAGGAAATTCGTCTTGCTAATTTATTCAAAGAAGAAATTGATTTGTTGAAAGGGAGGAATTGAAATGTCTTGGGATCAAACAGTTCAAGAAAACTACCTGATTAAAAGTTTGAAACGCAAACTCAAAGGCGTCCGGCAAGCAAGAAAACGTGATATTGCGAAGCTTGAAAAGAAGTTGAAATATGTTACCGATGATTACCAGAGAATCGTAAATGATTTGTTGGATAAAAATCTTGATTCTCAATACCGCTATCAACTTTTCCTATATTTTGAAATCAAAGATAAACTGATTGACTCCGGAAAGCTAACTCGTGATGAATGGACTCAGACGGTTTGGGACGCCTCCAGAAAATACAGAGCTATTCATGAAAAAGAAAATTTTACGGAAATGGATTGGTGAAAGATTTTAATTTTTTCTATGTTTTTTTTGGAGTTCAATAAAATGAAAGTTAACGTTTTATCCCGCTTAGGAATTGTTACATCAGATTTCATCACCAACGAAGATGAAATCAAAAAGATTTTGGAAAAAGCAAAAATTTCCGATTACAAAATTTCCAGCAACGGAATTGTTGATATAAATGGTGATGTTTATAGCAAAAATATGAATCATCTTTTAACAAAAGGTCATTTTGCTATCAAATTAGGTAAGGTATCCGGAGATTTTGTTTGCTCACCAAAGCTTGTTTCCTTGGAAGGTGGTCCTCGTGAGGTATCCGGAGATTTTAAATGTAACGACTTACCAGGTCTTACCTCATTAAAAGGGGCTCCTGAAAAAGTAGGTGATTATTTTATTTGCGATAATACACCAATTTCAAGCCTCGAAGGTGCACCAAAGCAGGTCGGTGGATTTTCCTGCTGTAAATGCGACAAACTTACTTCCTTAAAAGGCGCTCCACAAAAGGTAGCTGGTGGTTTTGATTGCTCCGGTTGCAAAGGATTGACAAGTCTCGAAGGCGCTCCACAAAAAGTTAGAGATTTCAACTGTGGGGTTTGTAATAGTCTTACCTCATTAAAAGGGGCACCGAAACAAATAGGTGATGTTTTTGATTGTGCATATTGTGCAAATTTAACCTCATTGGAAGGAGCTCCTGAAAATGTTAAAGGTTTCAATTGTTTTGGTTGCAACAAACTAAAATCCCTTGAAGGTGGTCCAAAGAAAGTTCGTGAATTTGATGCACCAGACCATCTTTTTGATGAAGCTAAGGAAATGTATGGTTAAGTAAAAATTCCTTACAAAAGAAAACCACCTAACCAAGTTGAAGTTAGGTGGTTTTTCTTTCTAAAAATCTTACTTGAAATTTTTGAGATGTTTTTCGCAATCGTTTAGATAATCTTCCCGTTCCTTCACATAAGATTCTTTTGCTTTTATTGATTCTTCAATTTCATTTCTTAAATCTTTGACAAAATCATCAAACTCTTTGAGTTTTGTGGTAAGCTTCTTTTCGTCCAGAGCATTTCTTAATGTTTTGATTTCATTTAACCCTCTGGAAATACTTTCTTTATCCTTAAATTTTGAAATTTCCTCAGGTTTAATTAAATGCCCTTCTTTCATCATATCAAGGTATTCTTTGGATCCAGTAAAAAACGTTCCAGCTATATAATGTGCCCAACAATCTTTCGGGTCATTATTTGTTTTATCAATTCTTCCTTTAACCTCTTTTTGAATGTTTTCAAAATAATTGTTTCCAATACCAAGTTCATCAAGAATTCCATCCCGATATTTTTTAGCATTTAATTTTGAAACAATGGCCAACCGGCTCAAAACATTAACTTTCATTTCGTTGAACTTCTTGTAAAACTTTGATAAAAATTAAAGAAGTAAGACTATTGCAAACCTAATAGTTGAAATTTCTATTTTATCTGATCCCGCATATCAATTTCAATATCATGACGATTTGTATACTTGATACCTTCATTATCCAGAATTTTCAAGATTTTTGGTCTATATTCTTTTTCAATTGGTTCCGCAGTAAAACCGATATAAAAACTAGTTCTATCACCTGGATATGTATAAATCTTATAACCATGTTCCTTTATCGGTCTATAACCTCTTATACTAGATTTCGTATCTTCACTTTTTTTCATTCCGGCAGCTTTAAACAATTTATGCAGTTTGGAAATGAGTTGTTTTCGAATATTCATTATATTTTTAGTATTATGCTTCAAGATTTCAGTATTTAAAAATTCTACAGCTTTTAGAGCAGATTTGAAAGGACGAATGGAATAGATAACTGGAACCTTCCCTTTTTCACTTTCTTTTCGGCGAACATTATACCAACCATCATCTGTTTTGTAAATTTCATAACTATCTGATTTTAATAATTCATCAGAGTTAGATGCTATTATATTTAAACGGGATAAAACGTTAACTTTCATTCCATAAAACTCCTTGTAAAGACTTTGATAAAATTAAGTAAGCATGTTTTTATTCAAAAACCATAAAACTCCTTGTAAAGGCTTTGATAAAATTAAGTAAGCATGTTTTTATTCAAAAAATTAACCTCTTTTTTGAATTTGATTTTTTACTTAATTTTCCAATGAAATGTTTGTTCCTAGAAATCAGAACTTTCGAAGATCAAATCATGATTTTTTCACATTTTAAACGAAAGGTTCAAAATGTCAAACAAAATAAACATGAAAACGGTTGACGGTTTGAACAATTTGTTGCCTTTAAAGGATATGATTCTACAACAACATATTCTTTAAACGATGTGGTTGTTTCAATTCAAAACGATGAAGTTAAAATTTATCAATCGTTGGCGGATAATAATACATCATCTTTATCTGACACAACAAAGTGGAAAGAAGTAGAGCTTGGTGGTTCAACTGCTATTGACGGCAATACAATAACCTTTAATTCAAACAATGAAATCCAAACGATTGGTGTAATTGATTCCAGTAATAATACAATCGCTCTTAAATTATGGACTGGAACTCGTGCGGAATATGACGCAATTACAACAAAAGACTCAAATACTTTATACCACATTAAGGATGATACAGGGGAATTGGTGACGTTTGCTAATGCCGATTTAAGCAATCTGTCTAGTACAGGCGAAGCTCATTTTGCTAATCCTGATTTGTCCAATCTGTCCGCAGCGGGGCAGGCAAGGCTTGACGCAAAAGCAAACACAGACTTGTCCAATCTGTCTGAGATTGGTAATGATAAGTTTGTGACCAAAGACACTGCGCAGACTATCAGCGGAGTGAAGACGTTTTCTACTGGAACTTTACAGGCAGTCAATCCTGTTTTGTTGAAAGAAAACAATGCCGATGAAGGTGGACAAATATATTTTGAACGGAACGACAATTCCGTATTAAAAAGCGACCCCTATATTGATTTGTTGATTAACACAATCAGATTCATAAGCATAAATAGTAACTATAATATGAATATCACATTGCAAGTGGACTTAGAAAACAATCAGGTTTTGGTTCCTACTCCGGTTGCAACTGCTAACGATAATCAAGCAGCAACAACGTCGTGGGTTAATTCCAAGATACAGCTCGTAAATGAAGTACCTTCTAACCCAGAAACAGGTGTTTTGTATATTATTCCAGAATCCTAAATAGGAGGTTTATATGCCTTTATATTTCAACGGAAACAAAATTTCAGACTTTTATTTCGGTGGAAACAAAGTTGGTGAAGCTTGGTTCAATGGACAAAAGGTTTATTCAAGTGTTCCTCCTTTTTTTGGTATAAATTACATATTTCGTGATATTGATGCGGGTGGAAATTTAACACTAGCAACTGGTTGGTTGGAAGAAACAGCACAGAAAAACAATCATTTCTATGAACTTATTCGTAATCATGAAGATTTTGACTTCGGAGATGGTAAATATTCGAAAATCTTTAAAAGCAAATATAATGCTATGATTAAAAAATATCGGTAAATGATTAAAGATTTGGAAGGTTAAATCTTGTTAAATTCTTAATGAGTTAAGTTCAATCTTCCAAGGAAAAAGAGCCAATTTTTTAGTTGGCTCTTATTTTTTCTCTTGATTTTCAAGAGAAATCTTGTTATAATAAATTATAAAATGAAAAAGGAGATGGAAATGATTAAATCAAGAAATCAGTTTATTGCTTTTTGCAAAGAGGTTACCAAGGAAATTGAACGGAATTTGAACCGGATTGATTACTTGAACAAAACATTACGTGGCGAAACCTTCAGCCTTGAGGAAGCTGCCGAAACGGATACAGACCAACTTCTGGAAGAGGTTCGTTTATATAAGGAAGCTTTGGAAAAGCTTTGCTATGGTGAACTCATAACGACCAACGTTGGGACCAATTTCGTTAAGGACGAAAATGGAGATCAGGTTGAGATGCGTGCTTGGATTAAATCAATCCTTGAAAAATCCGCCTTACCCAAAATAACCAGATGCACCTGCGATGAAAAAGCTTTTGACCCTGAAGTCATAACAGATTCCACACGTCATTCCTACCAGGTGTTTTGTGGAAATTGTGGAAAACTTGGTAAACCTTCTTCAAGCTACCGTGAAGCTGTTGAGGATTGGAACAACAATGTTAACAAACCTAAAGGAGAATAAAAATGGATTTCAAAATTGACATTGATTATTGAACGAGCTGCTTCGGCCCTCAGGAACCTTTGCGACCAGCTGGAACGTTTGCAGGAGTTGGCTCCTCATGAAAAGAAACCGGTTGAAAATATAATAAAGGTGAAACGAAACGCAGGCTTCAATCAGCGCCGTTCAATTGCCTTATCTAAAACCAAGGACGAAAGATTACTTCAGGTTTTGAAAGCAAATCCTCATCTTGCCAATTTTGGTGAGTGGGTCGAGGAAGAGTATTATATTGATTATGACTCAAGTTTGAAAAGCTACATCCGGAAAAACAAAAATCTTTCAATCCGGAATTGCATTGAAAACTATATGAATGAGGCATAAAAGATGCCTATTGAACCTTGTACTTGTTCCAAGGAAGATCGTAAGGAGCTTCACGGTAAACAGAAAAATTTCACGACGGTAAGTCTGGAATTTGATATGAAGGAAAAACTTTTTAGGGTTGGTTGTCACCGTTGTTGGAGATTTACAAATTGGTATCGAACCGAACAAGAAGCTCTTGACGAATGGAATCATCTTGCTAGAGGAATAGAAAACAATGGCTAATGTCTTTGATTTTACACCGGATATGGTGATTCCAGAATGGAAAATTCGTTCTATGAAACGTTTGGCACATCTTGATCAGCTTGAACGTGAAAACACTGAGTTGCGTGAGATTTTCAAACAATTCGCTTTTAATAAGGAGTAGCTGCTTTCAATTTCAGTAAGAATGCTTGAGGTTTGAAAATGATTCCAAAGATCCCAATCTATGAAATTTCCTCCAAGAGTGAATTTCAAGGAATTTGTAACAAATACAAAAGACTCCGAATTCTTACCGATGGTAATGTTTGTTATGTTTGGGATGCTCAAGAGTTTGATCATTTTACGATTTTAAATCACATGAGATCCTTTGATAAAAACGTAACCGGTTTGAAACGGTTCAATTTTGAAAATGGTAAAGTTGAGCTTTCTATTCCGGAAGGTGGTGAAGAAGAAATTCTCAAAAAATTCAAAGAAAAATTTGGAGGTAATTAAAATGCCAAAGCAAATTTTTATACAACGAAACCAGATGTATAATTCGGAAACTCAAGATGTTGTTCAAATTTCAAGTGATGCTGGTATAGGACATTTTCTTGTTTCGAATGAGGAAGATGTTTGGGTAATAATCAACGGCATAACTTTTTCAATGCAACATATAAATGAAGCCAACAACAAGATTACAGAATTGGAAGAAAAAATCAAGGAATTGGAAGAGAAAAATAAAGATTTACGGGAAGAAGTTAATATACTAAGAAGTGGTGCTTGGGAATAGATGAAAAGTAAACCAAAGAAAACAAACCCTGATAAAACTCCTTGGCTAACCTGCTCAAGGTGCGGAAGTCGGAGGGTTCAGCAAAAATCACAGGAAAAAGTCCGATGCTTGGATTGTGGTTACGTTGAAAAATTTCACATCAAACATTCTTACTTTTTAGTTGAGGAGAATGAAGATGTCAACCGAAAACCGTGAAAAATGTCCAATCTGCGGAAGGCTTGCTTATCTTGAGGAGCATCATATTACACCAATTTGTTACGATGGTCCAAAAGATGGTCCAACAATTTTTATCTGCGAAGATTGTCATAATGCCATTCATATGACAGGAGAATCAACCTTATCTAAAAAAGGTCCAAAGAATTGGTTCAGTTGTAGGGGAGATCTTCAAAGAGCCGCTCCTTACGTTAAAGCAATTCATGATGCAAAACTTCGTAAAAAGGAAAATTGGAATCCTGAAAGTCAAGACCACCCGCGGCGTCATATCTTGATGGTTGAACTTACAGACCGTGAATGGATCAAATTACATAAGAAGCAAAAGGATTGCGGTTATAGTAATTTTGTAAAGTTTATAGAAGATTATTTACGTAAACTTTCAAAATCACTTTGAAAACAAGGAAAACAAAATGAATTTTTTAGAAGAATCTTATCAGTATCTTTATGACCTTTATTCCAAAAACATGAAATCAAAAAAGTTGGATGAAAAGCTTCATAGTTATTTTGAAGAAAAGTCGAAAGAAATCAATGATTCGAAAAAGCTTGAACGCTTCTTTTGTTATCTAATCAACAGAGCCTGTATGGAAAACCACTTCAATGAATTCAACGGAAATTCAGACTTGGGGTATATCCTACATAAATTCCAATGCAAGGTTGTAGAATTTAAAATGGAGTTCTGTAAATGAATGAATTCGGAAATTGCAACCACCAATGTTCAACCTGCTTTATTTGGTGTGATGAAAAAGCAAACAAGGATTATTTGAAAAACCTTTTCAATTTCCAGAAAGAAATGGAAACCCTTGACCAGCAACTGAAAACCGCAGAAAAGGATTTGAAAAAGTATGAAAAAGTTCTTAAGTAAAATGTTAACCTGCTTTTTCCTTGCTATCCTTGTTCCTTGCTTTTTGGTTTATGTGTTAATGAACCTTATTGTTATTACTTTGTTCGTTCCAATAATGTATTTTTATGAAGATTTTTGTTGGTGGAAAACCTGGGCTATTTTAAAAGATTATTTCAAAACTGATTGTTATGACCAACTCCAACCAATCCTATATTGCTACAAACTATTGAAAGAAAACTAAAAATAGTTCTTGATTTTCCTTCTCTTTCTTGTTATAATAAATTATAAAAATTCAAAAAGGAGATGGAAATGCGTAAATTATTTCTCTTGCGTGGTGTGCCTGGTTGCGGAAAATCCACTTTCTTGAAAAACAATTTGGTCGATACAGGATATGTAATAAGTGCCGATAAGTTGCGTTTGTTATTTTCTCCGGTTATTTATCCCAAAAATCAGATGAAAGAGAAAATCAACCCTAACAACGACAAGCAGGTTTGGGAGCTGCTTCATAATCTGGTTCAGGAACGTTTGAAAAAAGGTTACACCACAATTGTTGATGCAACTCATTGTAATGTTTCCTCAATTGATTATTATAAAGGCTTTTGTCAAGAAAACAATGTGGATTGCGTAGTGGTTGAATTTCCTACCTCATTGAAAACCTGCAAGGAACGAAACGCCGGTCGTCATTCTTGGCAGATTGTTCCGGAGGAAGTTCTTGATAGGATGTATTCAAATATGCAAATTCCGGCTCCTTCCTGGTGCCAGGTTATTACCTCGGAAGAGTTCAAAAAGATTCTTGGTCAAATCCATCAAGGTTATTCCGATTATAAACCTCTGGATTACAACAAATTCAAAAAGATTGTAATCTTTGGGGATATCCACGGTTGTTATGAACCTTTGAAGGAATATTTCAAAGAAAATCCTATCAATTCCGAAACCAAGTATATTTTTGTCGGGGATTATGAAGACCGTGGTATTCAAAACAAGGATGTTTTCAATTTCTTGCTTGAACATAAACGGGATAGCAATTTCCTTTTCCTGAAAGGAAATCATTCCATTCATACCTTGAATTATAGCTGCGGTTTGCCGATAGCAAGCAAGGAATTTAAAGAACGAACCATTAAACAATTGGAAGGTTTGGATAAAAAGGAGTTGAAAAAGTTTTGCTTACGTCAAGCTTCCTTTTCATACTTCACGTTCAAGGACAGGGAATATCTGGTTACGCACGCTGGCACAAAAACTCTTCCCAATTCCTTTACCAATGAAGATGACTTGGTCAAAGGTGTTGGGGAGTATGGCGATATTTATAAAATCAATGAACAATTCTTTGGAACCTATCCTCAGGTTACCGTTGTTCACGGTCATCGTAATTTATATGAGCTTCCTGTTCACCAGGAAGGAACAAACGCTTGGAACCTCGAAGGTCGTGTTGAGTTTGGTGGCTCCTTAAGAATTGTTGAAATTTCGGAAGATGGTATTAAACCGGTTGAAATCAAAAACAACATTTACCGCCAGATAGGAAGCGATGAAGATATTTTAAACCAACTGGAAAATAGCCGGTTCGTTAAGGTCAGTCAGCTTGCAAACGGTATCAAAAGCTATAAGTTCACCAGAGAATGTTTTTATGATAAACGGTGGGATGAGTTGACGGAAAAAGCACGTGGTTTGTTTTGCCGCAACACCAAAGTCGTAGCAAGAAGTTTCGACAAATTCTTCAACATTGGTGAAAAGGAAAGTTTGCAGGAAATTGCCGATAAATTCATTTTTCCTGTCCAGGTTTTCAAGAAGGAAAATGGTTACCTAGGCATTGTAAGCTATGATGAAGAAATTGACGACTTGTTTGTTTCCAGCAAGAGCACAAACGATGGTGAATATGCCTTGTTCTTCAAACATTGGCTTTTAACCACCCCTTGCAAAAACTATGAAATGTCTTTGTATGATAAGTTGAAACAAATTTTGAAAGGTAAAAACATCAACCTGGTTTTTGAAGTTTGCAATAGTAATGTTGACCCTCATATTGTTGATTATGGTAACGAAACACAGGTTTTCCTCCTTGAGGCTTTTGAAAAATCGTTAACCGAAAAAATCTTGAGTTACGATGAGTTGGTTGATTTGGCTGTTCAGATTCAACCGATTAAGCTGAAAACAAGAGTCGTGATTCTTGAAACCAAAGAGGAGTTTCTTCATTATATTGAAAATTGTGAGGATGAAAAGAATTGGGATCGGTTAAAATTCGAAGGGTTTGTTTTTGAGGATTTCAACCATTATCGGGTTAAATATAAAACCAGATGGTATCGTTTCTGGAAATATGTCCGTGGTAAAATTGGTAAGGATCTTGAAACCTCTGGCAATTTCAAATTCAATAAATGGGAATCAATATTTGTGGATAGAATTAAAAAGGAAACCTCAAGTAGCTTACTTGATAGCCTTATGGTGGATAATCTGATTGGTCAAAAGACTTTCAACTGCATCAAGTTGCGTAAATGGGTGGAAAAGAAGGAGAAATAAGAATGAAGTTGGCTTATAACATTGTAATTGGAAATACCGACAAAACGCCTGATGATTTCTTTTATTGCGTGGAATATCCAGAAGTAAGAGGTAAATGTAAAAATTACGATCTTGACGATATCGAGTATTATCTTCGCCGTTGTATTGATTTGCACTTGTTGGAAGATCGGTTTCTAAAAATAAAGCTTCCAATGAAAAATCCTAAACTTTATGTTCAAAAACATTACAAAAATTTCCACATCAAAGAATTTCTAAAGATTGAACTTGATGCAAAGTGGTTATTTCATACATCTGGTATTTATAATGATGCGGTTATTCGTCATACGAAAAGCAAAACTCTTTACAAAGTTCTGGATTTTGCTGTAAATGCAAACAATTCCGGACCTGAGGATATTCAAGTGGTTTATTGTTTGGAAAGTAATCCGGATCGGGTCTATGTTCGTTCATTACGTGAAATGTTGGATTATATACCGGAGGAACATCTCAAAAGGTTTGAAAATATCATTTTTGAGGAGGATTATTAAAAAATCTCTTGATTTACAAGAGAATTGTTAATATAATAAAGTATAAAATGAAAAAGGGGAATAGTTCCTCTTTATGGAACAGCAAAGGAGATAAGAAAATGCTGGTTACTGAAGAAAAACGTGTCAAATGGCTCAACACCAAACTGGAAAAGCTGGAAAAACTGAAAACCCGTATTAAGGACCTTACCGAACAGAAGGATTCTTTGGAAGCGGAAATTTTGAGCCGCCGTGATAAGATTGGCGATGATGCAACTTTGGAAACGGAAATGTTCAAAGTTACATTTTCTCCGACTATCAGTTACAGTTTGACCGAAGAAGGTTACAACATGATTATGGAAAAGGAAGGTTTGGATTCAATTTATTTCAAACATAGTCCGGATTCTGTGGTTGTTCGTCGTTCGCCCTATGCCAATTATTTGGAAGCCAAGGAAGGCAAGATGAAAGTTATGGTTAAACGCCAGGCGTAACCTTGTAAAATGTAGGTTGAGGAATTGAGTTTCCTCAACCTTTTTGTTTATCAATTTTTGGAGAAAAGAAAATGGATGAAAGTATTTGGCGCAGAGATTTGAGAGATTTGGCACGGCGTTTATCAAAAGGCGAAACACTTATCGTTAAAATGAAGAAAAGTTGTTATCCGGAGGTTAAAAATCATCTTCAGTTGATTGGGGTTTTAGACCCTGCTTACCGTGATAGCTTTTGTGATTATTTACCAGGTATCGACAAATTTGCTTTAATTACTGATTTTGTTGACGCTATGATCGCCAACACTCTTTCATTGGAAAGAAAGCTGAAATCCTACCGGTCCAAGAAAAAGGATGATAACTACATATATCTCAATGGTGGGATTGTTGACAAAAATACAATGCAGTTTGTTGAAGCCCTTCAAGCTGGTATTCCAAACAAAGTTTTTATGGAATGTTTGAAACCGGATCAGGAAGTTGAAAAGAAATGCACCTGCAAGAAATGTAAGAAGAAAAAAGAAAATGATCCGGTGAAAGAAAAGGTTAATCATCTTATTTCAAAAACACCAAAAAATAATTTAACCTTAAAACGTCCTCCTGAATATAAAAAGGAAAAGCCTTTGGTAATTGATTTACCGAAAAGCTTGAAAAAGTTTGAAAATACCATCATTGAAGATATCAAGGGTTATCTGAAGTTCTCAAACAATGAAATTGTTGAGCTTATCAACGATCATTTAAATCACGATAAATATTCATTACGTAGATTTATTATTCCGGGTCAACCAAGTTATTGCATAATTTGTGAAAAGGATAAATCAACCAAACGTTTCGTTCCTGAAACAAGAATTGAGGTTAGGTAAGAAAAAAGGAGCATCTTGAAAATGGCGGACTTTGTTATTCAACCGGATAGAAATATTGTTGAAATGAGTTGTTCGGAATTTGCGGAAAAGGCTATGAAAGCCTATATTGCAGAAACCGTTACAAACAGAAGCGTCCCGAGTTTTCAAGATGGTCTTAAACCTGTCCAAAGGAAAATCCTTTGGGCAATGTATAAGATGGGATTGTTTTATAACTTATCCCATAAAAAATCAGCCAAGGTGACCGGCGAGGTTATTGCCAGATATCACCCGCATGGCGATGCTGCTGTATACCAAGCAATGGGTAATATGGCGCAGGCTTTTCAGAAATATAACTTTATTGATGGTCAAGGGAACTGGGGAGCTTGGTCAGGTGAAAGTCCAGCCGCTTCCAGATATACGGAATGTCGTTTAACGGAAATTGCTCAAGTTTGTCTTTTGGACAAGGATTACCTTAAAGTTGTTCCAATGGTTGATAACTATGATGGTACGGAGAAAGAACCGGCTTACCTACCCGCAAGACTTCCTTTTATTTTGTTGCTCAATATCCAAGGAATTGCAACAGCAGTAAGAACCGGATTACCAAGTTTTGACTTGAACGCTTTGGTTGATTTTTGCATTGATTTCTTAAAAACCAAAGAGCTTGACCAAACCAAGGTTATTCCACTAACAACAATCAACAATGGTAAATGTGTAAGCACCAATGAGGAACAGTTGAATTTCTACAAAAATGGGGGAGGCGTTTTAACCTTTTCTCCAACCTACCTCTTAGGTAAGGATAGAATTATTATAACCGGAGTTCAGGATGATTTCAATTTTGAACGTGTTTCGGACGACTTACTTGAAATGCAAGAGGTTAAGGCTGTTAAAGATGAAGGTTCAAAAGAAATCAAGGTTATCATTTATTTCAATGGTAAGTTGGATCAGAAGCAAGTTGATAAAATTCTCAATAAGCTAAAAACCAAAACCCTTTATTCAACCAACATTTTGAAAAATATTGTTACGGAAGATGGTTCGGTGGTTGGTAAATATCATGAAACCAACATTTATTCTTTGATAAAGAATTGGTGCAAATTCAGGGTTGGTTTGGAAAAGAGGTATTTAACCAACAAGATTGAGGAGATTGATAAGGAGCTTGCTTATCAAAATATCCTCCTGCTGGCAAGCTCAAATTTGAAGGTAATTTTTAAGAGTCTTCAAACAACAGATCCAAAAGCCTACCTGTTGGAAAATCTAACCGGTTTGAAAGAATCTGATGTTGGTATAATTTTGGATTTACCAATTAAAAGATTGAGCCGGTTAAGTGAAGAAGAAACAAAGAAGAAAATTTCAACCCTTGAGAATGATAAGGCGGTTTTGAATAAAAAGTTGGAAAAGCCACACCTTGAGGTTATTAAAGACCTTGAACTTTTGAAGAAAAAGTTCGGTTAACTAATCGCGTCTATTTGCTTTCTATTTGCTTTTGTTTAGAAAAATAGGGAGATTCTATCATGAAAAATACCGATTTATCTTTGTTTGACAAGAAATCTTTGCAGATAATCCACCAGGATTTTAAAGAGATGGTTGTTTTCTTTGAAAACAAAGAAGAAGATTTTACGGATCATATCAACGATTTAAAAGCCGATATCAAAGAAATCGAAAAAGAATTGGAAAAACGAAAAAATTCTTAAATTCTTTAAGATTATTTTAAGACCTTTCCATATATAATGAAGTTATAAAATGGAAAAAGGAAAGGAAACTTAAAATGTTGATTATCGACGCAGAATTCACCGAAATCAAAAGCTTTGATGAGCAGTTGGTTGATTTCCTCAATCAATCTCATTATACAAGTAATCCCATTCCGGTTAGAAAAACCAATGTGGGTCAAAGAAAAAGGACGAAAAAGAAAACAAAATACAACTTCCGAAGTCTTGAAAACTGGAAGAAATTTTGGATTGAAATTCGTCCTTTTGCTTTCTTTCTTTTAGCACTATTTTTAAGTTCAAACGCCAACTAATTCAACTAATCGAGGTGCAAAATGACCGACAATTCAAAAGTTCAAAAGATTTGCCAACATATCTACAAAGATTTTACGACCGGAAAGCGGGTTGGAACCCTTGGAGATTTTATATCAACTCTTGATGAAGCGTTGAAGAAAAATAATATTAAAATCGATGCGTTGGAAATTTCCACAACCAACCTAAAACAAGAATCATCTTTAGAAAGAAAGGAATAAAATAATGACTTTTGAAAAACTTTCAAGCTACCAAGCACCTGTTGATTATATTGAGGATTGCTTCTTTCCAATTTTTCCGGATAACAAAGGAAATGTTGATTATAAAGGAGAATGTATAGCTCGATTGAAACCGGAGTTTTTTCACAATAATGTGAAGTTGGAAAAAGTAAAAATTGTTAATGGTAAATTGCCTGATAAATATGCTTGTATAGTTGGAAAAGATTGGGTTACTAAAATCCACAGGTTTAATATCGTTTAATGGAGGAGGGTTAAATGAAAAAATTCCTGTTATTTTTGTTACTTGCAGCTTTTCCAACTAACAAGCATAGCTTTGCTTACACCATTCCGGTTGACCTCGATTTGTTACCTTTGAACACCAACGAATGCACCTGCATTGATGTTAGGGTGGATCAGTTGGAAAACAAAGTGATTTCTTATCAACAAATGATTCAGGATCTGAAAGATATCCTACAGGATAATGAAAAGAAGTTGAATAGGGAAGAGCTTCTTAAGATTATTGAATTCCACCAAAAAGACGCCGAATCCTGGTGAAGCAACCAAAAACAATCTTCTTGAACCTCGGTTAATTGAAACCGGGGTTTGTTTTTAATTTTCGGACAAAGAAGAATTACTCTTGTGTTTCATCAAGGAGATTGTTTAAATGCAAAATATCAAAACAATTCCACAATTAGCGGTTCAGAATTTACCTGCTGATTTGGAGAGTAAAGCTGACGCCAATGAAGTCGTCTTACTAACAGGTAATCAAACCGTTGAAGGTAACAAAAATCTAACCGAAACACCGGTTATTCAATTATGGAATGCTGATATCAAACCAACTGCCAACCAAACAATAGTTTTTTCAATCAATAGTGTTGGAAATTTTGAATTATATAAAAACAAGACCGGCAGCAATGGAAGTAATCCTCCTGATCAGGATGGAACGAATTGGGAATTTATTTCAACCTGACAAGGTAGCCGAGCTTATGTTCAGGAATTTGCTCCTTCCGAATCACCGGTCAGTTCAATTACATTAACGGAAGGATTTTGCTATAATGCAGATTTCATGACAGTAGCGGTTGATCATACAATCTTAGATCCAAGTGCTTATACATTGGGAATCGATGGAACAACAATTACCTTTGTTGAACCGGTTGAAGCCGGTTTAACCATAACGGTTCGTTGGTTCACGTAGATTAATTTAAGCAGTGCTTATCGTCAGCCTTTGTTATCCTGCTTTTGGTCCGACCATTTAATTTATGAACTCAGTTATTTGTGTGCCGATCCATTTTCTTGGCAAGATGGTAATGTTTATTCCTCAGTTTATAATCACTTGGTTGCTGATATTGAAGGAAAAAGCACAACCACGGAAGGTTCAATAACATATTACCTTGCTGATGATGGTCATAAAATTGCAACAGCGACAAGCCACAATGCAGTTGCTAATTTATATGACGAAACCGGAATTGCTTGGTTTTATATTTTAGATACAACCAACCACCGTTTTAAATTACCAAGAACAAAATATGCGTTCAGTGGTTTGCGTAATATGGTTGGTAATCCTATTGAATTGGCTGCAAGTGGATCAGAAGTTAAATCAACGCAGATGTACTTGTATTTCTACGTTGGAAATTATACCCCTCAAGCTATTGAACAAACCGCAGGGTATGCTCAAACCTTAACTGATCTGAAAGCCGATAAAGACTTAGCAAATAGTCCATACACCACTAACCGTATTCTGGAAATTCCACAGGATATAAAACTGGAATTGAATAGTGGTACTTTAACAATAAAAGCCGGAACAAAAGGATATGATGGAAACGGTTTATTTTATACAGTCACATCTGATATTACTTATACTGCATCTGCAAACGATACATATTTTCTTTATTTGAGAGATTCTTCTCCCTATTTTAGAATAAGTAATAAAAATGAATCTGGCACATCAGTTCCGTCTGGGTATACTGGGGCGTTTTTCCATACTGATACTGGGATTTGTAACTTTTATTCTTCAGGTACTCTTACTGAAAATTTAAGTTTACCTATTGCTATAATTACTGTATCTAATGGAGCAATATCCTCCATCGACCAAGTCTTCAACGGGTTTGGATACATTGGTTCAACCGTGTTTGCTTTACCGGGAGTTAAGGTTCAAATCCCTGATGGTAAGAATGAAGATGGAACACTAAAGAGTATTGAATACACCACAGATAGAATGGTTACGTATACATTCCAATCTGACTGGACCACTCCTTATGTATACACGTTATTAAGAATGGATACAGGATTTCCGTCAATATTCGTATCAACAACTGTTGGCTTATCTGAAAATAACTATATTGTGATAAATGGTGTTGAAGATAGAACAATTAAAGGAATCACGTTATTCAGATGTAGTTATACAAATGGAAGAATAAACGCTGATTATGAACCTTATACTGTCGACTCCGTAGTAAATTCCAATTTATCTAACCTTTCCGCAGCGGGTGAAGCAAAACTGAAATCAAACATTCAGCTCGTAAATGAATTACCTGATAACCCAGAACAGGGTGTTTTATATTGTATTCCAGAAGCATAAAGGGTTGTTGTTATGACTTTGTATTTAAATGGGAATATAATAGGTGATTTGTATGTAAGCGGAACTAAAATTAGCGAAGCTTGGCTCAATGGACAAAAGGTTTATTCAAGTGTTCCTCCTTTTGTTCCTATAAATTATATGTTTCGTGATATTGATGCGAATGGAAATTTAACACTAGCAACTGGTGCGTTGGAAGATGTAAGCGAAATCACTCAAATTGGTACTTCTGGATTAGAAAATGCTTTCAGACGTTGCACAGGACTAAAAGGAAGCGTATCCTTTCCTAATCTTACTACAATAAGTTCTAATGGATTACGAGATGCTTTCAATAATTGCACCGGATTAACAGGAAGCGTATCCTTTCCTAATCTTACTACAATAAATTCTAATGGATTAAATAATGCTTTCTATGGCTGTAAAAGATTAACAGGGAGCGTATCATTTCCTAATCTTAATACAGTAGGTGAATATGGATTAAATTCGGCTTTTCAAGGTTGCACCGGATTAACAGGAAGCGTATCATTTCCTAATCTTACCTCAATTGGAAATTATGGATTACAAAATGTTTTCCTTAGTTGTAAAGGATTAACAAAAGTTCATTTTAAATCTTCATTATCCGGTAACTCCCAATGCACTGCTTCAAATATGGGTTGCACTAACGCAACTGTTTATTTTGATTTATAAGGAAAAGAGATATGTCAAGATTTTATATCCCATTAGATAAAATTACAGGAATAAAAGCATTACCCAACTTTTCGCCAATTACTACAATTAACCGTAATGGATTAAATGGCGCTTTCCAAAATTGCACCGGACTAAAAGGAAGCGTATCCTTCCCTAATTTAACTTCAATTGGTGATTATGGATTACAATATGCTTTCAATGGTTGCACAGGACTAAATGGAAGTGTATCATTTCCTAGTTTAACTTCAATCGGTAGTTATGGATTATCTTATGCTTTCTATAATTGCATAGAATTAACAGGAAGTGTATCATTTCCTAGTCTTACTACAATAGGTGATACTGGATTACGATATGTTTTCCAAAGTTGCTCAAAGATAACTAAAGTTTATTTTAAATCTTCATTATCCGGTAACGAACAATGTACAAGGTCATATATGGGTTGCTCTAAGGCCACCATTTATTTTAGCCTTCCATAAAACAATAGGAGAAAAACAATGCAAAAATCTACATCATTTTACATTTATCCAGAAGATGGAAAGCGTTTAACCGAAAACGGCAAAGATGCCGGTGTTTTGGTTATTGCCCCAGAATCCAAAGATCTTTCTTCTTTTGGTAATGTCAAAGAAGTTAAAAAAGTCGTTGAATATATTGCCGATGAGGGTAAAATTTTCCGAAACAAAAATAATGGTTCTTTGGAATATATTATCAACGAAGAGGTTTTCAGTGAGTTTGAGGAAATTGAATCCGAGGAATAAAGATGAGTTTATATTTAGGAAATACAATATAAAATTGTTTGTATCGGAAATTCTGAAGAAGAGGATTTTCGTGGGTTGATGTGTGATGAAATCATTGAAGACACAGAACATTCTGTTTCCGATTATATGCAAATCAATGGTGAGTATCTGCTTAAATCAGACATTCCTGCTCCAACCCAAGAAGAACAAGAAGCAAAACGTGCACAAGCCTATCTTATTGAAGTTGACCCTATAACAGCACATATCCAACGTGAACGGGATGAAGAAGTTCCAGATGAAGAAAAGATTGCTGATTTGATACAGGAACGTAATCAGAAAGTTCAAGAAATTAAAGAAAGATATCCTTATCCTGTTGAAGAATAAAATCAAAGAGCTAACCTTATTGAAAGTGTAAATCAATGTTATCTGAATTTTTCATGAAATCTTTTGTAGCAGGATTTGGTTTTACCTTTGGCTCAGGATTAGCTCTTTTTCTGTTTAGTTTACTTTTCTAAAAATAGTTCTTAATTCATATATCTTATTTTAGAAGAATTTTTCTCTTGATTTTCCTCAACTTTCTTATTATAATAAAGTATAACAAAAGAAGGAATCAAGAAAATGCAAAAATTTATTGTAGGTGGTTATGTTAGAGATTTTATCCTGAAACGTAACCCTTCCGATAAGGATTGGGTAGTTGTTGGCTCAACCGTTGAAGAAATGTTGTCAAAAGGTTTCAAACAGGTTGGTTCAAGGTTTCCGGTATTTTTACATCCTGAAACAAATGAAGAATATGCATTAGCTCGTAAGGAAATCAAGAGTGGGAATTCCCATCAGGATTTTCAGTTTGTTTTTACTCCGGATATTACCTTGGAAGAAGATCTGCAACGTAGAGATTTTACAATCAATGCTTTGGTTATGAATGAAAATCATAACCTGGTTGAAAATGAATTCACAAAACGAGCTTTGTCCGATATTGAAAACAAAACTTTGGATTTGGTTGATCCAAATCATTTCAGTGAAGATCCTTTACGGATAATTCGTGCTATTCGGTTTGCTTCCGTTTTGGGTTTTAAATTTTCAATCAATTTGTTGTCAACATTGATTTCAATGGTTGGTCACAATGAATTGAAAAATGTTACCACGGAACGAATTTATACCGAATTCAAAAAGGTTATGAAGGAGCATAAGGTTGGTACTTTTTTTGAATTGATGCACAAAATGAAATGTTTGCAACGTTTTAATTCTGATTTGGATCTGATGTTCACAAACTGTCCGGAAAATACCAAATACCATCCTGAAGGTCAAACAGGTGGTCATGTTGCCAATGCTTTGAGATGGATTGATCAAAACATTGGTAAATATAATTTGACTCCGGATGAGGAAGAATCAATTTACTGGTCAACAATGTTCCACGACATTGGTAAACCTTTTACAAATCCTGAGGAATTTCCACGTCATCACAATCATGATGAGGTTGGTTTCAACATTTTGACTTCTGATTATATCAATCAAATGAAAATTCCTCAAAAGTTTTTGAAACCTATGCAAACGGTTGCCGGTTATCATATGAAATTTTGGCCTTATTTGGATGGTGAAATGAAGAAAGCCAAACGCTTTCGTTTGATTATGGACATTATGAAAAATGTTGAAGGAAATTCTTTGCTGTTTTTGTTACCTGTTATGGCTGATAATTTCTGCAATAATTATGAAAAGGATCAAGAGATTTCAAACGTTAATGCTTTGAAGTTGGTTATGGAAACCATCTATCAAAAGAGTAAAACCGTTAAAATGACTCCTGATGTTGTTGAGAAAATCCTGCCGGTTAATCGTTCGGAATGGGTTTTTCAACAACAATATCATTTATGCAAAAACTATTTGGTTGATTATCCTGAAGCAGCTCAGTTGGTTAGAAGTGAAGATTTCTCTTGATTAGTAAGAGAAAACTTATTATAATGAAGTATAAAATTTAAAAAGGAGTTTCAAATGACCAGAATTAACATCATTCCGGTGAAAAAGATTTCCAACAAACAGTTGATGGCTGAGTATCACGAATCGATTCGTGTTTTTAGTTATGTTTTGAAATCCAAGAAAATTCCTGAAGATATTCCAAGCCGTTATTGTTTAGGTAAAGGTCACGTTAAATTTTTCTTCAACAAAATTCCTTACCTTTTGAACCGTTACAAAGAAATAAATAAGGAATTAACCAGTCGTGGTTATCGTTTGAATAACGAAACTTTCCTCAAAAATCTTGAAAACGGTAAATTGGCGTTAACAAAATATCCTGAAATTCAGGTAAACAATTGGATCCCTTCTTTGGAAGAAATGATGGTTAACCAAGCTCGGGTTGATGAACGTTTAGAACGGATTTTAATGAAAAGCAAAAGTTTTTAATTTTCAGGTAGGATTTTTTTTTGGAGTTTAATGAGATGAAAGTTAACGTCCTATCCCGTTTAAAAATCAAAGCGTTTGATCCAGCTTCAATTGATGAAAAAAATCAAGAAAGCTCAGGAAAAAGGTAATGACCTTCTTGTAAAACGCTTGATGAAACTGAAAGAGCACTTTGCTAAAAAGGTGAAATAAATGTCAGATTTATTGATTGATAACCAAACACAAATTCAAGATCAGGAAGAGTTTCCAACCGGAGCCCGTTCCGTTATCAATATTTATGCCAAGTCTAATGAAAGTCTTTATTTCAAAATTCTTTGGCAGAAAAAGAATGGTTTATCAATTGATTTATCTAACTATACCGCCCTTATGGAAATCAGGGACCGCAAAGATGGTCACGTTGTTCTGGCACGGTTAGGAACAGGATCTGATTATGATGGCAGAATTACCCTTGGTTATGATGGTTCAATTCTTTGCCAACTTGATGCTTCATATTTGAAAACAGGATATGCAACCGGAACTTGGAAATATGATATTGTTTTGGAAGACCCGAATGGTGTCAAAACAAGAATTACTCAAGGTAAGTTTTATATCGACCGGAGTTGCTCATATCTCGAAGGTTAACCTTCTTAAATTTTGTTAGGAAAAGGTGGTTTGTTTTTCAAGCCATCTTTTTTAATTTTGAAGGAGAGTTATAATCACGGGAAGATTTGACTATGGAATGTTATGATTTATCTGTAATTTCCAAACTTGTTGAAAAGTCAAAGTTGAATGAAAATGGTAGCTTGAGCGTTACCATTGCTGATGACCTTTTCTTGAAAGATGTTGGAAATATTCTTTCGCAAATCCTTAGTTCCTATCTGGATTCTTCCTTGATTAAAAACGATTGTATTATTTTGAGAATGAAACCAAATCTTCCTGATTATAACATTCTCAAGGTTTTACGAAGTTTGAAACTTCCGATGTCGGATCGGGGTAAATTCATTATTATCAATAAGGACCTCTAAAAATGAAGTTGATTTTAACTTATGATGAATATATGAAGCTCTTGGATTCTACCGGTGTTCGTGATATGGTCGAGAAGTTGATTCAAGACTCAATCGCGAGCAAAATGGGAAATTTGATTACGGAAAATCCTGTTGCCCCGGTTGAAGATCAGGCTTTGGTTATTAAAAAAGCATTTTGTGATGCTCTTCCTGTTCAAGCAGGTTTTAAAGATAGCAAATACGTCAATGTCGTAACAGCCGGTTACGATAGTTGGATTAACGCATATTCTGCTATGCAGCAACCGGAGCATTTTGCAGCCGTCTTAAATCTTATCAATAAAGAATTGGGACGTGAAAATGGTCAGGAATATGAAATTGGTGATCCTGAGTTCAAAATGCTTGGTTTGGCTAATCGTTATGCTGAAAATGCCGCTCAATGCAAACTCCTTTATAAATGGGGCTGTTATAACAAGTATATGAATATGCTGGTTTATTTCTTACCACTTTTGGTTGAGCAAGCTGGTTTGACGGAAAAGGATCTTGCTTCGGTTCTTGAAAAAGTAACCCCGGTTAAGGTTGAATCCAGCTCGAAGGTTGAAGCTCGTCTTTCCCAAGAGTTAGGAAAAGGAACCGATCACCATCATTTATATTTTGTCAATGATGATGGTCAAACAGGTGTTCATATTTCCCATAATGTTCCTGAGAATGAAGTAAGAATAAATTCAGATTACAATATGGGTTATGTACATTCATTCAAAGGTGGGGATTTTGAGAAGCTCCGGAAGGAAGTTGAAAAGTTTGTTGACAAAACAGGCAAAGAGCTTCAGGCTATTCTTAAAAATTGTGGTTATAAATAAGGAAGTGTTCGAAAATGACTGAATATGTAACTTTAAACGTGAATGTTCGCAACACGACAAATGCGACAATTAAATTGAATGGTAACAAGCAAGCCAGTATTACTGTTCTTAAAGGAAGTCCGGTTGGGGTTGAAATTTCCGCTGATGGTTTTGAAACTTACAAAGGAACGCAGCTGGTTTCCGTCACATCAACATTGGATATTTCTTTGGTTAAGAAATGTGATTGTGATGTTGATATTGATGGAAAGATTGATGAAAAAGTTGCAGAAGCAACAGCCGGCTTGAAGGAAGAAATTGAATCTGAAGTTAACGCTCAGGTTGATCAGAAGTTGGAAACAAAATCAAGCGTTGAAGCTTTGAATGAAGAAGCTGAAGCTCGTCAAAATGCCGATGCTGAACTTGAAAGTTCTTTGGAAGCTTCCGAACGTAGCGTTCAGTCTTTGGCTAATGAGTTGAGATTTTTGGAAGATCGTGTTTCTGAATTGTCTAAAACAAATCCTGAGGTTGTTGCACCAACCGCTGGGGAACCTACAACAATCAATGATCCTACCAAGGACGTTATTGTTCAATCCAATTTTGATAAGGCTTTGACGGTTACTGCAAAGTCGGTTGAAATCAAGAATGCTGAAATTACCGCTAATACACAACAATCAATTTTGTTGAATGTTTCTAATGAAGCAGCTTTGAAAGATTCCACCGTGGCTTGTGATACCGCAAGCAACACCAATGTGGTTATGATCAAAAATGCCCAGTATATTACCTTCAGGAATATGACATTCACCGGAAGAACATACAATACAATTATGACCGGTCAGAAATCTGATCAGCCAATCAAGGTTCTGACGATTGAAAATTGTGAATTCAAAGAATTCGCTGACCACGTCAATATTTGGGCTGCCAAGTTTGCTGATGATGCTGTTGTAAACATTATCAATTGTCATTTTTACGATTCTGATGAACAGGTTCTTGCTTTATCCAATGAAGGTCTTGCCAAGAATGTTACAATCAATATGGTAAATTGCATCATTGATAAATGTGAAACCGGTGATGAGTATGAAGGCTTCATTCTTTGTCAGGATTACAGCTTACCAAAAACTCAGGAAGGTTTTGAGGAACGTTCAATGTTTAAGGATATGACAATCAACCTGACCAATGTTACATTACGTGGTGTTAAGTTGACTCCTGAAAACTTCAAAATGGGAACCGGTGAAGCTGGTCAATGTTTGTATGTTTATGGACCAACCTTACATCCTTATGATGAACGGTTTTTCCCAACGGTTAATGTTATGTAAAACATTTAACCAAACAAAATTGAAACCCCAGTTATTTTTAACTGGGGTTTTCTTTTCTTCAAAAATTTTTAACCAAAAACGAAAAGCTTACACCAACAAACGGTCTGGTCGTTTGGAAACTGACAGCTTGATCCTTCCGTTGATGAGAAACGAACCGAATATTCTTGATCTTTAACGAAGGTATCAATAGCAACCAAGAACATATTAACATCAGGATGTGTTGCAATGAAGCGGTTTCTTGATCCACTTGTGCCTGTAAATTGCAACTCATACTGACCTTCAGTAGCCTCATTTAATTCCATATTTATAAGAAGAAATCCAACACCTGATTTTGGTGCAGTAACCGTCCAAGCATTGTTATTAGGGCAATCCAATCCAATCCCTGTATAAGAATTTCCAAGGTTCCAAGTGCCTTGAGCAAGGTTATTTGTGAATACCTTTTCAGTGATTACTGAATTAACGAAACTCGTGCTTGCAGCCTTGTCAGAATTATCTGTTGTTTCAAGGGCCGGAAGGGTTGGTGAAGATGAAAATGTTTTAACACCATCAATTGTTTCATTTCCGGTATTGTGAACAACCGCTGAATCAACCGCCTTGCTTGCTAAATCACTAACCAGGTTTTCAATGATTTTCTGTTTTACTGAATATTCGGCCATTTTTTAATCTTCCGGTTTCAAGAACTTTGTTAAAAATTAAAAACTTTCGGAACTAAACAAACACAACTTAATTTTCTTCAAGGAATTTCCAATTACAAGGAAGTGAGAAAATGCCACAGAAATTTTTAGGATTAGCAAATAGCTTATCAGATGATAATGAATATTTTGTCCCGTCACAAAAAGCAATCAAACAAGCGATTGACGCTAAACAAAATATATTAACAGCCGGAAATGGTATTCAAATAACCGGAAATACAATTCAACAGAAAGGTTTAACCACCTATATTTATGCTTCCGATATTTCCTTGCTGGTAAATGATTTAGTTCTTTATGATAATCAATTGTGGATTACTACGACAGCGCATACAACAACATCAACCTTTGATCCGACAAAATTCACGCTTTTGCTTTCAAGCTCTCCGGAATGGCATAGTGCAACATATACATTACAATCCGCAGCAACAAGCTTTTCCTTCACATTAACCTCACCCTGCAAATCATTAAGTAACCTGTTTGTTTATATTTATGGAAAGTTGCTTGTTCCAACAGAAAATATCAATCTTGCAGAGGATGGAGTAACCGTTACCATTACAAATACTGAACAGGTTGAAGCAGATACGTTGTTTGAAATTCGTTGGTGCTAACTATTTAAAACTTTTGAAAAGAAACAATCCGGTTTAGAAATAAACCGGATTTTCTTTAACTCTTCTCTTGAATTTCCTTCTCTTTCTTGTTATAATAAAGTATAGAATAGAAAAAGGGGTAGAAAATGAGCTACGAAATTCAAGACGATGAAGATGGAACTTTATGGACCAGCTTCAATGATTCCTATAAAGAAAAGTTAATCAGAGATTGGAAGAAAAACAAGAAACCTTCCTGTCAAGAATTTCTTGATAAAACATATATCGACAAAGATTCCAAACTTTACCAAAGTTTGTCCGAGCTGGCTCAAAAAGTGGATAATCAAGAGGTTTGCTAATGTCTTTAGAGCAAAATTTTTTGATTGATTGTATTGAAAATATATGTTCGGTGGTAGATCAAGATCCAGCTGAACAGGTAAGAAATATTTTTCGCTTAATTCAGGATTACAAACAAAATGGTCCTCAAAAAGTGATTAAAATCAAAAATGATTACCTTGAGGATAATCTCCAGCTTTTTGATGTTCAAAAAATTACACAAAATTTAAGATACGTAGAACCTGAAACAATATCAAATTTTTCAACAAGAGATTTATTTTTAACCGATTGGGATCTTGTGAAAGATGATGCTTTTCTTGAAGAATCTCTACGTAAAGAAGAATATGATAAATCAAGAATTGCTTATTTTATTCATCATCCTGATGAAATTCGTGAAATTGATTTTGAATTCAATGGTGATGCTTTAATTGTCCAAGATGGAAACCACAGAATGTTTGCAGCAATTTATTTAAAACTCCCTTACATATCCGGAAGATTGTGGGGATATCAAGAAATTCTTGACGAAATTTTGTGGAAAAATGATTAAAAATTTCAAAAATATGAAAATTTCTCTTGATTTTCCAGAGAATGTATATTATACTAAAGTATAAAATTAAAAAAGGAGAACAAAAATGAAAACCTTCTTAAACGAAGTAACAAAATTGGAGGCTAAAAAGATTGCCTTAGAAAAGTCTGGCAATTTCCTTGCGATTATTACACTCATTGGTATCTTTCTTGGAGGATGTATTGTTGGAATGATTGAAGGTGCAACCTTTTCTTCAAACAAAGCAAGACAATCTGTTGTTCAAGAATTGTGCGAAAAGCAACAATATGATTTTTGCGAGCCAACGAAAATCATATATAAAATGAAAAGTAACAACTCTTAATTTTCAAACAAAGCTTTTATAAGGAGTTCAACTAAATGAAAGTTAATGTTTTATCCCGCTTAGGAATTGTTACATCCGATTTCATCACCAACGAAGATTAAATCAAAAATCTCTTAGATCGATGTGGTGTGAAATTTTATAAAATTTCAAACGGAATCGTTAACGTTGCTGGTAGTATTAGTAATGATTCGATTAAAAAAATTATAGATGATAATGGACATTTTAAAGTAAAGTTTGGTAAAGTGGATGGTGCTTTTGATTGTAGCCATTGTAAAAGTCTTACTTCTCTAGAAGGAGCCCCGAAAGAAGTAGGCGGTGATTTTGAGTGTTATGCTTGTGATAATATCACTTCCCTAAAAGGTGCCCCTCAAAAGGTTGATGGTAATTTTGAGTGTTTCCTTTGTCACAATCTTACTTCCCTAAAAGGCGCTCCAAAAGAAGTATGCGGTAATTTTAATTGTAATGATTGTTATAACCTCACTTCCTCAGAAGGTGCCCCTCAAAAGGTTGGTGGAAATTTTGATTGTAGAGATTGTAAAAATTTCACTTCCTTAAAAGGTGCACCAAAACAGGTCGGTGGTGATTTTATTTGTAGTGATTGTCCTAATCTTACCTCCCTAAAAGGCGCTCCACAAAAGGTTGGTAGTAATTTTATTTGTAGCACTTGTAAACTTACTTCATTAGAAGGAGCTCCACAAAAGGTTGATGGTGATTTTAAGTGTCACGGTTGTTACAATCTTACTTCATTAGAAGGAGCTCCACAAAAGGTTGATGGTGATTTTAATTGTAGCAGTTGTGGAAGTCTTACCTCCTTAAAAGGTGCTCCACAAAAGGTTGATGGTGATTTTAAGTGTAGATATTGCCCAAAATCAATTGTTAAACAAGCTATTGATTTGTATGGCGAAAGAAAAGTAGCATTTTAAAGGATAAGAAATTATGGATGTTCTAAAATGAAAGTTAATGTTTTATCAAGGTTGAAAATTGTTTCAGCCGTCCAAGTCAAACAGGTAAAGAGTAGCGACTATCCCGCTGAAGCTAACGCCTTTGTCAAGAAGCTTATGAAGTTGGTTAACAATGGAACGATTGAAGTAAGCTCAAATGAAGTTGATCATGCCGATGTTCCTGTTGTTCGTTACACAACCGATTCCGGTAAATCCGTGGAATTCTTTATGGAATCTTATGACGGAAAGTGGTATACACTTGAAGATATGAATAAACCTTGCGATCCAAAGAAAGTCATTGAGAAGCTGTTATCTAAAGATTTACCAAAAGTTAAAGCACCTGCATCAGGTGGTCTTCCTGAGGTTTCTGAAAAAGAACGCTTGGAGCTTTATAACTCTTTAGATACTAGAACCAAAAAAGTTGTTGATACAGCTATTGATTATCTGAAACAATCTGTTGAAAAAGATAACAGTCTGTATGCAGATGATTGGTTGAAACATTCAATCTTTGGAGAATGTGTTCGGTCAAAAGCTTTCAAAGATAATTTTTCAAAATGTCTTTTATGTGTTGCACCGTTTTTCAACAAATTGCTTGATAAAAAAGTTCAGGTTGATTTGATGAAAAAAGCTACAGAGCATTATCTGAATTCACCTCTTTTTATGTATGAAAGTCCGGAAGAATTTTTCAGAAAACTTGGTGTGAAGGATTTAGAAGGTGCAGCTGAAAAACGTGCTGGTTGGCATCTTGAATCTTTGAAGAAAATCCAAAAATACCTTGAAAAATATATGTAAAGATTTTCCTACCTAAATATGAAGCCACCTTATTTAAAAGGTGGCTTTTTCTTTTGTGATAAATTTATTCTTGTATGAATCACGTTTAACAACCGCATATGTTCTATCTGCCATTATTTATTCATCGTCAATCAAATTAGCCATGTATTTTCTTTTCTGCTTGATTCTTTCAATTATTTCATTGAAGTGTTCTTTGAGGAAAAGGTCTTGTTCAGTGTAAGGTTTAAGATGTTCCACAAGTTTAGAATTAGGAATATTTGAACCAAACCCATCAGCATAATCTTCTATAGTAGCAAGCAGAGCACGTTTCTTAATGTAACTGTTATGAAGTTTGGTGCGTTCAAGTTTCGGATCATAATCTGCGACAAATTCCCTTGGCGACAGTGTTTTTATATATACTTGTTTATCTGAACTATGATCAGTTACATATGAAGCTGTTTGTAAATAGTCATTAAAATCTTCTTCAGGAATTTCGAAGATAGATTTACCTTCATACTTTTTATGCGGTTTTAATGAATTAGTATACCCATCATATCCGTTAAAAGATTGTTCCACACTGATTACAGGTAACGACAACACGGCTTCCGGATCACACTTCTGTAATTCTTTGATTAATTCTTTAACTTTCATTATTATCACCTTCAAATTCATTTACAAGATAGGAAAAGAAATAACTTTTGAGATCTTCCAATCTTTGTTTGATTTTATTACTTGACACAAACGTCTAGACCAACTCATTTTATATCTACGTGAGTATTTTGTAGCAAGTTCTTTTAACTTTTCAGGAAATAGTGTGTTTTGTGATACAAGATCAATCACTTTTGTATTGATGGTTTGGTCCCAGATGTTATTAAAGTATAGCAATCTTAAATTTGTGTCATAGTAAACAGACTGTGTGCTAAACATACAACTCGTTAATAAATTATCCAATGTTGGTTCAATATTAAACAAAGTCATACTTGCAGTGTCTTTAAGGTTCCAAACATCATATTCAATTCCGTTATGTTTAAATCGATAACCATCGTATTTGTTTTTGGTATATGTAATGTTCAAAGTGTTCAACAAATTTTCTAATTGAGCAGTATCTTCAACATCGACAATCAAATCAAGGTCATGAAATTTCAAATCATAGTAAGTATCAGTTATACTACTTCCATACAAATATACTTTGCCTAGATATCTTTGAAGCTGCTTGATAATTATCGTATTGCAAATGTTTTGTAATCTTTTTAAGAGAATTTCCACTTAATTATCCTATTTTGAAAAAGTATAATGCTTTTTGTATGCTGCAAATTTCCATTCAGGTTTTACCTGGTCAAAAACCTCTTGGATTGTTTTCATCAAAAATCTCCACAAATTTTTATTTTTCTTAACAGTTTCAAGTTTTGTTAAAGGAAATTATCTTAAAATTGCCTTTTAAAAAATTATTTTTAAAACAAGTCTTGATTTTTAATTTTTTATAA